AGGTGGGCCACATCATCAACGGAACGGACGAGAATGCGAGAATCTCGCTCCGTCGCTGTGGTGGTGGTGGTGGTGGTGGTGGCGTCATCGTCAACCTCGGACATGGCGGCGTCAAGGTCAAAGCCACCAACGGAGCCAACCTCAAGGGTCGGGGCGTCAATGTCAACCTCAAGGGTCGGTGCTGGGCTGTCGCCGTAGTCGGAGAGTGCTTGAGCGATGGCGTCAACGAGAGCGTTCCCGCTGTGTCCAGCATTCAAGAAGTGCTTCACGACGAGGGTGTTAATCTCGTTGAGAGCGTTGCGGTCGTTCTTGGCATTGATGCCGCCACCTTTGGTGTGGTAGCGTTCAATCAGCGCATGTTCAACACCGACAGATGCGGCGAAGCGAACGAGAAGGGTGGCCCCCTTCGCTTGGCTGTTTCTGTCGCTGGTCGGCTTCGCCTTCGTTGAGAAGGCGGGGCTTTCGCTGTTGAGAACATGCGTCTCAAACATTTCATCCTTGAGGGAGTCGCTGTGTGGGGCGAGCATCCCAAGGACATAGGTCTTCACTTCGGGCTTCAATTGTGGTTTCATTTCAATACCTCATCACGGCTCTTGGCCGCTTGACCGAACAGCAAGGGTTGGCGACTCCCTTATAAGGGGTCAGCCAAAATCGGGTTGTCGGCCTCTCGCGCGTGTTGCCGAGAAGGAACGCAACACACGCGCGACAACCGTATGGTTGGAAGCGCGATAGCATCGCGCGCCCAACCCGCGATAGCGCGACCATTGCAGGGCATCGCGCGACATACAGGGCATCGCCGATAGGCGCGTGGTGCAACGGTTTCGCGCGAGCCTCGCGCTATTTGCCCTCGCGCTTAGCCGGAGGTGCGTCGCGCGACGGGCAATTTGCCCTGCTTAACCGCGTGCGAAATACAGACAATTTTTTCGTGGGAGGCAAAAAAAAAATCCAGCAAAAAAATTGCCAACCGCTACCTTCAAGGGCGTAGCCACCCTCCCCATCACCAATGGGTCGCTTTATCCGCATCGTCAAAGCCGAGGAAGACGGCGAGCGCGAAAGCAGAATGGGTGCTATCCAGCAAGGCTACAACAGCCTTGCACCCTTTCTTCTTGAAGAGGTTGAGAAATACGAGGCGACCGAGAAAAGCGAAGCAGACGCGTGGAATCTCTACTACGGTATCACCGGCATTCACAACACATTGCTGGCGCGCGGTTTGGGAATTGAAGACCCGGAGGCTGAACGCGAAGACGGTATGCCCTCTATCGCTTCGGAACCCATCATCAACGACACGGTTATTTTCGCGCTGAACACAATAAGCGGTAAGTATCCCGAACTGAAAAAATGTCGCGAAGAGGATGAAAACTTCACCTACGAGGATGATGAAGGCAATGAACAAAAGAATGACACGCTGGAAGAGGCGGCGCAAAAGGGCATCAAACACCCAAAACTATCCTCATTCATCGCCGACCCTATCGCGCAAGAAGGGTTTTACCGTAAGGATAGCCTCAAAGGTATTTTGCAGTTGATGAAGAAAGCGCAACACCCGCTTTACACCACGCTTTCTCGCGACGCTGGTGTAGATGAAATGGGAACTCCGATGAACCCACAAGTGCGCATGAAGCGTAAGCGCGTTGTCGTGCAACCTTCGTTTAGGGACAGGCAATACGAAGAAGAGCGTGAAGACCTACAAACCGACACCGATTCGGGACTTGACAACCTTGAGGCTTTCAAAACGCGTAAGCGTAGAGAGGATAAGCAGTTGGAAGACCAATACAAGCAATTCTTTGACCGGGTGGACATGACCCAGCGGGGGCCACAGGATGTCCCCGAAATACAGGTCAAGAAACCATCCACCGCGCTGACTCAAGGTTTGTTGCAACGCATTGATAAAATCAAGGCCGACCCAAGTATGCGAACCGTTGACCGCACCATGAGCGACGAGGGTGAAGAACTTGCTCCTATGGACGACGCGCGAGCGTTTGGTTTGTTGCAAAACCAATTCAACGAGTTCATGATTTCGTTGACGGGGCAGAAAAACTTCGGCCCTAAGCGAACGCGTGGTGGCGGCGTTGTTGGTGAGAGCGTAAAACAGCGACCCAACGCTATCACACCCTCCATGCGTGATGCGGCAAAGGAACTTGGCATTGAAACAGGCGCGCCGAACATTCCCGACTTCCTTCTCCCTTATTTCACGAGCAACAAAAGTCCGTTTAGCGACAAAGTGCGCGAGGAAATAGGCAACTTCTTGGAAAATGAAGACAACGCTGGTTATCACCCCGGTCTTGGTGCGGCAATGTCGCCCGGTGAAGTGTTGAGCGGTTCAAGTCGCGATGATGAGCGAGCGATAGGGCTTGACCAAGGACAAGCCGCTGGGAGCATCGCTGAACGCGCATCGCGTGCGAGTGAAGCGGCACAATACGGTAGGTTAGGAGAAGCAACCGAATCGGCCATCAACACCGAGGAATCGGAAGTGAAACGGATTCGCGGTGAAGCAACACGAACCACGATGGACAAGCGTTTGCGCGACCTTGAACGCAGGTTGCAGACGGGTGAATTGACGCAACATCAATTTGAGATGCACAAAACCGCGATTCGCGAACACGAGAGGGCGTTGACCAAAAACAAAGACGCTGAACAAAAACACCAAATTGACGATGAAGCCGTTCTCGGTGGGCTGGCTGGGACTGATTTTGACCCGTCTCACATGCTTCACGGCGCAAGCGAAGGGAAGATGATTGAGGCTGTGCAAGACCTTCACCACCAACTCGCAGGTGTTGGTCGCGTTGTGCGACAACTGCGTGTAGCGGCTCACAAAGCGCAAAACGCCAAAGAGGACGACGAAAAGCGCGAAATTGACGAAAAAATCGCAAAACTCAATTTGACGGCGGAGGATTTCGTCAAGTTCCAAAAACCCGAAGAGATGGACATTGATGACAAAATGCGGTATCAAGCGTTGGATGAACTCGTGACCGGTTATAGCGTTGTGGAGGCTGGTAAAGACGAAGAGGGCAACCCTCAATACAGGTCAGTCCAAAACTTCGGTAGACTCTCAAACATCATGCCGAGGTTGAGTGCGCAACTCAACAACGCGACCAAGCGAATTGACGACTTGGGGATTTCCAAACTCGCGTTTGTTGAGGCCGCTATGAAATACGCCAACAAAGACATGTCGCCCGAAGGCTACGAAGAAGCGATGAACTCGCTTGTCAATGAAACCGAGCGTGGTGGCCTTGCTGGATACGCGCTTGGACGACTTCTTGCGTTCATGAAGGTCAACGGTCAACGGTCTGCCGTAGACAACGAGCATCAAGCGAAAGTCGCTGAACAGATGAGAAAGCGTCAAAGAAACCATGTCGCGCGAAAGCACATGGAGGAAGACGCGTTCGCTCAACTTGGGTTAGCAGACCCCGACGACATCCCACCCGAATACGAGAAGGATATTTTTCACGAACCCGAAGAATGTCTCGCATGTCATCCCGACAGGCACAGCACGCGCACAGCCGAACGCGCAAAACAAGAGCGACCGAACGCACCTATCAGTTTGGGCGACCGAACACCCTATGTTTACAAAGTGATGACCGTTCCGTTGTTGCAACGGTATCAAAAAGAGGGTTTGGGCGACGATTTTTTGAAGGTCGTGGCTGATGAAGGGACACCCTCATTGGAGGCGATTTACAACTTCATTTACCCCAACAGCGACAAGTTCAAGCGCGACGATTTATTGTCGCAACTGCGACGCGCTGGGGAAGGGAAATATCAAGGTGAGTGGGAAAACAGAACGGCAAAGCGATTGCGAAAGGAAATCAAAAAGGCGGTCCTTAGCGGCAACCCAAACGCGCAAGCCATTTACAAAAAGTTCGGACTCTACAAGCATCGTGAAAAGACGGTGGCTTCCGGCCCTGCTGGGTTGAACAACGAAGAATTGGTCGCCAACTCGTTTTTGTTGGATAACGACGACGCGCATGACCGGTATCATGAAGAAGACCGTCGCGGCATTTTGCTCGCAAACCGATTGAACGCATTTGAAGGCGTGATGGATTTCATCAAAGACTTGAACAAAGGCGTTTACGGGAAGGATAATGTCAACATCAAGCATGACAACGAGGCTGTTCGCAACAATGTCATTCAAACCATCAACGAACCGCTCATCAACTACGGTAAAGCGATGACCGCTGTCGGTGAGCGAAAAGAAGACCTCGCGTTGTTCCAAGAGGCTTACGACAATTACTTGGACGCCATTGCTCAAAACGACGCGATGTGGGAACAAACAAAACCGGTCAAAGTGATGCGCGACGGTAGAGAGTTCAATGAGCCGGGACTCTACTCGTCCCAGCAACAGAAAGACGAAATCAAAGAGCAACGCGTAGCCATCAACAAACGCTACAAGAAGGTGAAGGACAAATACAAGTATCGCGAGCGGTTGGTTGAAGAAGCGCAAAAGAAAGCCGCTCTTCTCAAAGACAACCTACCGGAACACACCGAGCGATTCAACAGTCGTATTATCGCGGCTTACTTGAAGGCGGGAGACAAAATCGCCAAGTTGGGCGACATTGACAACTACGAAGACTACTTGGCCGCGATGAACAAACTCCACGCGGATGTTTACGGCGACGATTTCAACACCATCCTGTCAATTGACCCCGGAACAGGGCAACCGATGACCGATTACAGCATGTCACTTGACAACTTCAAAATGGGACGCATCGGTGAAATGGGTGGGACAGGTATCCGTTTCTTCAACAACAACAAAGCGCGAATGCGAATCAATGATGAAAACATGCTGTTCGCAAAGCGAGCCATGATGGGACACCCCATGACTGAACAGGAAAAGAAGCGCGCGTCGGCTTTGTTGAACGATACGAAGGCGGCAAGCACAAAGAAGGAAGTCAAATCGCTCGCGGATGCTATTGACAACATGGAAGTTTCATCGGATGCGGAAATGAATCACGCAACCATTCCTCAAGAACACCATGACGCGGAACCAAACGAGATGGGGTTGTTGACCGAAGAAGAAGCCGCACGACGGGAGCAGAACTCTCACTTTACGCGCGGCTCGGAAGAAAAAATCAAACAAGGACTTCATGACGCGTTTAATCTCTTGAGCAATTTCAAAAACCACGCACCTACGATGTGTGGCACTTGCTTCGGCCACCGGCATGTCACACCCGATGAAGCGGCCATCTACTTGTCCCACCATGTTCCCGAATTGAAAGGAATGGGTGTCAACGAAGCCGCGATGAAAAAATACATGAAGCAACATCTGCGACCTCATGGGACCAAATCGTTTGATGACCACCCTCATGCTGAATTGATGGAACCTCACGACCACGAACAACTCGCGTGTCCGGATTGCGACCACACCGCTGAACACTCCCAAACAGGCAGGTGCGCGAATGGTCTTTGTTCGCATTGCTTGGGTAGCGGTATCATTGACCCAACAGACCCGACACCCATTGAAGGCTACATTGACCGCGAAACGGGTGAGTTGATTGAAGGTAAGAATCACCACTATGTGCATAGCAGTATGGCTGGACAGGCGATGGACTACGCCAACCAACTTCTCGCGATGAAGACCAGCATGCTGACATCCGACGACATGCCGGATTTCGTGCGAGAATTGTATGACATGAAACCACTCAAACCCGCTATGCAAATCTACGGCGACATCATTGGTCGCGAGAAGTTCGTGAGCGACCGAAGCCGCGGAATAGACGCCGCGGCACGAAAACGAGAAGAGGCGCGTAGGCGTTTAGGACGAAACGCCGTTGACGCTTCAACGCGTTTGACAATGGTTGATGGCAAATGGAAACCAATCCCTCAACCCGAACCTAAATTGGATGTTGGCGACATCAACATCGGTGAAGAGAAACCAACGCTGGATGTTGGCGACATCAACATCGGTGAAGAGAAACCAACGCTGGATGTTGGAAGCATCCTACCGATGACGGGAACACACGAAGCCGCTCAACACGCGCACATCAAGAGTTCAATTGAAAGCCGAATCAAAACACTCACCGCGATGGGTTTGCGCTATGTGCAGTCAACTCAAGACCAATCAATCGCGGACGAGTTCAAAGAGTTGGTGTCAAAAATACAGGCCATCCCGCTTGACGATTTCCGTGATGTCCACAACGATGATTTCCACTACGCGCAAGGTTTGCTTCAAGAATTGCAGTCTTACGCAGAAGAGAGTTTTACGCGTGGTCAATTGGCAGGTGAAAAAATCATCAACCCTGCAACGGGTAAACCGAAGAAAGTAAAGTTCGGTGAGAAGGATGTGTTGCCAATGGATGATGAGGGCAAACTCAACATCACCTACAAGGACATTTTCGCTAACAAACTCCCAATGAGTTATCGCTTCTACAACCCATTGACATTTGCTCATGGGCGACATCTCTCACCAAAAGAATTGAAGGAAGGATTGTTTGAACCGGGCGCGAATCACGAGCCGTCCCCCATCACCACCGATGATGTTGAGCGCATTTTCGGACACATGCCGAAGGCAATGAGGGCGTTCAAGCGTGTGAAGAAAGGTCAAGAGTTCAACCCCGAAACAGCCCAACAGGTGCAACGCGCGCTTGGTCGTATGAAAACACCAATGATGATGAAACGCGCTATCGGTATCGCAAGTGAAGAGTTGAATGATTTGCGCGCCAAGTTTGGTTTGTCTCCCTATTCGGAGTTGGAAATGCCGGAAGCAGAATTGACTTTCAGCGATGAAGCGAAGGGTAAACTGAAAAGTATCAAAGACGCTGATGCCTTCTTCCTAACACCGAACGAAAGGGGACAAATGCGTTCTATCAACGACAATTACACCAAAAGCCTCAACGCGCAAATTACGGAGTTGTTTCAAGACTTCGTGAAGCACAAAGCGATGGAAGTCTTCATCAACGGCCACCTTAATGCACTTGACCACCCCAACATTCCCGCTGATTTGAACATCAACAACTACGCGCAGAAGACTCAAGAAAACTCAAACCTGCGAACCATTCTTGAAGACTACGCGGCGCAAATTATTGAAGACAAAGACTTTGAGACGGCGGAGGAATTAGCCGAAGCCGTCAAACTCAATTCCTACATCCGCATCCCGCTCGGTCACAAAACCGCTGGCGACCAGCGTGACAAATACGACAATGTTGTAAAAATCAGCCCGCGTGATTTCGCAGACAAGGTTCGCGCGAACTTGGCTTTTGATGACATTCAGCGACTACCGATGGGTGTGATGAAGTATCAAACAACGAAAGACGAGGATGGAGAAGATGTCGTTTCGCGCTCATTTGAAGAAACAAAACTACGCGACCTCATCAACGCTAACAACCCGGTCAACATTTCCGAAGCGGACCAAAACGCGTATGACATGATGGTTCGCATGACGGAGTTCCGCGAACAACCAAACTACGAATACGAGCAATTGATGGACCGCATTCTTCAAGGTGAAGCGGGTAAAAAGGACGGCATTGCCAACTACGGTGAGTTGACTGCCGCACACGCGGTTGGTGCGTTGCCTCCCGAAACACAGAAGCAGATTGATGACGCGCTCACCATGATGGTCAAAACGAACCCAACACTCCGACCAAACAACTACGACGCAATGATGGGATACGACTACGCCGCGAATCAAATTGAACAGGCTCGGAAGCAAAGGGGGTATGAACAAGTTGAACAAGATGTGCGTGCGGCTGGTGGCATAATGCAACAACAACCACAACAACCTCCTGTTGCGGGAACGGCGGCGGATATACGACGAGATATACGACGACCGACGGTGGACCCGAATATGCCGGAAATGATGCAAAACCCACGAACTGCATACGGTCAGCAACTACAAGCAGGGCGAGAGTTGAGAGAAGGGATGGCGGCATTCCCTCCATACCAGCCTTACGCGATGATGTCGGAAGCAATGCGACCAAAGCGACCGGGTGAAGAGGATTCGCAATAATCTCACATTTTTCTTATAATAAGAAATAAGTTATTATTGTTATAATGATAATATAAAAATATCAATAAAAGGGTGAATCAACACGCTTATGTAGCGCACGCGATGTCGCGTAGTAAGGAGGATTCTGTTATGCAACCGCAAACCCCCCAAAACAAAGACGAATTACGCGTGCTTGGACTGATTTCATTTGTGAGCATCCTTGTCGGGTGCGCCATCGCAGTTTTTGACGCGAGACTGTGGCTTTACGACGACACGACCTACACGAACGCCATCACCTACACAATGGGCGCGTTCACTTTGCAGGGTATGGCGTATTTCATTTACAAAATGCTGGCACAAGACGGCATGGACCAACGCGCGGTCATCTCAAACATGCAACGAAACATGACGCGGCAGATGCAAAATCAACAAATGCGCTTTGCGCAGAAGCAAATGGACATGGAAATCAAAAAACAGGAGGTCGCCTTCGCGAAACAACTTGAAGCGTTGGAAGAAGACCCCGAAGTTCAGCAATACCTCAAGTTGATGAACGGTGATGTGGAAGCGGATGCTCCGCAACACAAGGCTCAAACCAAAAAATCACTCAATTTGGGTAGTGGCGACACGCGCAAAAGGAACGCTGACGGCACATACGCAAAGAAAAAGGAGTGATAGCGTTGGGTTGGCTCTTCAAAACGCCGGGTGATGATGCGACGGAGGCTACACTACGCGCTTTGCACACGCAAAACACGCTTGACACCTACTACGAGCGTGGAAGAGCCTTGATTTTGTGCATCATTGTTGGCGTCGCGAGTGGTTTGAGTGTTTCTTGGTTTGAAACAACCGCCGATGTGAGCATTTGGGAGAACACCGTTGAGTGGTTTTACAACAAAGTTCGTGATTGGGTGGGCTGATGGTCGCAACATTCGCTGGTAGCGCGTTGATGGGCGCGGTCGTTTACGGTCGTGAACTCTACAACTTCGTCAAACCGCGCAGAATCGGCGTTTACGGACCAACACAGGTCGGAAAAACGACGCTTGACTTGTTTATGCGCACTCCGGGCGAAATGGACGACATTGAAGAGCGCACCATGCACGCGAAACGGCTTTTAGGAGGCGGATATGTGCTTCCGAAGGCAACGCGCAAGCGTGTTCGCTGGAAAGGTGAGAAAAGAGTCGTTCATTCCTCCGATATTGGCGGTCAGCAACGCTTTTGGAACCTGTGGATTGACGATATGGTGGACCGACAGGTGGAAATCGTCATTTTCATGACCGATACTCGCGTTTTGAAAGGCAACGGAGCGCAGGTGATTGACGCTGTGGGTGGTTTTGAATACCTCGTAGACGCGCTGATTGAAAAAAGGTGGAATTATCGCTCTTTGAAGTCCCGTTTGAAGGGAAAACGCTACGCTCCGAAGCAGATTTGGCTTGTCGCGAACAAAGCAGACGAGTGGTGGGACGATAATGCGAACATTTTGTGGCAATCCGGGCGTTTGCGAGAGCATAAAGTGTTCAACGCACACCGTCCAGCCATGCGAAGACTCCAAAAAGCCGGTATTCCGTGTCGCATTAGCATGATGGCGACGAAAATTGGCTGGAATGTTGAAAAAACGATGATTGAGATGCTAAGTTGGTGATAAAATGCTTGGAAATACACCCCAAAACGACCTACTGCGGCTTGCCGCACAGACTCAAATGAGCCTCGCGCAGATGCAACAACAGGCTTCTGCACAGGCCGCGATGACCAACGCGAGCGACCACATTGAGGTTCCGCAGGTCAATTTCTTCCCTTCACAGCACTCAAACCTCAAAAAAGCGCGTAGAAAGGACATTAAACAGGCTTACAAGTTGCTTACGCCAACAAAACGGTCTATTTTCTCTCCAAAACGCGCTTGGGGTGGCAAATATCGCTACAACACCAACACAATGCGCTGTTGCGTGGATGGATGCGATGTTGAATACCTTCTACGCATGGCTGGCAACATCTACGAGCAAATTATTGACGAAGAAAACGGTAAATCGCTGTGGGACATTTACTTCAAAAACCCGGTCACAGGCGAGATTGAAGCCTTCGTAGCGCGAGAAAAGGTCACAAGCGGTCGTAGAATGCGCGCAACTTACTGCCCGGAACACCTTCACCTGTATCATTTGCTTACAAAATGGGAAAAAGAGGATGAAGCGGAGGAAGAAGCGAGTGGCGGAACCCTCAAAGCCAAGTTGAAAAAGGGTGTTTCAGTCGTTGCTGTGCCTGTCAACAGCATCAAAAAGAAGGATAATACGCCGCCAATCCTTGCAAAATACGAACAATTCTTCGCGATGTTGAAACAAGACAACATTCCCATCACGCATTTCACCAATTCCGCGACGGGAATGAACGATTTGGTGATGATTGTGTTTGATATGCGTCAATTCCAAGCGGGGAACAACACAAAACTGCTTCATGACGCACTCGCGATGCATCAAATGCAACAACAAAGCGCACCTCTCCCTCTACCGCAACAACAAAATGAGGGTAGCGCGTGAGGTGGTATCATGGCATGGTGGTCAAATAACCAACAACCTGCACAAAATCCGGGTGCGTTGAACCTCGGATTGCCGAATGGACAACAACAAGTGCCTCAAATGGGAACCATGAGCGCGGGTGGCGGCTACAATCCCTACGCACCCCCACCCCCACCGAGCGAAATGGACATCCTATCCATGATGATAACCACCAACCCGCTCATTGATAAGTGGCTATCGGACAACAACGGTGCGAACTTGAACATGCTTATCGGCCTCATCAGCAATGTGGTCGCGGTTTCGGTGCATCAAATGCTCGCGAACGCCAAAATCAAAGAGGCAGACGACGGTTTTACCTTTGATTTTAGCGGCGTGCAGGGTTTGCCAACGGGTGATAGCGTGACCATGACCCAAACGCAAATCCTCAACGCGGCCTCCAACAATGTTCAGCAAATGAACATGCAATTCCAGCAAATAGTCGCTATCGCGAATCAATCAACTATGCAAGGTATGCTGGATAGCGCGCTCGCAGACCCCGGTATGGTGCAAAGCGTGGGTCAAGGTGCTGGTTCATTCCTTCGCTCGGTGATGACGGGGCGGTGATAACATGGACATGACTACACTCTTTGGTGCTGTTAGCGATATGACCAATTTGCGCAAATCCGTTGTTGTTGACATGATAATGGTGCAACTCATCTCGCTAACGCTGGGTTGCTTCATGTTGTTGGTGTTTTCCGGTCCAAAAATGGATTCAAACACGCTCACTTGGATTATCGGCGCGCTTTTCGTTTGTTTTAGCGCGACCGGCATCGTCTACCGCCGTCTCGGTCAACAGGGTTGACCATTTTCCGACGGGACATTCGCTACTGTTGAGAATGGTTTTCGTTTTGATGAAACAACCACAAAGACCGCAACGGTCGTGATTTCGGTCGGGACATGCGCGACAAATGTTCATTCGGCGTTCTCGCTCACTCAATGATGCTTTGTTGTTGGCGATGATGTCCAATGCCGCCCGCGAAAGGCTTCTCGCTGTGTCCACGGTGAGTGGAACACCCGCAACTTTAGGCGCACGACCGAGCCGCTTTCGCATGGAAACACTCTTTTGCTACGGCTACTTGGAGTTTGCTATGGCGGAGCGTATAACGCGAGCGTCTTGCAAGTTTTGTCAAGACTCGGAACGCGACGGTCTTGAGGAAATGATGACACATGGCATCATTATCGCAAAACAGTTGGACAAAGACAAAGGTTGGCGCGAAGGAACGGCTGACCGTCATTTTCGCAACCACATGGGCGAATATCACATGGGGAGCAACAGCGAATGCGGTTTTTGTGTGTCTATTAAGCGCGAAGAGTTGGAAATGGCCTACTTCAACGCGTCAATGACCGCCGAAGAAATCGCTTTGGACATCCAAATGCCCGAATCCAGCATTTATCATCACCTCAAGCACCACCTCAAACCCGTTGTGCAAAAGGGTGCGGCAGACCTTATCATCGTTGAAGCAGGGCATGAAATGAATGCTTTGCGCAACAACCTATCGCGAATTAACGGCGAATTGGGACATTTTCTTGACGACGCTGACCGCAACGACCCTCAATATGTGCGCAACATCGTTTCACTTCACAAAGAGGTGCGTGAGACGGTAAAAGACATCATGCGCGTTCAAGAGCGCGCGGCTGGAACAACCAACGAAACCATGAACGCTCAAACCATCAACATTCTCAAGGTTGAATTGGCGAAAGAGAGTCCCGAAGTGTGGGCGCGACTTCGTGGAAAACTCATGGGTGGTGAAGACTGATGGTCGGTGGACCCGAAGGAAGCACCGCTGGTATGCGTTTCAACCCACGCGAAAGCGCGGAAGAATTGCAAGGTGATTCCCAAGTGGGTCGTGAAGACTCCGATGAGCGCGCACGACACGATGCGAAGAAGCGTGAAGAACAAGAACAGCGCGCTCATAAATTGCAGGGATTGCAACACATGAAAATCAAAATCCCGCAAAAGAATCCCAATGACGAAGAAGACAGTCAAGTGAAGCAACAGGCTGAATTGAGCCAACTCACAGGGCAGGTCGGTCAAAGCGAAGCAATTGACGGCGCAAACCCTCGCGCAAGCGGCATGGGGATGAACATGTTGATGTCCACCGCTCCATTTATTGATGAAGCGTTTGAAATGATTCGCAAAAAACGCGAACCGAAGTTTGATGATGAAAAACCGAAGAAAACCACCACCATTGATACGGTGATGGCGAGGCAACGCGCCAAGAAAGGTAGGCGGAAGAAAGGGAAAATAGAAACCACCGAAACTCAAACGAAGGGTAAAGGCAAAAAAAGTAAGCAATATCGCGTTGGCCCAAGACGACGAACAGCCGCAATTACACCGATGATGGCTGGTTCAGCACCGTTTCGTTCGTTCGGTGGATTCTACGGACACCAACAACCAAATCGCTTCGGGTTCCCTCGTTTGACTTCTGCCACACAAACACAAGCACGCTCAAACTATGCAAACCCGCAAAAGCGCATAGGTCAAGACTTTCGTCAACAAACAGCACTTGAATCACCACCGCTGGACGACCCTTATCAAACACCGACTGTTACACCCGAAGCGAGAAAGGTCCGCGCGCCTCGTGGCTCTCGCGACTCCAAACCACACTCAAAGGCTACTCGGCAACCGCGCACAGCGAAAACACCCGGTGGAAAAATGATGTCCGAAGCGACATCACTCGCTGGCGGTGCTGGCGGCATTGGTGCGAGCGACGCTATTCTCGCCTCCGAAGAGTTCTTGAAAGCGCGCGCACAGCGTGTTAAACTGACTAACCGCATTTCGCCTCGCGACCGTATTGAATACCGTCAACTCATTGACCAACTCAATCATTTGTTGCGACGCATGATGCGCAAAGAGGACAAATCCATGCAGGGTGCGACCGAAGGTGCGACCGATAACGCGTCGGGTGGCTTGACTTCTGCACCCACAGGTGCGACGGAGACTGACCCCGATGATGACGCGACACGCTGGGGAGCGCACCCCTACGACCTATATGTGAGGCGAGGTGGTCTTGGATGAGCGATATTATTCTCAAGGGTAAGGGTGTGTGGTATCTCAATCCCGAAACAGGCAAATTGGAAGACCAATCGTTTCCCTCGGCTGATTCCGACCACGAATCGCTTTCACATTTTCACATCAATTCGCGCACAGGTAAGCCGTTTAACGAACTGATTGAATCGGGGTTGTTGGGTCTGTTCCCAATGGACATCGCGGCTCGTATCATGGCGCGTGAATTGATGGAAAGTGGCTACACCGGTGAAGGCGGTGTTCGCATGAAACCTTCATCGGAGGGGTCTGCGTTGAAAACCGCGAAAGACCTCATCAATCGCGCTACAAAACGCTTCAACGCTATCAAACGGCAGAACGGTGATGACTTTCACATCCTCCCTACACCTTTCGGCGATGATGGTTCACTTCATCCCGACTACAAAAACAACCACTACGGCGGTCATGAACACAAGCGCATTCCTACTGCACAGCGAAAGGTGAGAACCAGCGACGGCAAACTCATCAACAACCACGCACGAAACGAGACGCACCCCGAACTCGGACAACACCTTGAGTCAGCCGCTTTACATGCCGCCAAAGAAATCCAAGACGAAGCGAAAGCAATTGGTTTGGAAACCACCATAGGCGCGCAACAAAATGTCGTTGAGCCTCAACAAATCACCAACGGTGTGACCCACCGCTACACTTCAAACGACAAAGACCCGACTTCGCGAGACAACACGAAGTTTCCTTCTCACCACAAAGACCTACACGAGCAAAGCGCGGCATACGGTCGGATTTCACCAATGGACATCGTGTCCATCCTCCCCAGCGACTTTTTCGTGCCTTCGGCCAGCGGCGGCATGTCCAGCAAAGTGATGCGTCAACTCCAAGACAACGGATACAGTCAAGAGACGGCTCGTCAAATGGCTCGCGCGCCTGTCAATCAACTGCTTTACGGACGAGGAAAAGACGGTGCGGCCACAGGATTGCGTAAAGTGATGAGAAACTTACGAGCCGGACTACAAATTGACACCAACGATGAAGTTCACGCGATGTTCCGAAACCACCGCGACCATGTTGCACCGATGGTGCGCGGAGGCGACAAAGGACGCAACACCGCGGCAATTGAAATCTTGGCGATGATGAAAACAGCCGAGCAATTAGGCGTCAACCCCAATCAATTTTCAATGTATCAAACAGCACCCGGTTCGGTCGTCAGCGGTTGGCGCGATGTTGCACTTCAATCGGGTGGAAAGCAACTTGACATGGAAGCGTTAGGTATGGCTGACACAGGACACTCATTGCGTCAAGGCGTGGAGCAGGGAACAGACCACCGATATGATGAGTTCCCCGCGCATTTGAGTGGAGGTGCGCTTGGTGATGACCGACCTGTTGCGCCTGTTATGCCCGAAGAGCCGATGAGCGCGCCACCAGCGATTGACACCACACAGGAGGTCATCGGCGATGACATGCCGATAACACCTCAAACTCAACCGGGCTTTTTCGCGAATCCAAACTTCAATCCTTTTTTTGACCCCAGCGATTTTCAATTCTCCGATGACGACCCAATGGGTGTTATCGCGAACATCATGGAGCGTGTGCAGTTGCACGATGCTGGTGGCTCTTTGATAGTGAAATACGACCCGTTGGATGCATACGATATGCAACGATTAAGCAACGAAGTCGGCGTATCCAGCGCAACTGCTCGCGCGATTGCTATGTCGCTTGGTGATTGGGGTGTCATTGCGAAATCCTTTAACACTACGCACGATGTGGTTCGCGCTATCAAGAGGTCTTGTGGGGGCGCGTTGAATGGTTGAAAATTGGGAAATTGAATGGAACGACAGCATGCTTCGGCATGGACAAGACATGGGGACTGTTGAGTTCCTCATCGCAAAAGGCGGCAACCTTAGCGACATCAATTATGTTCTTTACGGCGTTCAAGAAGACAGTTGGGAACCCGTTATCAAAGCCGTTGCAAAGCGCGACAACTCTCACCCCGATATTATTCGGAAGGAAGTTGGGACCTACGGTATGCCTACTCCCACATTTCAACCGGCGGTTCAAGCAGGTGGCACATCGGTTGCCCCAAATCCAAGAGCCGCCAAACAAGCGGTTCGCGCACAACGAGTTGGTCAAGCAGGTCAACGCGTAAGTGATGCTGAAATGGCCGGGAATCGTGCCAGCGCGCGAGACTATCGGCACGCTGGACTTTACGGAAGTGCGATAGGGCAAAAAATGAGTGATATGTTCGGTGGCGGTGGACAGACGGGTGAACCCGGTATGGCGCGCCGTATGGGACAGACCATGCGTGAACTCCCTCGTGCATTCGTGCAACACCGACGCGCAAGTGCTGACGCTCGCGAATCCGAGGCACGACGACGCCGACTTGAAGGCGGACTTAGCACCGCCGAGGGTGAGCGACAACAAGCGCGTGACCGCTATGTTGAGGGGAGTCAAGGATTTTCGGAAAACATGCAACAGTTCGCAGGTCAGCAAAACCGCAACCTCGCTCGCGATTTCAATGTTGAAATCCCAAAAGACGCCGACGGCAACCCAACCATGACTGCCGAGGACGCCATGCGTGCTGAAATCAAACGAATCGGTGAAGGTGCAACACAAGCACGACCGGGTATGTTTGACCGAGCGCGACAGATGGCAGAACGAAGGCGCGCTCAAAAACGAGGCGACGCATTCCGACCCGACCAAGTGGTTGAACAAACCGAACAACCGATGCCCGAAGCACCGTCCGAAGCCGCCGCCGAACGCGAGCGTGCTGATGCTCCGGTAGAACCCGAAACGCTTGATGTTGGCAACATCACCATGCCCGAAGAACCCGAAGAACCCGAAGCATCCGCGCCACCTGCGACTCAAGCGGGGCCACCAACCCCAGCACCGGCTGAAACCGCTACGGCGACCGAATCCGAAGACCCACGGATGCGCGGTATTCGCAATTATTTGACATCCAAAGAAGGGCGAAAAGCCCGTCAGTATTACGGTGAGAAAACCATCGGACCAAAGGGTAGTCAAGCAGAATTGCCACAGCGTATGTTTGACGCAGGTTTTGACCCCGAAAATGCCGAAATGAAAATCACACAAGAAATGCTTGACGCGTTTCAATTGAATCCTAAATCACCACAGGGACGCTTCTTCTTGCAATCACTCAAAAACGACTCGCGATTCCAACAGGCTGTTGCCGCGGGTGATGAAGAAAAAGCGAAAAAAGTCGCGGAAGAAAAAGCGGAAAAACTTGATGTCGGCGACATTAGCGTTGACGGAGACGACGCGTTTAGTATCAATGCATCCGAAGACAAACACCAAGCCTCGTGGGACTCGCTACTGAAAGGGTTGAACATTCGTGGGTGATGCTGTGTGCAGTCGCCCCTCTCCCTTGAAGCAATTGAAGAAATTGACTTTGAGGTAGCGAAGCGCGACTTCAAGTTTTTCTTTGAAGAGATTCTTGGGTTTCAACTTTCATGGCATCATGAGCAATGGTTCAACAACCTTGAATCGCGTAAGCGGTATTGTGTTAAAGCCGCGCGTGACCACGGTAAGTCAACGCTGTTCCTCGGCTACATGCTGTGGAAAACGGCATTCAACCCGAAGACAAAAGCCGTGTTGATTTCGCACAGTCTGCATCAGTCCATCCACCACATGCGCACACTCAACGATTTGATTGACAGCGTTCCTTTTCTCGCGAAAATGAAAAAATCCGATTCGTGGTCAAAGACCTTCTTCGGTTTCAGCAACGGTTCAAACATCAGCGCGAAGTCGGTTGGTGGTGCTATCCGTGGTATTCACCCCGACCTCATCCTTTGCGATGACATTCTGTGGGGGACAACGGATACTGAACTCGCTCGCGTCGCATCATGGTTCTACGAAGTCCTCGTGCCAACGCTTCACCACACCTCCAAACTGATGATTGTCGGCACACCGTTTACACCAACTGACCTTTACACCGAACTTGAATCGCGCGAAGGTTATCTCGTTGAAACCTACCCCGCTATCAACACCAAAGGTGAGGCTCTTTGGCCGGAGCGTTGGGACTTGGAATCACTTGATGCACGACGCAACGATATGCCAGCCATCGCGTTCGCTCGTGAATACCTGTGCGAACCGATGGATGATGTGAGCAGTCTTTTCCCATCAACCATTCTCCAAGCCGCGAAAGACACAACACTCAAGTTGATTGAGCGCGAAGTCGGCGACCCCGACGACCAATACTTCATCGGTTGGGACCCCGCTATTTCATCCGACCGCTCGGCTGACTACACCGTGATGGTCGTGCTTCGTCGTCCATCCACCAACCCCGAATTGCTTGAGTTGGTTCACGCGATTCGTAGGAAGAACATGGATTTCCGCACACAAATCACCGAGATTCAACGATTGAATGCGAAGTTCAATCCCGATGTCATTGAACTTGAGGCGAACAACTTCCAGCGCGTCTTCGCAACTGAATTGCGCGCGGACACCGACCTTCCTATCAAGACCTTCATTTCTACACGCCAACGCCGTGAGTCGCTTCTCATGGGTTTGGTGTTGCGCTTTGAGAAAGAGCAAATCCGTCTGCCGTGGGGCGACGACCGCTCCCGAACGCTGATGTCCGAACTTGAGCGCGAACTGCTCATGTTCGGTATGAGCAAGAAGGGGCGGCTTGACAGCATCGGTCGGCACGACGACTTCGCCATCGCTCTCGCGCTGGCTCATTGGGCCACTACGGAGTTCCGTGAGCGCATCGTGGACTTGGATGAAATTATGGCGGGGTTGTTGGATTGATTTATCCTTTTAATGAATGGGGTTTTTGAAATGAGTTGCGATTGCGATTTGTGCATTGGAACTGATGCCGCGTTTGGCTACCTTGAGAAGAAGTTGTGTCCAGCGGGTAAGGCCGCGGCCAAGCGGAAGTTCAAGGTGTATCCAAGCGCGTATGCAAACGGTTGGGCTGTTCAATACTGTCGTGGAAAGTTCCGCGGGAAGAAAGGGGGGAAGAAGAAATGATTCCTCTTGAAGAAGCGTGGGCTTTGATGAAAGCCAAGAAAGACGCGCCGAATTATCGCCCTTGTGAAAACAAGAAGTGTTGCGGCAACTGCAAAGCGTGGGACGATTCAGCAACAGAAGACCCAAAGACGGGCTACTGTAAGTGGTATGATTTTAACTGCCACGAAGACTATACTTGTGATGCGTGGGCTGGAAAATGACGGTTGAAAAGAACTTGAACCGTTGGTTCAAGGAGAAGTGGGTGGATGTTTCGCGCACAGGTAAGGACGGTAAGCATCCTCCCTGTGGCCGAAGCAAAGCCAAGACTTCCTCAAAGGGCTACCCCAAGTGTCGCCCATCCGTTAAGGTATCAAGCAAAACTCCCAAGACCAGCGGCTCTATGTCAACGGGTCAAAAGCGCGCGGCAACAAAACGCAAGCGTAGTAAAAAGCAGGGTGTAGGCGGAAAGCCCACCATCGTTAAAGCGATGGATGATGCGTGGCTTTTCATGAAGGGCGGTGGCTACGACACACCAACAGGTGAAAAATGCCCTACTCCGAAGAAGAATCAATACCAATCTCCCGCGCACGCGGAACCCGATAGAGCGTATCAATCAAAGCAAGTGGGTTATAGAATCAACACATACCCATGTATATGCGGGTATCATCATTTGACGAGGGGTTGACAAAATGAGTGAGTTTGAATTGATTTATCACAAGCCAATCACCGCGGAAGAGTTGATTGCGATGTATGATGATGACATCGCGAAAGAAGTCTCTTTTTGCACATGTTGCACTCCGTTTGAAATCAGCATGGCGATTCTCAAAGCCAAAAGTAAAAGCAAACCGTTTCACGGCTATAACAAGAACAAACATGCGCGCACAGGCGGTTTGAATGCAAAAGGTCGTGCCGCCGCCAAGCGCAAAACAGGCGCGAACCTCAAGCGACCTGTCACAAAGAAACCAAGCAAACTCAAGGCTGGTGGCAAAGCCGCTGGTCGTAGGAAGTCTTTTTGCGCGCGGATGAGTGGCGTCAAAGGTCCAACCTCCAAGAAGGGTAAGTTGACCCCGAAGGGAGCGGCATTGAAGAGGTGGAATTGTTGAGCGACGATTGGTGGCTTCTTCTCAAACAGGAAGACTACATGGAACAATGGGAGAGGGTAAAGGACCCTAACCACCCTGTTCATTCTGTTCCTTACGCGTATGACCAACAAGGAAACTCCATCACTCAATACAATCCAGCCAGCATGGACATAGGCGGCGATTGTCCGTATGAATGCGGAGGCAACAAAGTCCACATGGGGCATGGTGGCATCGGATGCACCACGGACGACTGCATTGCGAACACGGCAAGCGCGATGCAAGGAAGCAATTTACCTCAAGGAGAGCCTCACCGCGGTCTTATTGGAGTTGAAGTCGGACAAGTGACTCCTACTAAAACCACGACGACGCGCGTTGACCCGAATGAAAAGACAGGCAATGCATTCTTTGATATGCTGACAGGAGGGGCATTACGACCCGACCCTAACAAACCGAAGGAAGACCCTTACATTGAGATTGACGCGCCTCGTCCTCAAATAATCACGCAAGAAATTGATGAAGCACAAAACATGCCTAATTCGTTTCGCAACATGCGACACCCCGACATTCGCACAGGCAATCCAATGAACCTTTCTTGGCGGCTTCTCAAGAAAGACACGCGCCTTGAGCGTGCGGGTGTGGAAGGCTACAACAAGCCGAAGAAGACACCCGACCATCCCAAGAAGTCGCACATTGTTGTCGCTCGTTCGGGCGGCAAAGTCAAAACAATTCGCTTCGGTGAGCAGGGCGCAAGCGTTGCAGGTAAACCGAAGGCTGGTGAATCCGCGCGGATGAAAGCAAAACGCAAGTCATTCAAGTCGCGACACCGAAAGAACATAGCACGCGGTCCGATGAGTGCCGCGTATTGGGCGGATAAGGTGAAGTGGTGATGCCGAGCAAACACTACGATGTGTTCAAGCACAAAGTGCGGAGAAAGTTGCCGAAGCGCATTCGTTACGCGACGGTATGTCGCAAATGCAAAAAAGCGACTTTGCAATCGGACAAATGCCTAACATGCAAAATTGATTTTGCATTGTATTGGGGGCGAGCGTATTGATTGATTTGTCGGACCCCGACATGTTCAGCGACAATCCGTTGTTGAAGAATGTCATTGAGGGTCCGACATTTGGTGATGCACCCATGCCTGTGTCTCAAGGACAGGGTGAAGCCAACGCAAACCCTACACCTCCGCGCCCTAACGAAGTAGAGGAAGAAGAAAAAAAGAAACAGATGGCGCGGGAAGTTGCTCAACAACTCAACCGTTCTCTCCCCGACGGTGGTTGGTTTCAATCAATGTTCGGTCGTGGTGCTGGGGATTTGGTCAAAGACCTCCGTATGGCACGACGCGAGCATAAAGAAATGCGCGAAGCCATTGACCACGCGATTGACGCCATCCGCATTGCGAAGAAACAGGAAGTGGAGGCTACGCTTCAATCCATTGATTGGATTGGGAAGCACGAATCAACCGTTCGCAATTTGGGTGTGAGCGAACGCGATTTGCTCGCACTCCGCAAACACGGTCAAACGCGTGAATATGCACTTCGTCGTGCTTGCGTGCAATGGGAAAAAGCGAACGACATCATCAGCAAGTTGCTGTTGATTGAAGGCGACTTCAATGAAGAACAACGGCAGATGTGGGTTGACGCGCAACAACTGAAAAAGAATGCAAAAAAAGAGTGGCGAAACAGTCTCCATTCGGTTGACAACATCAAAAAGACCGATGCAATTTACTTGACAAAAGCCGCGACGGTGCTTGAAGAGCGCGGACCTTTACCTGCGAGTGAAGTGTTTGCGAGCATGGAAAACACCAAACACCTTTCAATACCGCAACTAAGCGCGCTGTTCAAAATGCATGGTGTAGAATACGACATTGAAAAAGTCGGTGCAGGGTGGGGAATCGTTCGCGATAACACCGTGATTTTCAAGGATGTGTGGGCTTACGCCGCTGGCTTCCTTGACGCTGATGGCTACATCACCATCACCAAGCGGCTTGAGCCTCGTGCTGGTTTCATCGCGACAGGTGAGCGGGGGAAGTTGCATTGCGAACAATTGCACAAAGCCCTCGGTTGTGGTGTGCTTCAAACCGATTTGAAAATCCACAAGAACAGCCGACGCACACAACATCGTCTTCAATTTTACAGCGAAAACGACCTTCGCGCATTGATGAAGGGTATTCGTCCGCACCTTCGTATGAAGAAGGGACAAGCGGGTGCTGTCCTTGAATTGCTTGATTTGCGCGGTCGGAAAACTGACATTATCAAATCGCGTCGCGATGAACTTTATCGCATCGTCAAATGGTTAAATTGGAAGGATGTTCCGGACAAGCGTGAAGAATTGCTTAAGGAGTGGAACATTGATGAGGCGGGAGTGCGTGCGCTATTCAGTCGGGATGGTGAAACCCTTCGTCTCCTTGACGACGCTAACCGACTTGTGGAGATGATATGATGGCCGAAGAAAGAGGCTTAGTCGGTCGTTTTTTGTCAACATTGACGAAGCCGTTTAGCCGCCGAACAACCCCCGAACCACAAATGCCGCTTTGGAAGACGGGTATCCAAGAACCCGTTCTCGTCCAAGGTGTGTCCATCCCTGCGCTTTACGCGACCGTTCAAGAATCCATCATCCTCCGCACGACCATTAACACGCTATGTCAAGAGATTTTTCGTCGCGGCTACTATTGGGAGAAGAAGTTTCACAAGAAATGCACGAACTGTGAAGAAGAGTATCAACACGATACGGTGAGTCAATGTCGCATTTGCGGTCAAGAAGAGTTTGAAACCCCCGACGCTGACCAAATCCTTTACCCGCGCTGGTTGATGAAACAACGCAACAGCATGGACCAATCCTTCATTGAGGTGATGAAAGAGATTGAATGGGACTTGGACATCGTTGATGACGCGTTTCTTTTGCTCATCAAGGAGTATTTTATTGACCCGAAGAACGGTGAAATTGAGTTTTTCCGCATCAAAGAGTTGGTGCGTGGCGACCCCACTTTCATGCGCATTGTGGCTGACAAAGCAGGTAAGCGCGGAGGACGATACCTTCTGTGTCCTGTGCATCGCGATAAGACCTATCCCCACAACGGCGACCACAAAAAGTGTGAAGTTCACAACTGCGGTTTGCCTCTCCAAGATGTTCACTACATCAACACCGCCGGTAGTGGAAAGACGCAATACTACATTGACGGTGAAGTGTTGCACATCTCAAAGTTCAATCCGTCAAAACTCTACGGTCGCTCACCCGTAGCCAGCATGTGGCGACAGGCGCAATCACTCACCGCGATGGACAACTACATCTACCTCGCGTATCAAAAGCGTCGTATTCCTCGTGGCGTTCTCGCTATCACCACGGACAACATTCAATCCACCGCTTCGTTTTGGAAAGGCGCAGAAGAGAAAATGGAACGCGACCCTCACTACATCCCGAAGGTTGGTGTTGAATCAGCATCGGGTCGTGGTAAAGTTGAGTTTGTTCGCTTCATGGATAGTCTTGATGAAATGCAATACGCGCAGGTTCGCGACGAAATCCGCATGCGTATCGCCGCTTTCTACGGTGTATCCAATGTGTTCATGATGGACGCGGGTAAATCGGGTGGACTCAATAACGAGGGTATGCAAATCCTTGTGACCAACCGCGCTGTTGAATCGGGTCAAAAGTTGTATTCGCGTGAATTGTTCCCACGATTGCTTGAACAAATGGGCGTTCACGATTGGTCGCTCACGCTGTATCCAAACGAGGAAGAGGATGAAATCACACGACTGCGACGCGACGAACAGGAAGTCAACATCGCACAGCGTATGCAAGCACTTGGTTTCCAGCCGGAATTGACCGAAGATGCTGGGAGCGACATACGCTTCGTTTACAAGAAACCCGACCCACAAGAAGCCGCCATGCAACAACAGGGTGGCGCGATGGGCGGTATGCCACCGGGTGGCGGTATGCCACCGGGTGGCGGTATGCCTCCACCCATGCCGCCGGGGGGCGGCATACCTCCACAGGGTGGGGGTCCGATGATGCCGCCGGGGGCAGGGCTTCCCCCCGGTGGGGGAGGACCCCCACCGCAGGGAGGCGGTCAAATCATGATGATGGAGAAGGCCATCGGACTTGGTGAAGGCACAGGTCAGCGCGACCGTGGCCCTGCACCTATCAGTTCCGAAACCCATCAATCGGGCGCACCCTCTTCCAAAAAGAATCAACGCGGAAGTGAAAAGACACCGCTTGAACAGGCTCTTGACAGCGTTCAAGCCGCGAAAGACCCGACTTCAAAACAGAAAGAAAGCGGTTTCCAATAGGTTAAAGTGGTGAAGCGTCCTCGTCGGACGCATGAGCCTACTGCAAAAGATGGACCCGATGGTGCGCAAACTTGAAACTTCATTGAGTGAGTTCAAGGTCGCGCTCGCTAACAACGACCTCGTTTCAGCCGAACAATTCCTACGAAGCATTCAGCAAACCAGCGACTACCTCGCGGATGATGTTGGTCATATCTACAAAGCCCAAACCGGACAAAACGACCGCATTCTTGGTGTCAATGATGTGTTTGCTGGCGGCGCACCTGTGATGCAATTCAACAGCACGCAAGGTGTTATCGCGAAATCGGGCGACCGTCCAATGGGCTACATTGGCCCCGACCGAATCGGTAGCCACTTCAAGAAGCAAGGACAGGTGTGAGCGTGTCGGAAGAATCCGGAGACGCAATAACGCTGATGAAAGCACTCATCAGCAAAATGGAAACGATGGATGCCGAATTGTCCGCCATGCGTAAGAGCATGAACACACCCGAACTTCTGCTCAAGCGCGCTGGATTTGTTCGCGCTAACACTCCCGCAAACGAGGATGTTTGGGGCGACCCACTCCGTGGCGACCGAGACACCGTTATCAGCAAAGCCGCCGCCGCGATTGACGACGCAGGTATGAGCATGCCATCATCAAACGAAGAATGGCATGAAATGTCATGGGATGAGATTCACGCGATGGCAAACGAAGCCGCGCAAGTTGAAGGAAGGAGGATTGACCAATGAAGCCAATGAAGGTTGGAGCAGGGCAACACGCGCCCGATGTTGACGAACTCATCAAACAGGCCAACGAATTGATGGAAAAGGCTGACGCGAAGTTGGGGTCAAAGACCGGCGACTCGTTTGAAAGCGTTCGTGGTGTTGACAAGGTTCGCCCCGGCACTTATTGGACGAACCAGCAACAGATTGAGGTTGAGGATGTCAAGAACACCGGTGCGAAGAAAGAGGAAGCAAAACTCAAGACGCATGCTGGATGGCCGAATACGGTTGATATGCGCGAGAACAAAACAGGCGACCCCTCCGACAAAAACCCCGAATCCGCATACACCATCACCGATTATTATTGAGGTGATGAAGTGTGCGTGAGGACGCTGTTCAATATCACCGCCGCGTGATTGATGAGTTTGTTCACGCTATCATCAACAAAGGCGATGCTCGCGAAGAAGCCGTCAACCTCTTGATGAGTGCAAACAACTTGGAGAACCACGGATTCACGCGTATTCTTCTCAAAGAAGAAGCGGAGGTTCAACTGCGCCGCCCCTCGTCGCGAGGTGCGGAGCGCATATTCTCCGACTATTCCAAAACAGGAACACGCGCTGAACGCGCAGGTCGTCGTCATCACAAAGTCAAACACCTTTTCACTCAAGAAGAGTTGCAAGAAGCAATTGACAGCGGAGACGAAGACAAACTTGACCGCTATGTTCGCATGTATCTCGGTTTCCGCATGGAGACTGTTCCCAATGTAGAAGAGCGCGGAACCGATGTGGTGGGTCAGCACTCGCATTTTGACCCTCTACACATGTTCCCGACAAGAAAAGGTCAAGTGGCGTTCACCGAAGCACCGCTCTTTCAACAACTCAATCGTCATCTCTACGGGAACAACGCGCGCAACGCAAAGCGTTTAGATAAAACGATGAAGGACATTGCCGACAACCTTCACCCTTCGTTGAAGAAAGACCACATGTTCAGCCAATGGAGAGGCAACAATGCAACAACGAGCGCACTCTATCAATACGGTCTTGATGATTTCAAAACATCCTTTGCTGAACAATTTGGTCAAGACCATCCTTTGCTTTCACATCCTTTGTTGGACATGCATTTCATGCGCGTCAAGAATTGGGAGAATGAAGGTATTCCTCGTCGTGATATTCTCAAACGCCTATTTGACGAAGACGGTATTCCGAAAGGAGTTGGTCGTAGTGGGAAATCACCTGTTGATGAGTTGCGCACAGTTGCTAACTCGCGAAAAGACCGCAACTCAATTCCTACCGAAGACGAAGTTGATAAGAATGGTGGGAACTTTGGTCGCACAGGTCTTGAATCGCAACGGCTCGGCATCGGCATGCTTCCTTTCCAAGACCAATACAACATCGCGAAGTGGATGTTGCTAACCAACGGTGGGACGCGAAACGACGGAACGATTGACGACAGCGGCTTGAAGAGGGTGTTCAACAAGTTCCCCGATTTGCGCGGCTATATGGCGCATCACGCATTCATGATTGACAACATGTTGCACACGCTTCACGCTGGTGGTGCGGGGAGAAACGGGGAGTCGGGGACGCTACCCAATCGTTTTTCGGAACAAGCGACTGCCGATGCGCGAGCCAACATTGAGGAAAAGTATGAAGAAACCAAAGAGCAGTTGAAACTCAACCAATGGAGCCGACTTGACGATTCACAACTTGAAAACGCGTTGAACGAAATTGACATGATGGCCGTTCTTACGAGATTTCAAAACAAAAACAACATGGGTGTTCAACTTGATGGCGACAGTAGCGACACGCTTTATCCTCACTTTCATGAAGACGCGCTTGGCTCAACCATTTTCCTCAACAGCCATTTGCCGGACATGAAGGACTTGGTTCGGCGCGGCTTCTTTAACGAGGGTGAGTTGGAACACATCATTGAGGCCGGAACCAATCAAAAGGTCAAGAAAGACTTCACCGATTTGATGCGCCACACCATCAACGGCTACATGCACACCAATGAGGTCAACGAGTTTGACATGCTTGAAGAGCCGGAACTCAAAGACACACCTCTTGGTGTTCTCATGGAGGGTGTCGGTAGACGCGGAAACAGCGACGGCGATTGGGGTGATTTCATCAACGGGTATGAAAGCGCGATGCCCGGTGTTTTGTTTTCCGAGTTGCCATCCCGAAGAGTGATGATGAGCCGAAGAGCAAAACGCACAGGGTCGGGCGCAAACCCAGCCAAAGAACAACTCAACATTTTTGACCCAACAAAAGACACCGAGGGCCAAACGCGTCAAGACTTGATGGATGCAATTCGCGAATACGGTATGACAGAACAAATGGATGACCTGCTCGCTCAATACGATGCGGGTCAGCCGGTCAATCTCGTGATGCCGCGCGGAGAAATGTCAGCCCAAGAAATGGTTGAAACGGGCATCAACCCCTTCTTCGGTGATTATCGCGGCGTTGAACTTCCCGACGAAGACCCTTCAACGGTGCTTCAAGAAATTGAAGAATACACCAAAGACATGCCGTTGCCAAGAACATCAGCCGCGCGAGGGATGCACTCGTTTCACATGGCTCACAACGACCACTTGGGGCTTGACATGGAAGACCTGCTGGGCTTCTTGGGTCTTGATGGCATCCCTCTTGAAACAACACGCACAGCCCTGCACACTCCAATGTTTGACGCTCGCAAAGAGCGTATGAACGCTCAATCAAAAGGCAACACGCGACGCATTTTCGGAAGAAGGCAAACGAATCGTAGTCAAGCAAAGGAAATGGAACTCGGCAAACCACGAAGCCAATACTCGCGGCAACAAAAAATGCTCATTGATTTGTTGCTTCTCGGTGCGCACGAGCCGCTTCATGCTCACAGCGATGAAGCGATGAAGGCTTACAACGCGCTGATTGATGCAAAGACGCATGAGCGAATGCGTCACATCAAGCAATCACGACATCATCACGATGCTGTTGGTTATGGCGGTCGCGGCTCAAAGGACATGCTGTTGGATGTGTTAGGCGATGATGATGCTTATGTTCCTTCACAGCATGCTATTTACAGCAAAGAAGAGTATCAAGACTACATCAAACGCCTTGACGACCTCAATCAACCCTATCGTCCACCAACACCAAAAGTGAAGAACATCACCACGAGGGGGCGTTTAGAACAGGAAATCAAACGCCTTGACAACATGTATCAAGTTGCAAAACAGCGCGGTGATGAACAAGCGATGGGTCAACGCGCAAAGGAGTTGAACAGTCTCATTACCGGATTTCAAGACAACAAGGGGCGAGTTGTAGGATACCACCAATACGAAGACGATGATGGCGTTATTCAAAACGACGCGTTGGTGATTGATGCTACACCCTCGTTCCTTCAATCGTCATACGAAGCGCGCCTCATGAGGATGATTCACCAAGCGAGCGAAGACGGTGATACGCAACTGTTGGAGCGGTTGAATCAGCGGTTGAGCAAAGTGCGCGAGAACCCTTTACCCGTTGATGGTGGTGAGATGAAATTGGAGAATGACGCGCGGCTGTTGCAAAACAATGTGGACACCTTGAATGCGGTTGAGCAGATTTTCCAACAAGCCCTTCGTCCCACGATTGAGAAGTTGTTTCCCGGTGTGTTCACAGAAGACAACGACAAAGCGTGGGTCGCGACTGCTTACGCGCTGAAACTTGCGGAGCAAATCGCCATGCTCAAACCGGAAACGCGAGAAAAGTTGTTGAAGGACGGTATCAGCATCGGCAAAAAAACAGCGAAGTTTGATTTACCCGATGATGTCGTCAAAGGTTTGAAGGAACTTCGCGTCAACAGAAATGTGCATAGCGGTTCCCCTTACATGGCAGAAAAAATGCTTGACCGTATCTACGGCGGTGTTCAACCGAAAGGTCATCGTGTGGCTTCGGACCTCGCTGATGGTGTTGACGCGGTTGAAGACGATGATGTGAGCATTTTCAATCAAGTGATGGAGAATGTCAAAGCGGCGAGCAAAGAACAGGAGATTTCTTGGAAAGACGCATTCGTAGCACGATACGCTTTACACAACAACGATGGTGTGATGTTGACCGGTGCTAACGCGAAAGACATGTTGGACATCGTTGATTTACCGAAGCGCGGAGGCAACAATTATGTTTTCAACAACGGTGGTTCCTTTGCAGAACTTGACGCTCAAATCCACGGCGTTCGTCATGGTGGCGCGAGTGCAACACTCAAGAGAGGCAAAAAGAATCAACCGGTATCCTTTGACCGTGAACGCCAAGCCATCGTTCGTGTTTTGCAAAACGCGCACAAACTCACCGAGCAAGGCTCGGATGTCGCGCTTGACTTTTCCAAACTGCGTATGTTTCAAGGAAATGCCCCACAACGGCGACCTCAAAAAGTGATGAACTTTCACAACGGTCAATCCCTCCGCAACATCGCCGATGTGCTGGGTGATGCAACCAGCAAACGAGTGCTACGAAACACATCAACCAACTCCGAACCTGTCATGATGGGAAGCACGCTGGGAGACTCAATGGGTGAGTTGGGGGACCGTCGTTCCAATTTGCACAACGCACCGGTCACGCCTGTTTTCACTTGCGCGGACAAAAAGTTTCACTTGGGATACGCAACGCGTCGTCCTTTACCTTTCACCGCTATCCCCGGTGCGTTGAACGATGCGAAGGTCTACTTTGAAAACGAGGACACGCACACATTCAATCCTCCACCTGCGATGAAGTTGGTGATGCCTCCCAAAGCCATGAAAAGAGCAAATCCGGACCTGCCGCAGTTGGACACCAACAACCTGCAATACTTGGACTACACGCAGTTTGAAGGTCAACCAAACCCGAACCAACGCTTAGGTCAAGACCTTCACGCGGTGATGGCGAACGCTCAAGACCAAATGCCCGAAGTCGGCGAAGGCTTCAACATGTCAGCCCACATTCTTGATGTCGCGCTTGACGACACTTTGCTCATCAAAGAGGACGGGAAGCCCCAACCTGTCAAGTTCATGCACCGGATATTTGACTTGGATGACATGCAACATCTGCGCGGTTTTACAGGTGATTGGGTCATATCGCTCTACCCGCAAGGTGAACATGTTATCGCGACCAAAGACAAAAAAGGCATCACGGCATACGGTGTTGACGGAGAGGTGAAGTTGGATGAGACTATTTTGGAGGAAGCGGATAAGGTCTACGAGAAGGACTTCACGGTTCACGCGGTTCTTCATGATGGATTGATGACCGTCATTGACTTGCTCAAGACGGCAGACGAGGACACGCACAACATGCCGACGAAAGACCGCATCCGCCACCTTCGCGCTCAATACGAATCCAGCGAACACATCAAAATGCCCGAACCCATCAACACCAAGCGTAGCGATGACGAAGGGTTGCAAACCGCGATTGACGGTTTGCGGAAAGAAAACGATGGCGTTGACATTCTTCTTCGCGATGCCAACGCAACCTACATGAAAGGAGAGTCGCGTCATCCGAAATGGGTGCTGTTGAGCAAAGAAAAAATGGTGGATGTCATCATTCTCTCCGCATCGGGGACGACTTACGGCATTGGTGTCGGACCGCTGATGCATCCGGAAAATTACGGGAAGCGCGCACAACAGGTTGGTGAAGAACACTACATGAATGTAGGTAGCGCGAAAGGACCACGCGGGTTGAAGGTGGGTGATTTTGCTACGGTGCGTTGCACAGGTGTGAGTGCATCAAAGAAAGAACACCCCGTCTACCGCATCCGCTCCGCAAAAATCACCGACAACGAACCGTTCGCGGCAAACAGCGTAGAAACCCTCGCTATCATGTCGGGTGAGCATCATGTTCCTCAACGCGTATCCATGAAGAAAGGCAACATCATCATACGCTTCCCTGCGTTTGACGATGAGGTGATTTGCAAAACGCGCAAAGAAGACGGTCTGTGGCATGTTGAGCCGCAGTCTTCCGTGTGGGGCAACGAATACCTTGTGCGATTAGCGCGGGACCAAGAAGCGTATTGGGTTGCAAAAGCGGCTTGGTTGTTGAAAGAAGAGGATGTTGAAGAACCCGAATACGATGAAGTTGAACCCGAACCTCCCGCTGGACACTCCAAGAAACGAAAGCATGTGTTGGAGGAAGAAGAAGAGGTCATCAAGCGTGGACTTGATTTGATTGAGCGCGGATTGGAACATCTCGCCAAAGAGAAAATCACCAGCACCGGTGTGCAGGGTTTGGGTATGGATTATGCGACACCCGACGAGTCTCCGCGAGGACCAACGCAGAACATCCGCGATAACACCATGCCGGATTTTGACCCCCAAGCGCGAGCCGATGACGAGTTGAAGCCAGCCACGGCAAAAAAAACCAAGCGACTGCGAAGCAATAGAGGCGAAACAGCGCGTCTTGAAGACGAAGGTGTTATCGCGATTGAGAAGGGTTCCCTTGATATAGCATGAAAATGAGTCGGGTGGACAATGGCGATTCTCGCGGCTCCCTCTTCTTCCTCGGACCCCATCATTTTGAAGGGTCTTGGGAACGATTTGGTTGTTGCTGGATACGCGTCGGTTGAGATGGTTGACAAGCAGGGCGACCTCATCACTCGCTCGGCACTCAAAGACGCGTTCGGCAAGTTCATGAAAGCCGATGGTTTTCGCAATGTGCAACTCGCACACTCCAACATCCAAGTGGGAACGGTCATCCCTTCCTACACCGATTCATCCGGTCGCATGTGGAAGTCCGAAGTGGACGACACCGGCATGTTTGTTGTTATCAAACTACGCGGCGACATTGAGAAGGCGCGTGAAGTGGCTTCGGAAATCCGCAAAGGGAACCTGCGCTCGTTCTCCATTGGCGGTCAAGCCTTTGAGCGCGTCAACAAGAGCGACCAAACCCGCGGAGACTACCGCGAAATCCGTCGTATGGAACTCCATGAGGTCACGATTTGCGAGAAGGGTATCAACCCGGAAGCACAATTTCGTATCCTTAAGGAAGACACAGGTGATAACATGACCAATACGATGAGCGAACTGCAAAGCGTCCTTGAACGCTTGTCAAAGAAACTTGACGAGAAAGACGAGGACAAGAAAGACAAAGAGTCCAAAGACAAGGGTCTTGATGACCTTCTTGACACGAAAGACATTGACGAAGACGGAAACGAAGAAGAGTCGTTGATGGATGCTCGTGAAGACAAGAAGAAACCGAAACCTCCCATGATGGAGGACAAAGAGACAGGCATGTATGCGGACGACGACGACGACGACGACGAAGACGGAGATGAGAAAATGAGCAAAGGAAATGACATGATTACGAGCGACTACCTACTGTGGCTTGAGCAGACTGTAAAGAGCGCAGGGTTTGACCCCAACGCCGCTCGCGACCACTTCAACAAGGGCTACGGACCCGGCGAAAGTGCATTTGACATGCGCGGACAGGGTTCCCTTGAAGGTGCTGGCGAAGACGATTCCGGCAAGCGACCACAGCCCAACTTTGGCTCCGCGCCAAGTGGCAACAAGAATGTCATCAAGGGCGACTACCTCAACGCCGCGAATGTTTCGCAGTCCGAGATTGAGTCCGCTTACGAGGTGTTCAAGGCCGCGGCTACCGAGCAACAATTCAAGTCGGACTTGAACAACCACTTCACCGACCGGTTCCTCAAGGAGCAGAAAGCCGAGGCTGACGCAATCGCCAAGAGCCGATTTGACGCGCGCCAGCCAATGGTTGAGTTGCAGAAGGCTGTCCTCGCGCTCAACGAACGGATTGACAATGTTTCATCCGCTTCATCCATGATTGCAAAGTCCGCCGCGACTGCATCCGTGACCATTCCCGAAACTGCTGACTTGGCAAACATGTCGTGGGACGATGTTCACCGACTTGCTGACAAGGCACTCAAAGGAGGGGAATACTGATGGCACGAAATTATGTAAGAACAGTTCAAGACATGGAACGCTACTACTACGGTGGCGCGTCCCAAACCGGCTACACCTACGGAAGCGGCGACATTTTGAAGGCTGACGCGCCTTTGTTGTCCACCACCGCGGGAACCTATCAAGCAATCTACGGTCGCAAAGTGTGGTCGCAATTGAACCAAGAGTTCAACGCATTCTCCATTCTGCCAAAGAAGCCTTGGGAGCGAAGTGGATGGCGCATCCTCACGGAGCGCGCTTCCTTCACCAAGGGCGGTGGCATCGCGGAGAACGGCGTTCTTCCCGACACCACCAAGCCGGAGTTCCTGCATGTGGCCGCAAAGCCCAAGACTGTCGCGCACACTTTTGACCTGTCCGAAGTGAGCATGTTCCTTTCCGACAAGGACGATGGACTTGGCGATGTGCGCACCGTTCTCAAAGAAGAAATGGGGAAGCACCACGCAGAACACATCAACCGCATGCTCCTTGAGGATGTTGACACGACCGCTGGCAACAACTTTGAGTCTCTTGACCGAATCACCTCCGACCCGGACAAGATGACGACGGGAACCAACCACATTACTACTTCGCTAACCAAGCACGACATGTATTCCATCACTCGCGATGGTTCCGCCGCTTTCCACAGCGCGGAAGTTGATGTTGACGCTCTATCCGCGAACCGCAACCTGTCCCTCAACCAAATGGACGGATTGTTCCAACAACTTTGGACTCGTGGTGGCAACCCGAAGGTCATGCTTACGGGCTACGACACTTTGATGCGCGTTCAGCAATTGCTCCAATCGCAACAGCGATTCATGGACAGCAAGCGCGTGACCCCCACTTTCAACGGTGTGAAGGGTGTTCCCGGTCTTGAGGCTGGGTTCATCGTCGCGACTTACAACGGTGTCCCCATGATTCCAACCAAAGACATGCCCGACGAAGGCGCAAGCAGTCTGTCGCGCATTTACTACTTGGACACGGACTACCTGTGGTTCCAAACTGCAATCCCAACCCAATACTACGAAAGCGGTATTGAAACGGGCGACCCATTCGCGATTAACCGTCTTGGACAAGAGGGGCTTTACCGAACGATGGGCGAACTTTGGTGTTCGTTCTTTGGCGCAAGCGGGAGCATTCGCGACCTACAATGAGGTGATGAAATATGGCAACAGAAAAAGACAACCGAGGAATACGATACACTTGTAGCGGAACGGCTACGACTACCGTGAACTTTGACATTGAAATGCAAGCAGGTGCGAGCAACAACGACAGCACGACTTGGCAGACGGGCGGAACCGGGACCTACCCCGGCACACTCACGCCTTTTGAGCCACGACAGGCTGACGGCACGAACTCGTCTCAAAGCCCGCGATTGATTGGCATTACGATGAGTAGCGCGCTTACCGAAGGCGACACGCTGACGCTCTCCAACGACCCAACACAGGACGCAGGTGGCGCGGGCATCACAAGCATTCTTGGTGTTTACACCTCACAGACTGACGCAACCGCTTCTCTTGGTGTGACCAAGACCAGCGCGCTTGTTTTGACCTTTGATGTTGAACTGTCCAGCGACGGCACAACCGACGATACGACGGGTGCTGAACTTCTTTTGCTTGTGGTTTGAGGTGGTTCTTCTGCCAACGATTACCTACAAAGGTCCACGACGCGCTGGCGCGAACATGGGTCGTTTAGGTTGGTGGACTTGGGGTAAAGCCCGCGAAGTCTCGGCTGAATGGCTTGAGGCAAACCGTGTGGCTATTGACGGGCCGGAGTTCCGGATTGAGGGCTACACCTTTGAAGCCCCAACCGTGGACGCTGGCGACGACGGCATTCCCGACATGGGTTGGACGAAAGGCGACATTCTCGCGTGGATGGAGGAAAAGGAAATTGAATCCTCTTCCCTGTCCACCAAGAAGAAGTTGCTCGCGGCAATTGACGCGCACCTCAACCCGTCCGAAGAGTCTTTAACCGATGGCGAAGAAGCAGAACCAACAGGAGATGATGAATGATGGCATTTGTTAGCGATAACCGACCGCACACTATTGGCGACATGATTGTGATTACCGGAACCGTTGCAAACGGTGATACCGAAGCAGACTTGAGTGCTTTCCTTAGCGAAATCCTCATGGGAACCGTTTCACCTTTGGGTGGCGTTGGCGCGCCTCATGGCGCGACCATTGACGGGACCACCCTCAAGTTTACTGACCCCGCAAACGCGGCAGGTGGAAGGCTCTTCGTCGTCGGCAAGCGATGAGGTGATTCACCTTGTCCGACACAAAAGTGTTTGAGTTCACACCCAACGAAGGGTGCGAGACAGGCGCGGCTGTGGCTGGTGGCGTGCAAAAGGTCCTTGACGACTACACCAACGGGAAGACGGTTGAGGGTATCACCTCTTACACCATGCAGGGCAACCTCTATGTCGTAGTCGTCACCTCGTGAGGTGAACGACATGGATTTGAGTGAACTGCAACGCCTTGAGAAACAAGGCTGGCGTAAGGCCGAAGAATCAATGGTCAAGACCGATGAGCGCGACAAGTTGAAGGGTGTTATCAAGCGTCAAAACATGAAGACGCGCAACATCCGAGACATTGTGAACATCGGTTCCGGCACGCGTTGCCGCTTCTGCGGCATGCTCCACTTTTGCTACCTTGAGCGATGCGGTGCATGCAAGAAGCCGATGGAGTATAACCTCGCGAAGACCGAAGAGGTGGTTTGATGAATCCAATGAACTTCTCTTGGAGGCTGTTGAAAAATAACGCCGCGGGTGAGGAACCTCCCGCGTATCATGGGGACACCCCGCCACTTCCTTTGAATACACCCGAAATTGGCTTATTCGCACCGAGGCAGTCGCGATTGGAGTTTGACCCTAACAATAGAGGCGGAGGTTACATGGGAAGGGTTCCGAGTCCGCAAGAATGGGAATCGTGGGTAGCGCAACGACCCGACGATGTATCACAATGGAGTGCTAAGGAATTGGACTTTGCTCAACATGTCGCACCGAGTGCGGAATGGCATCAACGGTTATCCGATGAGCGAGCGAGGCGAGGGGTGAACATCATCCCTAAAAGAAACATGATTGATGTTGGCCGCGACAATGAAAAGAATCCTATGCCTCCCAATAGAGGGGAAAGTGATTGGCAGGATTCGGTGCATGGGGACTTCAATCAAAACATTCGTGATTTTCAGCAAAAAAACGCTGGCGAAGCGATGGAGTTGGCTTGGCGGTTGCTGAAAATGACGCCCGAAGAAATGGAGGCTCAAGGTTTCGCAGAACACGCTCAAAAGTTGCGAGAAATGCAAGCAGAAGAACAGCGCATCCGTCAACAGTCTCAAGCACAGGCTCCAAAAGAAACACCTCGCGTTCAACAATACAACCTCCAATTAGCGCAACGACGAGCGCAAGAAGAGTTTGAACAAAAACTGCGTCGCACTCGCAAAGAATCACGCGGCGGTAGAGTTGACCACCTGTTCCCCGACATACACGCTTTCCATCAAGAACACGGAAGACTACCTAAAATGCCGAAAAACTTGAAAAACAGGTTCCTTGATTATCGCGCGAGAATGGAGGATGAGTGATGCCGACCGTATTCCAAACAGGTGAGCGCGAAGGTCGTCCTCTTTTTCCCGACAGGCTTTACTACACATCCGCACAGAAGGTTGCTGACATTCTTCAAATCCCATTCCCCGACCCTGTTTACTTGGCCGCAGAAGACGGCTCTACCCATGTTGACATTTCCCCCGCAGACTACCGATTGGTTGGGTTTGAAGTAGGTGATACGATTGAAATTACCAGCGATACCGAAATGGGTGAGGAACGAGTTATCACAAGTGTGGCTCGCGCTTCCGGCAATGTTCGTCTTTCTTTCACAGGGGCTTTGACAGGAGACTACACCACAGCGGCAAACGCGCAGGTGCAAAACCTCCAATCGTTCACGAACGGCAAACGCAAAGGGGTCACGAAAGCGCAGGTTGAAACGCTCATCCTCCGCACCCAAGACAAAATTGACAACCTCACAAACAACGCATGGCGACCTATGTTGCAGACGGCTGAATACCTCAACTTTGACACCTACAAGCCCTACCGTCGCCGCTACTACACCGACTATGTGGGTTCTGTCCCCTTGATGTTCCGCAACGCGCAACAGATTCTTCGCCTTGAGATATGGCAAGGTGCTGATTACCGCGAAATCGCGGCGGCTGAAATCCGACTTAAGGTGGCTGACTTTACGCAACTGACGGCTGGGACGGACAAAGTGTTTCTGTGTCCCGGTGGTGGAGGTGTGGCTACGCTGACGGCTGGTGATGGCACAAGCAACCACACGCATCGGTTCGCGGCTCGTTTTGACAATGTTAGCACCGCTCAACAACTTGCCGACCTCATCAATAAGGATACGCGCAAAGGGAAAAATGAGATTCATTTCTCACCCAACTTTCACCTTGAAGACACAACCGCCGCCACCGACGGGCAAATCACCGCATCGGTGCATCACGAGTTTATGGCTTCCGCGAATGCTGACTACGGTGGCGGTCAACTCAAAATCACCTCCATGCGTCGCGGTGAGGCTGGCGAAAACGCCACCTACGCATGCACCTCCGACGGCATCACTTTCACCGGTGCGACCGACAACTCAACCACGGTGTCGTCATCAACCGCGACCACTATCACGGTCGCTGACGCTACGGGATTCGCACCTTACGGCATCATCAGCATTGGAAGCGCGTTCGGCTACTACACCAGCCTTAGCGGGAATGTCATGAGCGGTGTTGCTGACCTCGTAGGCGACATCAGCGCGGCGGCTGTCGCTGACGCGACCATCCTCCAAAAGAAGTTCAAAATTGATTATGTAGGCACGACCACAGGCGACGAGGCTCGTCTTCGTGATTGGTGGGCTGACTACGACATGGGTGTGATTTACTTCAACAACTCCTACCCCTACTTCTCATGGAACGCCGTCAAGGTGTCCTATGTTTACGGTGAGCGGTATGTTGAGAAGGCTATTGAGGATGTTTGCACGAAGTTGGTCGCGATGGATTTGATTCTGTCCGACGACCGAAGCGTGCTGTTGCCCGAAGGCACGCAGAATGTGGACTTGGGTAGTAAGTATCAGTTGTTCAAGGCGCAGGTAGCAGAAACCTTACCGCGCTACACAGAAGTGATGACGGTGTTGTGATGAAAGAAATAATCAATAAAGCCATCGCGAAGGCTCTCATAGAGCCTGTCAAGCAAGCACGCGAGAACAGCGTGTTTAGCGACAAAGGTCGCGTTTTCCTTGACGCATGCGCCCTTGACTACGGAGCGGCTGTCAACAGCGAAGGAGAGTTGATTGACGCGAACGGAAAAGTCATGGACGAGTCAAGTCCCGAATACAAAAACATCGTCGCTTTGGCGAAGAAACAAGCACGCGCACAATCTGCAATTGGGAGGGATATTATTGGCTCTTGAATCCGTTGAACTCATCAAAAAAATCCTCTCGGATAATTGGAACCGTGGCAACACGAACCAACGCACACCCATCATTGAGGACATCACGACGGTTGAGGCTGGTCGCGGTAAGCGTCTTGACCTCACCAACAAAGACGCTATCCTCCTTTACGAAACGGTTCACAACGAAGAGCAACCCGAAGTGTTCTACGACTTTGTTCACACGCGCATCAACATCACCGTGGATGCGCGCACCATGAACGGTCGTAGCCACCTCATGAAAATGGAGGATGAGGTTCGTCGCGTGGTGCATAGTCAACGAAAAGGCGATGGCGCGAACTTTGACCGATTACTCTATAAGATGCGGACTGACCTTTCGGACCGGACAAAGCGACTCCACAGGATGACCTTCCAAGTTGAAATCGTTATATTCTCGGAACTCATCGCGTAAGACAGGGCGGGGCAAACAACATGGTATCAACGGTTTACAAGGGCGACTTATCCGAGGTCACATTCGGCAAAGAATGTGGAATCGTTCTCGCGCATGGTTCATTTGGCGGACTTGTGTTTACAGTTGACTCAAGCAATCGCAATGTGTTGACCTTTAGCGGCGCGAACGCAGGTTTCTTTGAGTCTCCTTCATCCAACCTCCGATACCCCAAGAACATGCTCGTCGGCTCGGAACTCCGCATCATCGGCGGCGGAACATTCCCTCTTGACGACTACGCGACGACGGGCAACTCCTACACCATCGTCGCGAACGCTGGAACATCAATCACACTTGACCGCGATTTGAAGGAGGCCACATCAACTGCTTCAACTTCGGGTGATGAACTCGTCATTCAAACGCTGGGAACGCCCACGATTGACACCGGTATGACCCATCACGCTAATGCCGCTTCCGCTGACGAGTCGGTGTTGACTGACCAATTCATCGGCCTCGCGGCAACCGTCTCGCTTCCCGAAACCAAAGTGGAAGTGCGACGCTCGCACATCGTCGGCGTAGGCCGTGATGTTGTCATCCAAGAACCACAGCGATTCTCCAACGAGGGCGGCTCAATGGAAATAATGATGAACAGCGCGCGTTGGCTCTACTACTCACTCGGTCGCGAAGTCATTGATGTGCCAAGCGCAGTCATGACTGACCCCAGCGGTCATACCAAGAAGGACATCGCCGCTGGCGATACCTATGTCGCTTTCACAGGAACCATGACCGGAAAGCCGGACCCCGGTGATTACATCATCATCGCGGACGGCACAACGGTTGCCTTCCCAAAGGACACTCCCGCCGCCGCCTCCGGCGCAACATGGGGTGCGGACGGCACAGGAATCACAATGGAGAATGCCGAGCGAAACGAAATCCGCCAAGTGTTGTATGTTGACGAGACGCTCTCCGAGCGCAGAATCCATGTTGACGAACCATTCTATTTCAGTCACGCGCTCGGCAACTACACCATCAAGCGTTTGAAGTATGATGCCGCTTCATCCAACGGTTCGCCGCACTTTGACACCGACGCGGCCACCTACGGAACCATCACCAACCGTCAATCGCGACTGCTTTTCTCCGGTGCTACACTCCCCACTTTTGCTCTTGAATCAAGCATTCGCACTCGCAACACCGGTTCTTACAACGCTAACACATCGGATGCATTAGCGAACGAAGCCGCACCCGGTTCCGCATCGGACAGCAAACAACTTACGCGCGTTTGGAAAGGATGCAAAGTAAAGGACTTCTCACTCGCGGCTGACGCAGATGCAGAAGTAAAATTGAGCATCAACTTTGACGCGCTCTACTGCTACACCGACACCGGTCGTCTTGAGAACTCCAACAAAGGCGACCGCTACACCGCGCACCGCATGTTTGAGAATGTCGGAAATAGCACAATCAACCGAAAGAAGGCTGGCATCGCGCCAAACACCGAGAAGCCCTTCTTCTTCTACAACGGACAAATCAGTTCATTTGGTGTCAACATCGCGCAAGTCACAAACTTTGCTTTGAGCGGCAACAACAACACCGAAGCCATCTACACCATTCGCGGCAACAGCCAAGCCGAAGACCGCAACACGGCTGGCGATTCGCTTGAGCAAATCCCCTTCGGTGGTTCGCGCAACGCCAACCTCATGATTGAAAAGACGATGGAATACGAATTGTCCATGACCGTCATCGCCAGCGACCCGTTGATTTGGCACGAGTTCCGAACCAACCGAACACATGACTTCACCGAACCTATCACACTCACGCTGACGAAGGCTGGTGCTGGTGCAAACCGCGAAGAGGTCATTATTGTTGTTGACGACTACATTATCACGGAGGCTCCCCTCCCCATCCCCGAAGACAAGGGTGTTATCAAGAGTGAATTGAAAATCATGCCGAAGCATGTGCGCGTGATTTCGCGCGATGCTTTCTTGCATATGTGAGGTGAACAGAATGAATCCGATGAATGAAGCGTGGAAATTGTTGAAAGCAAACCCGGAGCAACAAGCAGACATGCAAGGAACGAATCGGTTAGGAACGGGAGGCACGATACCTCAACAGTTTGTGCAACAACCCGGAGCAACCTACAATGCTGGCGACACACATCCTTCTTCAAGAGACATGCGGACTTATGGACAATACGGATACAGGGCAGGAAGGCCGGAGCGTCAGCAACACCCATCTGTCGGTGACGAACGCTCGTTTCAATCGTTAGGTCACACAGGACAAGAAGAGTCAGCGATTTCGCGACCACCAAAACAGCGTTTCATGGACCGAAGACGCGATGCAAAACAACAGCGTTTGGCTCAAAGAGCAGAACAAACGGGAGCAGGTGCAGACTATCGTCAAGCATTCCCAATGGACAAAAACCCTCAAAGCGTGTTTGAGCCGTCTGCGTCAACAATGCGACGAGTCCAACGGTTAGGTGAATGAAATGAACCCAATGAACGATGCTTGGACGATTATGAAAGGTGATGGATGCGACGAGTGCGGCAAAAGTGGTTGCCGCGCGAGCAAGTGTTGCGACAACTGCGGGAAGAACAAGTGTTCCGACTGCATGGATAAAGGCGGGTGTGGTGCTTGAATCGCGACATGCACATTGGTAGCAACCGCCCATTGCGTATTCGCGCGGTTGCAGAAGGTGCATTCATTGCTGAACCCGTTGAAGAAGTGTTCAACCCCGAAGCCGCCAAGAGCGACGGCAATCCATTCCCCAAAGAGCAACAGACGGAAGAACAACCCGTTGAAGTTGACGAACCCAATTACGAGTCCATGACTGTTGACGAACTCAAAGCCCTGCTACGGGCGCGAGGTCTACCGGTCACAGGCACAAAGGCGGAACTCATTACCCGCCTTACCGAAGCCGATACCCCCTCCAAAGAGGCAGTTGAAGCCGAGGCCGTCGTTCCCTCCAAAGAGGCCGCGACAAGTGATGAGGGAGTAAGTGATGACAATGCCGAAAATAGCAGACCCAATGAGCCTCTTGGTGAGTAGCCAAGCGGTTGAGCATGAAATACAAGCAGACGAAAATGACCCCGAAGTGGTCATGAAAGTATGGGTGAAGGAACTCTCCTTCATGCAGTTGCAAGACGCAATCAAGACTTTCGTGAACCTAAGCGCGGCTGGCTCGGTTGATATTGACCTCGCCAACTATTGGAAATACATGTTTGCCGAGGCTGTGGAGAAAACAGAACCGCGCCTCACCATTCCGCAAATGCTGTCGCTACGGCCATTCATCGCGAACCAAATCACCGCGTTGTTGCCCCAACCTCAAGACCTGCTGGCGAACCCTTTAGCGGGTGGGGCGGACGAGTAGAAGAAGCCTATCAGTTTCTACGAAAGCCATCGCCCGACTTGTCGCATAACTTTGATGCGGCGGCGTATTTCGTAGCCAAGCATTATGGAATCAGCATTCAACAGGTGTGGGACATGAGCATCAGCGCGTTTGAAACATCGTTTGTTTGGGCGAGTGCTTCGGAACGCGTGAAGGCCGAGGAAATGCAGAAGGCGACCGATGGAGCAAAAAGCAAAACACGCGTAGGCTCAACACACGGCCCGATGCCGTTCAGCGAGGGGTGGTGAAATGAGTGATATTCAGCAGTTGAAAGACCAAGTGGATGAACTCACCGTCGCGCTTGAACAGTTTGGCGTTTTCAACATGAACGCGACAAAGAAAATGGGCGTGTTTGAAAAGCAACAGAAGAAGGTCACGACCGCGCTAAAACGCTCACCACTCAACGCCATCCGTCTTCAATTGCAAGGGTTTGCTGAATCAATGGTGAATGTTGTCAAACGCGGCGTGTTGTTTGCCAACCTCAATGACAAACAGCGAGATGATTTGAAAGCCAACATGACCGTGATGGAAAAATTGGCCGCGGCAACCATTGCACATGGTGTAGCAGTCAAGTTCGGCAACAAGGTGTTGGACAAGAAGAACACGCTCTTTCGTCGCATCATGGTGTCGGCATTCTCGCTGGTGAGCATTTTCCTCATTGTTGGATTCGCGCTTGCCGCTTTATCGCTGGCGTTTGAAGGCGCGAATAGTCCGCTTCTTACATACACCGAAGACTTGGGGCCGTTGCACGATGCGATGCAGGGGTTGGTCTATGTCATCACAGGTGAAGGTGATGAGGGTGGGTTGGCAACCGCGCTTGATGTTCTCGCGGCGGCTTTGTTGACTGCGGGTATTGCGTCAGCCGCACTTGGAGCAACTATGGGTTTGCTGGCTGGTGCGGCTGTTATCACCGTCGGTGCTTACCGTCTTTTCAACGCGGAGTTTGACAATGTGGTTCTCGCGGTTGTAGGCGCAGTTGGTGTGTTGGCGACGCTCATTGGTTCTTTCTTAATGCTTCAAACAGTTGTTGCCGCGGTTAAGGCTGGAACCGCAGTAGCCATTCAAGGAACCATTGGTGCTATTGTCGCTGGTGTTGGACTTGTTGTTGGTGGCATCGCCGCGCTTGTTGCTTACGCGATGGGTGCTGGTGAAGGTATCAAAGGCGTTCTTATTGGTGTTCTTGGCGCGTTTGCTGTCTTTGTTGGCTTGTTCTTGATAACAGGGCTGGCTATCCCTGCGGCCATCACCGCGGCGGTTCTTTTCGTCATTGCTTTCATTATTCGCAATTGGGAAACATTCACACTCTTCCTTACAGGGATGTTGGAGTTCATCAAGTTCCTCGGTTCGGAAATTGTGACCTTTATCGCGTCAACTATCAAAGCGATTTTCGGCTTAGCGTTCGGACTTCTCACAGCAGGTTTCGGAGTCGTTGTTGGTTTAGTAGGGGGGCTTGTTGCCGCGTTGCTCACACCATTGACTTCCTTAAAAGAAAATGTGATAGATGGTGGCGAGAGCCTTTTGGACTACTTCATGAAATTGCCGGGGCGCATGTGGACCAACGCAAAGGATGGATTCTTTGACATTTTCAACGGCATCATCGGCGTTTACAACGACTTCGCGGAAGAGTTTTCGTTTGAACTGCCGGAGATTCTTGGTGGCGGCACAATGGGCTTACCGAAAATCCCATTGCTCGCGGAAGGCGGCATCGTGACCAGCCCTACGCTTGCGGTGGTTGGTGAGGATGGCCCGGAGGCTGTCGTGCCTCTCAACCGTAAGAACAACCCCACAGGCATCGGTTTGGGTGGTGGTGGTGGCATGACGGTCAACATCAATGTCGGTGGCGTGACCGACCGCACCGATAAGAAGCAACTTGCGCGCGAAATTGGCGACCTTATTCGCGCTGAAATGTCTCGCGGCGGTCGCTCACACGGCAACAGGAGGTCGGGCGTTTGACGAAAATACGGTTGATTCGCAACGACGGGACCATCATGACCGTTGATGCGACCGATTACAGCATGAACATCACGCGTAGCGTTCCTGTTATGCCAATGCCTGTGCTTGGCGAACGCTACGGTATTGACCTCAACATGGTCACGGCTGACTTCAAAATCAATGTCATTCTCGCTGACGACGATTGCGCGGCGAGTGAGTTTGAGTCGGTTGCGGCAAAAGCGTCAATTGATTTTAGCGCGTTAGCAAACAGCGACGGAGGAACGCGTCAATCCTACTTGAGTGGGAGCAGTCCATCGGTTTCATTGAGCGACCTCAACGGTCAATCCTTTTCAATTGAATCAACCTACACCGGTGAGAACACAACGCGCGACCCAATCAAAATCCAATTTGACAGTAGCACAGCGTCCCATAGCGACATCAATGTTCCACCCACCGTGACCGTTGGCATTCAAGGCATCACCACCGACGATGGCTTGGCGGCGGCTGTCAAGACCGCATGTGAAGCCGCCGACTTTAGCCCGCGACAAGTCAGCACCACAGGCACAACTTTCAGTAGCGCGTTCACTATCACCACCAGCAACGGCGAATTGACCAACAACGCAAAACTCACTTTCACTCAAGTGGACAAAGGGGCTGGCGGCAACAACGAAACACCGTTTTTCAGCAAGGGGTTGGCTACAAAAGCACCGTTGTTTGAGGTGTGCGCTGGCGGTCAAGCAAAGTCGTGCCGTAGCGCGGGTGATAAGTTGCAAGACCTCATCGCGTATGTCGGCAACGCCAGCCTTCTTGGTGCATCGGGAGCCATCGCCAACACACCCGACGACGACCCTATTTTTGAAGCAGACGCGAGTCTCTTAAACAAACAAACGGCTGACTACATCGTGGGTATCCAAATCCCTTACAACTCACTCATCACCAGCACAGCCGCCTCCGATGACTACACCGAACGCAATCTCATCATGGTCACAGGGCGCGCGGATGCTGACGAACAAGACGCGTTGGCAAACAATCAACCCGTCGGTGTTGAGTTCAACCCGACAAGTAAGTTCACAGGCATCTCCGGAACAGTTGTCGCGATGTCGTTCAACTACATGGCTGGCGAGAATGTTTACGAAGGCTCATTGACCTTCATGCCAATTGATTTCATAGTGGGGTCGTGAAGTGGCGGTTATTGGTCTGTCAAGCCACGCGTTGTTTTTCAACGGCGTAAGCGACAGCGTTGTTTGTCCACAGGGCAACTTTGTCAAAACAGGCCATAAGCGCGAACTCAACGGTAGCGTTGCGCGCTCATCTGCTCCTGTTCTTCAAGACGGCGACAACCATCGTTTCGCCAACGCCAACAATCAAACACTCAAGCAGTTCACGGTTGAGGCTTGGGTTTCGCCCGACTGCGGTGGTGTTATTGCCAGCAAAGCAGGGCTGTTTGAGTTGAGAATGGGGACCGTTGATGCACCCGGTGTCGCTTCGTTTAAAGTGCAACTCACCAACAAAACCTCCGCTATCGCCGCAAGCGCGAACAATTATCCAACGGCGGCGGGTTCCTTCATCAGCAATGATGTGGGCTACAACGCTGGACAGCGAGAATTGTATCACATCTCCGGTGAGTTCAACGGACAGCAGGTTAAACTGTATGTCAACGGCGAACTGATGGCGTCGCACAAACTCAACAAATCCTACACATGCAATGTCAACGACCAAGACCTGTTCATTGGTGGTGAAGGTGGTCAGTATCGCGGCTACATTGAATCCGTTCATTGGAAGGCTGATGTTTCAACAATTGAATCGCGCGCTAAACCATGCATGCTTTCTACAAGCACGCTGGGCCTTTGGCGTTTTGAAGAGCCGGTGAGCGTTGACGAAACTGTGTTTTACGCGACTTCAAATGTGTCTGCTGGCGACACCACCATCACCATTGGGGCCACCGCTTGTCAAACGCTTTACGAAACGGTAAGCGGTAAGTCCGACACGCTCGCGAGCAACTACACGCTGGAAAGCCTCGGCAACTACCGCGTTGCTAACGCCGCGCATAGCGGGGGAGCGCAGGTTATTAGCGTGGCTCACACGCCATTCAACCTGCTCATCAATCCAACAGCAACAGATGTTCTCACAGGTGTGCAAAACAACAGCCCACCCGAACGCGTTCGTCTCAAGCAAATCAACACCAACGGAACCATCACCGTTGACAGCATCCACCTTGACTTTGGTGTTTCAGCCGACACAGGTTCGCGCGGTGTGCTTCATTCACGCACAGCATACGATGCAACTTATCATCGCGCTAACGATTCAGCAATGGTTCTCATCCGCTCCGATTTGTTGATTGACAGCGAGAGTGGAAAGCCGTTTCAACGGCTCGGCACAGGGAGTCAAGCAATTGACCGAACGGGTGCGATGGTGATTGATGAAAGCCCGAATGAGTTTCACGGCTTCATGTATTCGCGCGCTCTTGCCGTCAACACCAACAGTTTTGCGCCGACATCGTGGACCATCGCTGAACGCTTCAAGACAGGCCACACAGGACGACACACATTGACTCACAGGGAAGGACACCCATTTTTGCGGATGCTTCCACCCATCCATGAACAGGAAATCACGCGAACCATTGACGGTATAGCCGATGATGTTCTTGTGACCTTCGCTGGCTCATACCTCGGACTGAAAGAGGTGATGCCGATTAACAGCAAAGTGTCGTTGACACACACAGCGTTTAACGCGCGAATCATGGATGTTAGAACATCAGCAACAACAAACGGTGTGGTGGATAACGGTTTGTCATCGCTTGATGGAAAGCGGTCGGGTGTCATTGCGATTTCAGTTGATGACATTCAACCGTTTTTGTTGAAGGGTGGCGGCATTGGTGTTGATTCAACCAGCGATGCGGCCTACAAAACACACCTCACACCCGAAACCGAATCTCGTGTCGCGCTTCTTGAAGTGTCGGGTATCACCGCTGGTTATGTTGAAATCCACTACAACGCTGTTGACCTCACCGGCGGCAAAATGGGATTGAGCAACCCAGCCCTTCTCATCACCAAGACTGTCCCCGATGGAGGTTCTTTGATTGACGGAAAACGCGTAGCCGAACACATTGCTGACGCTGTTGGTGCTAACGCGACCATCCACGCACCCGGTGGTGTGATTGTTGCTTCTTCAAGCGATGTAGGCAACGCACAGGTTGTTATGAAGCCGCACCACCTTATCGGAGACAACACAGGCGGTATTGCTTACAACGATGAATTGGATGAGTCGCACCTCCCAAGCAACTACACACCGCGCACATCCGATGATGAACCAAGAAAGCCACCACAAGGTGTGGGAACAACAGTCCACCCGTCAGCCTATCACAAATTGCACCTTCAACCGATGCAACGAGGCGCAAGCGACCCACCCGTAGGTGAATCACCCACTCACTATCAAGAAAGCAAACAGTTCGCATCACAAAAAGGCGGCGCGTTTGAAATGTTTGACATCATTGACAACGACAAAGAGGGCGACTCCTACCTCTTTATCGTTCAACCAACAAAGCGCGAGCGCACCATGCAGTTATCGCGAGCAACACCCGCGACTGTGGACTTTACGGATAACACCTACTTTACCATTGAATACATTCAATCTACCGCGCGTATCACATCAATGCAAGTCAACGATAGCGGTGCTGGACGCTACCTCATCATGGAGGGGCAGGGTATGATGTCCGATGTCGCCGACCAAACTGTGGCGTATAGCGGTGATGGAAGTCCCGATTCGCACATCGTCAAAGAGATTCAACCGGGCGCGCCTGTCGTCTCGGTCACGCTCGGTGGTGCTGGTCAAGGTGCTGTCAACACAAAACCAACATGGGACCCCGCGACATTATCGCGCATCGGATGGAATACGCGTCATGATTGTGCCGCGCAAATCAATGAAGTGGACAGCACCGCGAGAACCGTGTCGGTTCAAGCATTGAACAATGCGGGAACATCGCTGGCAACATGGGGGACTTATTGCTTCCCTGCTACCGGTCGTATTTATTTGCAGAACGGTGCAAGTGCTGAATACACAAGCAAAACCGGAACCGCTTTCACTTTTACAAGCGGAACACTCGTTCATGGAACAGGGACATTTAAACTCGCTAACGGACAAGAAGCGGCATCGTTTGCCGATTGGGTCACAAAAAGCAGAATTGAGGAAGGTCAATTGGTTTTGCTTGACCCGTTGTTTGCAACTTCTTCAATATGCGCGGATGGAACAACCGTCAACGACCGGCTGTTTCAGTCCATTGGTTCTGTTCAACACGACTATCAGTTGGGAACACAATACGCCAGCACTCGCGCGCTTGTTGAAATCCCCCTTTTCCCTCAACAATTCTTTGAAGACCGAGACGCAGGTGTGTTCCCCGGCCCCGACAACAGCATGAAGTTGCATTTGGATGCAACAATGACAGCACAGGCTTGGAACCCATCACCTGTGGGTCGTCGTGCGCCCAACTACGCCGCTAACGACTACGAAGCCTTTGGACAGTATCAGTATCGTTTTAGCAACAATCTGCCTATCCGCGCCACGGTGTTGCGATACGACCGACAAGGAAGCAACAGGAGAGTCTACATCGCAGAAGGAAGTGGGCGCATTCCCAATTCAAACTTCAACGCGGCTGGGACGGTCAAAGGTGTTAGCACACGACGCGCGCGTAAAGTTGTGCTTGGAAACGGTGAGTGGGCTTACTACGAATACGCGGGCGGCAGTTATTTTTCTTTGAGTGGACTCGCAAGCCATTCAAGTCCCGACTTCTTCACTTTGCTTGATGTTGGTTCTCAAATCACCATTGGTGTTTTGCCAAACGGAGACGGATACCCGCTTACAGGCGACGACAACTACAACTCTTCTGCTCAAGAATACCGACGACCGTTCTACTACGACCGAGGAAGCGTGATGACACAGGGAGGCAACCTTGACTACGGCCTACGCCAATATGTCAGCGCGGTTGAGTTTAAGGCTGGACCAACAGCCAATCCTCATCTGTCTCGCATTCAATCAAAAGGTGCGCGTCTCAAACTTATTCTTCTTAACCCGCTTTCACCATCACAGACCTTTATTTTTGAAGGTGATTTACCCAAAGGACATCTGCCAACCAACTACGCGTTTGCCGCTATTAACGAAGCCACAGGTCGTAAGTATCAAATTACTTACAACTCAACAACCACGGTAAGAGAAATGCAGGTCGTGGCTCACCCGGTTCTTGACAGCACCGCACCAAGTCTTGCGGCAGGGGACACACTCACCGTCATTGGCATTTATGCAACAAGCGCAACTCAACTACCTCTCAAGCAACCCGACGGTATCGCGAACGCAACATGGAACAACCCCTACTGCCCCGGCGGATTGCGCTACGGTGATACGGTTTGGATGAACATGCACTACACCAATCCTCACGCAATTGAGGGAATGTTTTGTAAATCGCGCGGTGTTTACAACGAATATGAAGTATGGTCGGGCTTCAATGGTGGAAAGGGTGCGCTTGGAGTTGAAGCACGCGACACTCTCCCTGTTGAAAACTTCCTTATTGGCGATACTTGTCTTGAAACTGCTCGCAACTTTGTTCAACATGTGAACAAAACCATTGAACTCAATTGGACTGAACTTGGACACAGCACATCTGCACCCGTTGTTGCGTTCCTTGACCCCTACCTTAGCACAGAAACACACGCGCGAGTGTTGCTTTACGATGTAGAGCATGACCGTGAGTTCATCGCGTTCCACGACTTGCACATGCAAGTTCAAACGAGTGCAACAACACCAACGATTGAAGGTCTTGATGTAGCGGCTGGATTCAAGACGCAAGACAAAAACAAAGCCACGACATCAAGCACGCATGCGGAAACCATCAACACCGTTGTTTACAACCTCATTAAAGACGAAGGTAAGTCGCAATTTGTTGAAGGAGCCTACGCACACAAATCGTGGTGGCTCATGGATGAATCCTTCATGTCAACATCCAATGTTGCGGCAACCAAACACAATAAACCAAAGCGGCAAACTGAACACACCGTAGCATTTGGTGATGAAACAACGCAGTTTGGTCAAGGACGCGTTGCGCAGTCAACTGTTGATGTTGACAAAGCCGCTCTACGCCACGCCGAAACAATTGACCATGACACATCCGAGGCCATCATTGACGACAGCGGTGGACACTATCAGTTTTCGGCTACTTTCTTTGACACACCGGAAGGCACACGCGTTATTTCGGCCTTCCTTTGTTTGAAGGGTAAGCGTGCTACAAACAACACCATCGTTGATGCTCGGTTGAACCAACTACCTCATTGGACCGATATGGACTTCGTTCGCCGCCTCACAATTGACATGGGTGAAATTGGGTTGCGCGAAGGTGTCACGGACATTGAAGCGGCGGCTCGCGAAGTTGTTCGTCTCATCAATCAAGGCGGTGCGCTCAACGGTCGTAGCAGTCAACGACGACCATCCGACCAATACGCAGGTGAAGGTGAACGATTTGACATCAACCGTCGCGCTATTTCCGTAGGCGGTATTGACACTCAAGAGCCAACAGACGCAACATCCGCACACCAACACGCGGACTTTGCCGTGACCGGCTCTACGCATGACCCCGCGCCGTTTTGGAACACGCGCACAGCCTTCACATCATTTGACCGTGGTTCTCACATGGGATACCTACGCGCTCATTTAGGTCGCGTTGTTGAGGATGCAAACGGCAATGAGGGATACAGCATCGTTGTTCACAGCACCGTTCCCGGTGCAACCAGCCGCAATTTTTGCGCGTGGCTTGACAACAGCAAAGCACAGGCAGAATACAAACCGCAATTCCTCATCGGGCATGGTGGTCGTTTCCGCAACTTCTACTGCGCGCCACCCGAAATTGCAGGTGAAAACATGCACCCTGCACCCATGCCGATTGACAAAAACGGCAAACCGTTTGCGCCCATCACAACTCTACGCGAATATGTGGCATTGGATGAAGACTCGGACGAGTTTTTCACCAACCTCCACCTCGGATACGCCACCAACTTCAACAGCGCAGAAGGGTTTGAAACACCCAACACAGGAACAACCACAGGACGCGCTTCAAACACAGGTGCAATGGAATCGTTTGAAAACGGCGGTCAAAAGTTCACCATCCGTGAAGGATTACAGACCGGCAGTTATGCACGCGCAAGAGTAAACTTCGGCGGTATCGTTGCCGCAGGTGTTCCCGGCTTTGCGCCCGATGCTGGCGATTGGGGTTTTGGTGAAGACGGAAAGGGTGCTGGACGCTTTGTTTCTTCGGTTTACGGCAACTATCTCGCCACAGGCGACACCTATTTTGAAACATACAACTCGTATGTTCCGACAACAGAAGTCAACGACGCATCAGTTGGAACTCAACCACTCTACGGATTGAAAATGGTTGACCATCGTGGTAAGTCTCACATTCTTCGCTACATCTACCGACGCGCGGGTGAATCATTTTCACATCGCAACTCGGTTATGCCAAACACAATTGATGAAGAAACGCTCATTCATTTTGACGACCGCGATATAGCACAAGGTGGTTTCACCATCGGTGCAAACATGTGGGGCAAGGGTGGTGATGGAACGCCGTTCTTTTACACAGGAACGACAGACTATAATTGGCGCGGCAACAAATGGCGCGGCGTCTACACACCTAACGCTGGATACGCTGTCACAATGGACACAGCAATGGCAAACAATCAGTTGGCTATTCATGACGCGAGCGGCTACGGCTATCACAACGGCGGTATTTGGCATCATTTGCCGGATGTTGACGATGTGTTGGGTTGGATGGGCTTCCCCGATAGTGGGTTGGTTTGGCTGGCTATCCCATCATCAAGAAGTCAATACGACAAAGTTGGTGTCGTTTTTTCATACACTTCGCGCACACACAACGGTCGCGGCGGTCCTCACATCTTCGGTGGAGTTGAAGGTGTAGAAGCAGATTCAATGGTTGCAACTTGGTTTAACAGTCAAGACAAGTGTGGACCTACCAGCGTGTCTAACACACGCGCTCCTGTTATTATCAGTCCTCACCTCAACCAAACAACCATCGTAACTGACGAATTGATTGCCGCGGCAACCGCTTTCGCTTTCACAGCAGACCCAAACGAAGACGACCAATACTTTGACTGTTCACACTTGCGCGCACCCGACGGTCGCACTTACGGTGAAGTCATGGGTGAAGCCGCACAGACTGCTATCAAAATCACCAAGTTCAATAGCGACAAAGAAATCATCCCGTTGAACAAATTGTTTTCCGCTTCTTTATCGCGCGATTGGGGTTTGCAAGCCAGCAGTCAAGAACACGATACTATCTCCGCTTCTTTTAGTTCGGGAGGACAATTCGGTGGTCTTGGAAATGATGTAGGCGAAGGAATGGAGGAAGTTGGATACATCCCTTACACGCTTCTCAACATTGCTACGCGCTACAAAGGAAGCAACGCAAACACAGCAACACCGATTCTCATTGACCAAACAAACAACGCTGTGCCTACTGACGATTGGCAGAAGCATTTGCGTGGCGACAAATATACGCGATATGAAGGCGACCACATCACGCCCTCGCTTGAAGCGGCAACTTACGAACTTGACCCGCAAAGCGGAAGTTTAGCCTACCCAAGTGGAACAGCGTATGACACCTATCAAATTGAAATGCGCGACCCACATCATTTTGCTGTTCTTGGTCGTCAATACGCGTGGCAATTGCAACACATCAGCGGTGGTAGCAATCTCAATCAAGACTCATCAACCGAGTTCGGAGGTAGCACAACCATTGACGGCTCATGGTCGCCGTTCAAACGCATGGACATTGACGAAGACACTTACATTCATTGCGCCGCGTTGAGTTCAATTGATGCACCAACTGATGTAGCGCGACATCTACTCGCGTGGCATCACGACGACAGCAAAGGTGATTTCAAAGACTCACTTGACACCAATCTCATCCTTCAACGATTCAAGTTCGTCAATGACATTCAAGGGTTGCGTCTACGCGCAAACAGAAAAGGCAACCCGTTGCTTTACTTCCGAGGCGCACAAGACAGCATTGACCACCATGTGCCGCTTTACTTTGGAGGCGGATTCAGCGGTGTTGTTATGGACATCAACGATGGGTCGCGTGTAGATTATAGCACACACAACAAACACCCCTACTCAAGCGGTCCAACGGGGAGTGCTGGTCTACAAGACATCGGAGAAAAAATGGGAGCCTACGCGCTTCTTGACACAACCGCGTTGTTTGCTATGTTCCCTGCTACTGTTCTTACAAATCAACATCGCGGAGAAGCGACTCCACCGTTCGCCAACCAAGACGCCATTCTCAACACCGACATTGACGGCAATAACAACACGCACACCATTCCCGACACCACCTACACCAATGTCAACATCGCGCAACCAACACCCGTCGTGCTTCGGTTTGCTCATCCATACGCACGCTACACGGATTCAACCAACAGCGTAGCCTACATGGTGTTCGGTCCGGGTCAAGCAGTCCCGAAACATTGGAGTGGAGAAAGCGCGAGCATAACGACATCAGTTGAGCCGTCGGCAAAATGGACTGCCGCGTTCAAAAAATACTGCTCACTTGATGGTGCAATGGCAACAACCTTCAATCAAGGCAATGAGTCGGGTTATTTCTTCCCTAACGAGTTGAGCAATGGAACACTTAACGGCGCGGCAAATCAATTTTTGCCACCAACCAATGCATACGGTGCAAACAATGTGTTCCCATACGAAACATTCCGACATTGGGAGCCGTCTTATGGTTCTCCAAACAGCGCGTTTAATCAAACTGTTTCTACTGAAGCGCGTTATGTTAGCAGTCATTTTTTCGGTGCAAACTCGGTGGTGCAAAGCGCGGCGAACGAATACGGTCATCCATTTTCTCATTATACCGCAGTTGCGCGATTTCCAACATCGCATAGCAACTTCCGTGAAGACAAACTGATTTTCCACCTTGACGGAGGTTATACGGTTGGAGGGTCATGGTTTGATAATAGCGTGCGCAAAAACCCACCGCATCCTGTCACGGCCACGCTGGTCAATTCAGCAAACGCGTCGGTGCAATACATTGACCGACTTGGACTCAACGCTACAATGTTCCGGGTTGGTTCTCAAGTGCTAACAGACTACGACCATGACTTGGATGCTGATGTTCCCGACGATGTGTTCTTGATTGATGCAACGCGCTGTCAAAACAGCGAAGAGTTGGGTGCAGTTGTTGCCGCGGCAATCAATACATGGCCCGGTCGGTCAAATCTCAAGGCTCTTGGTGGTTCTTTCCTTCCTTCATTCCAAGACGCGCAACGGCAAGACCGCTATGGTTGGATTGATGTTGGCGACCTCGGCACTTACACCGACGCTGGAAGCGGCGGACATGTCTCCGTAGGAACAGCGTTGCCGATGACGCTACCCGAAAACGGTTGGATACGCGTGAGCAACGGAGTCAATTCTTACTACGGGTATTATTCAAACTACGATGTCGCGCAAGGAACATTTATTCTTGGAGCGAACTTCCGAAACGGACAAAACCGATTGGAGCAACCAAGCCTTAGCGGAACGGGCGATGTAACCAGCGTAACGGGAGAAGGTCACAAAGTGTTTGTTTGGTCAAAGGCTGGCAATTTGCGCTGGGATAACGGCTTTCAAAACGCAGTTGACGGCTCGCGAGCCACAGGAGCAACTTCGTCGGGGCAAATGTCAAACAGCCCGTTTGACCATTATGCGTCAACACAAGTCCACTTTAACGGCGTTGTTGATGCCATAGACCGAACACGCGCGGTTGGTGCTGTCGGCTGGCATGGTGAGCGTTATTCCTACCTCAACAGTCTCAACATCAGCAACAAAGTTGCGGCTGGTCTTGGCGCATGGCATCCAATGTTGGGCTTTACGCCTTACGGTGCGGCTACCGCATGTCATAACCCTCAATCAATGGAGTGGGTTTTGCGCATAGCAGAAGGTGGAGAGTTGGAAAACGGCGATTATATTTGGGAGCCAAAAACCAGCACGCACAATGCAGTCGGAATGCATCAACGACACTTTGTTGTTATTTCTTATGAAGGCGACCTGCCTATCATTGCTAAAGCCGCGCGCAACGGACAACAAACCTGCGGAGACATGCTTCAACTCAAGTGGGGAGGAACGCAAGGCGGGACCATCACAGCGTATCACAACGACCGTTTCAACAACGACCGCTACAACGCTGAATCAAACGCTGGTCCGCATGTAGAAGCAATGCACGACACCACCATGACTGAACCAACAGACGCAAACCCGTTGTGGACAACATCGGCGGCTACTGCTTCACAACTTGCACAGGCTGAAACCTGCCTCTATCCTACCGGTGATTTGTTCTTTGACAAGACCGAAAACCCCAACAACGCGCACTACCCAAACGATAATCTGTTTGATTCGGAAACAGCCAAGACCGAAAACACAGGCTACGATACTTATTCAACACACCGCGATGGCATTTACGCGCACTACAAAGGACGATTAGCCGCACGCAATTTCTTCGCCGAGCATGTTGTTTGGAAACGGATGGGTGGAGGCAACCTTACACTCCCTGCTCAAAACGCGCGAGGGCTTGGTTCAATGCCGTGGCAGGTTCACAAGGTTGGGTCGGAATACATTCGCTTTGGTGAAACCATCTACGGCAATGTGCGCTTTTCGTTTGAAACAACAAACGCGGCAATGTATCCAATTATCCAAGCACAAGAGTTGGCTCATCCAGCACTCGCTGAACAATACCCCTACGAAGTCCGAAACGCGCTTAACATACCGAACGAAGAAATCCAATTCACCGAAATCATAGTTGTTGATGATACGGGTCAACAACACCGACTGACCGGTGGTTCACCGCTGGGTGTTGTTGTTCGCGACTACGAAATGGTGCATGACCGAGAAAACGAAGGTCTTGCACCCGCACTCGCAGGTTCGGGCGTTTCTCCTAACATGCGCATTCAGTTGCCGAATCACGATGACATCCCCGGCAACATTCTTGTGCGCGCTGGTTTTGACCGCCTACAAGCCTACCAGCATGAAACGCTGGGTGGTGGCGGGTTGCAACACCCAAGTCAACCGGTAAGCGGTGTGTCTCAAGCGTTTGAATCGGACAGCGACCGACCGCGAACAGAACCGTTTTGGGAACAGGATGGCTACGAACACATCAATCAAAACCCAAACAACTTCCCCGACAGCAACAACGCGTTGCAATCAACCAACATTCTTGAAACCGCATACGAGCCTCACGACCGCGCGTTGTATTTTCACATCACCAAGATGGGCTACACCTATACGGAACGCGAACCGTTGCGCATCGTCAGCAATGCTATGACGCTCAACAGATTGACATTCAAAGACAAAGGCAACGACTACATCACCGTCAATGAAAGCATCACGGCTGACATTTGGAAGCAAGACCCGACACCGGACGGACGCTACTTCCTGTCAGTCAATGGCACAATCGCGTCTTTTACTAACAACACAACCGTGGTGATTGAGGGTGTGACCTATCACAGATTTACAGGTGTTGTCTTCGCGCCCGATTTTACAGCCAAAGAAGACGACGCCATCAAACCGTCTTACTACATCCCTGCTGGGTCTACACGACAGTTTGCGGCGCGCAGATTGCGTGACCACGCCGAAGTGAGTGGGAACAGCCCCGACAAAGCACACACCGATTGGACTTCGCTCGCGGCTGGAACAAGCCCAGCAACTTTGGTGCGCGCGGCAAACAAATTGACGCCCATGCCATTACCGCGCATGGGACACCACTATGTCATGCCGACGATGGCGATGCTTCCCGGCCACCTCGCACACCCACTCTATCAACAAATCTACCAAGCAAATCGCGCATGCTTTGGTGCAACCGACTACGACACAACCAAGACCATTGCCAACCCGCTTGTGTGGTTTTCGGGAACAACCGCGTCTAACCCACCAAGCGATATTCACGGTGATGGATTTACGCTGTTGACTGAAACCAAGTTGCGCTTTGATGGATACGGCGTCGCAGATGACAGCGCATCATGCAACGCCGCTGGTGGTCATCGCATTCAACTTGAAAGCGGAACCAACTACAACACCGCCTTCCATTTCCCCGACCCAGCAGAAGTAGGCGCATATCAAATTGTTATCCAACCCAACCTGTTCAGCAAACAATTCATGGGGAACAACGAGAACACGACCTTTGCTTCAACCGATGCTCCCGAAGACCCCGGTGGGACAAACACAACGGTGCGCACACTCACCGACCAACTGTTTGCTACGGTCGTCGCTATGCAAGACCGCGACCTCATTCTTTCCGAAGCAACAATGGCTGATGTGCGCGGTTGTGAAATCTACCTCAACGAAGTTATTTTGGACATTGACCCATCAACGCGCGAACAATTCACCAACATTCCCACACTCGGATTGAGCAACCCATTCGGTGTCAATGCTACTTCTTCGGGTGCATTTACGCGTCGCAGTCTACCGTATCATCCAAACATGTTCCACCGCTCAACACCGGGCCACACCGTGACCGTTCCGTGGTGGAGTGCCGCGCTTGCTTCTTCTACGATTTTTTCGGCAACTGCGCCGTGGAAAGGTTCGCAACACTATCACCCCGATGACTACTACCTCTTCTGTCGTTCAACGCTTGGTGCAGTTGGAACACAAACGACAATGCTTGGATACCCGTCCCACTACCTTGATGTTTACACGGACTACCTCACTTCTCTTACGCCTACCGCGACTGTTGAACACGGCGACCAATCAAACAGCAAACTGTATGTGCGCAACAACAACCTTTTCCCTGTTGCTGGTGCTGACTACTATGCGCAACACCTTGTTATCATTGATGATAGTGGTGTAGAGCAAACCGCATCATACGAAGACCGTGGCTACATCAGCGGTCTTAGCGCAAGTGGTCCTGTTGTGTTCAACAGCGTGACAGCCATCACGAGCGGATTTTGGAGCGCGGCTGTTCAAGGCGCAACCGTCCGCATCAAGTCCAAGTTTAACAACCTCGGTGCTGGTGAAGTCTACAACAAATCACAAGCAAGTGTTGCTACGCGCAACTTGCCACAACTGCTGTCCGGAACGCGCGACACCAACAGCCTACATTTGCCCGATGCATACCTTTGCCTATGGCACTACAACCTCGGTCGTCCGATGACATGGTTTTCGGACAGCCGAACCAACAAAGGTGATGCGGCGGTTGACAAGAAAGCCTACAACCACGCGCCCGAACACTACGAGATGATTCACTACCACGAGTTTACCTACGCCATGAGCGACGGTCCGTTCAAGTTCCGAATGAAATCACCGAGCAATGTGGATGGTTCAATCGCTGACACTTATTCTGTGGCCGCGCTCACCAATCAAGCAGGGATAGACGGAAAGTCGCGCAAATACAACCTCGGTGCATTTTGGCCGGGTGGTCATCGTTTTGGTGCGCAAATGAGTTCGCTTTCGCTTTACGGCACAGCCGCACCCGGTTGGCGCGACAAGTGGGATGACAACAACATCAAGCAGGTATCGGATGCAAAGGGTTTGACTGTCGCAAATGCTGATGTAGAAACGACAACGGATACTATTCAAACTAAAGCAACACACAAACAAGCAGGGTGGGGATACCGTATATCCGTTCGTCAACCTTACAACCGACCGCGCTGGTCTATCAAAGCAAATCAAGGATTGCGCGACCCACACATCTACTATCACTTCCAAGCCGAAGGTCCGTTTATCAGCAGTCAAAATGCAACGACGCGCACCAATGTGCAAAACGGAAGTGCTAACAGTTCAACAACAGAAACCACCAAGCAAAATTATGTCGGCATCATTGAGCGGCAGACAAACGCATCCGCGCTTATCGGTAGCGACCTTAAGTTTCAACAGGTGCGATACAGCGATGGTCGCCGAATGACGAAAGGGTTTGGTTGTGCGGTGCGCAACATACGCAACCCGACAACCGCTCTTCGCAAGTTCCACGCTGATTCACCAACGGGTCATAGAGCAGGGACAGACGCGGATGACCAACGCGTAAATCTCGCATTGGCTCAAGCGCACTACATGATTGATTGGTGGGGCAACACGACCGGTGAAGAGGTTCGTCGTTTCCCTGTGCGCGGCTTTGGCATCCGCCCGTCTTGGGACCCGGAGGATGCATACCGGGCAACAGACCGAACAAAGGTAGCCGAGACGATGTTTACCGATAGCAACCTACGAAGCGCAGAAACACACATTCATTTCTTTGACCCTGCGACAGCCAAGCGCGTAGGCGACCGTGGAGACGGACGCGGTGTGCGCTATCCTACTTACTTCAACGAAGACATTCTCCAAGATGTGTCCGAAGACATGCGTCCGTTTGGTTTGGTGCTTTCTCATCACACCAGCGAGCCGCCGTTCATGAGTGGCTTTTTGCGCCCTTCAAATGTTCAATTGGAATCTCACGAAGTGGCTCGTGGAATTAGCGCAAAGTTGGAACTCGCAGGTGATGATGGATTGCTTAAGCGCGAAGCAAATGTTGGAACCAATGTTGAAAAATCAAACTTCACTTTCATGCAAGAACCGATTGCAAAATCAAAACCGCGTATTGGAATTGACGGCATGAGTGTTGTTGAAAATGATGGACAGATGTCGCCACGATATGTTGTCGCCAGCACCGAAGCAAACAGCGTTCACACCGACCGACAGGTTGGACAACGCTTTATTCTCGCGGGTGGTGTTAGCACAGCAAACCGCGCGGTTGACAACCTCAATCTCCACACGCTCAACCTTTCATCAGCCAAGCAGGTTTTGAAGTTTGGAACCACGCATGGCATTCCTCCGCTGGGTGGCACTTACATCATGGAAGTTTCATCGGATGGAGAGGCAATCAGCGACCTTAATTGGGGCGCGTCTTCCGGTGTCACGACCAATCCGTATCAAACCAGCAATCATGACTCAACCTCATACAGAACCAACACAAAGGACACGACCATCAAGTTCCTCGTTCGCCCTGTGCGCGTTCTTGATAACCAACACATTGAATTGTTCCGTGATGATACGACGCATGTGCTGTCCGCAACTGCCGCCGGTCGCTACGGTGTGTTTGTCTACGACACGCCCAACGCACGCGCCGCTGATGCCGCTTCTTCCTACATGCGAAACAGCAACCCTGCTCCGTCCAACCCACCATACGCGCCTGTTTACTTGTTTGACCTTACGACATCAACAAGCGACCCTACCAGCAACGGACCTCAAATCCCCGGTAGTGAAGCCAGCGATTTCACAACGCTGGCTACTCAACCTGTCGCGCGCATGATTGTGACCAACAACACGCTACAACACTTCCGTGGCGACGCGGCTCGTCGGCAATCGGTGAACGAAGGACAGGATACATTTGTTCGTCTTGACTACACGGTGCAACCACGCTACACGCAATCGCTCTACGCTGGCGACAAACTCAACACGAGCAACCACAGTAGCGAAGGAGACAGAACAGACAACGGGGTGGGTGCATGACATTCAGCGTTCCATCACCAACCAATACTTCATACGCGGGTCAGCGTCTTGGGCGTGCAAAAGAAGTTCACGACGAAGTGGGGGCTATCGCTGAAAGCCCAACCTTTGTGGATAACGCCGTTCATCATGTTGTTTACGAAACAATTCAAGACACCAGCAAGACAACGCAAGTGAGCAAACCCAACCAAGAGGATTTCCAACCGACTCACCCTCGTCGTTATCGCATCAGCGAAGAACAATCATCAGTAAGACTCGCGCACACAACACACGAAGACGCACCTTTCTTCAACGGTGAACAACTAAGCGCGTCATCATCTCGCCCCATGTTGTTGATTGATGCGAACGACCCAACACTTCGTCTGCGAACACAGGGTGTTGCGTCAGCAACCAAAGGCGCGCAAGTTCAACTTATCAACATGAGAGGAAAGAGTTTGGCTGACTATCAAATGATTGAGACAAGTCATGTTCGCGCTGGACAAACGGTGAGCGTTGGTTTGCGAAGCACCGATTTAGTTGAGAAGTTGTTCACGAAGGCGTTGCATGGATTGAACAGCGTGCAAGCGAAAGGTATCAGCACGCTCTTCGTTGCGCAAAACTTCAACTCAACTGTTCTGCCAACAGCGGTGCGCTTTGTTGGTCGGCACGACCACTTCATCATGTATTACGACCGCTTTGGGAACTTCACATACGCGCCTAAAATCTTCAACATCAAAGACCGTGAGTTGGGTATCCAGCGCGGCATCGGCAAAACCAAAGTTGACCCCATCACCGATGTCGCTAATCGCATTCTTATGCGCGGCACAGGCATCGCTCTCAACGACGCCATCAGCGTTGAAGTAGATGACGCGGAAGCACAGAAGCGACAAGGCTCAATCAAACAAATGAAGGTCAAAGACCCTACTGTGAACAACGAAACAAAAGCACGAAGTAGCGCAAACCAAATGCTTCGCCTCAACAAAAAAGCGCAAGGTGCGTTGCAGTCAAACCTTCACGCGCAGTCTTGGGACATGGAACCCGGTGATGTCGTTGACTACAAATCCTCATTCAGCGAATCGCGTCAAGCCATCATTGAGTTGGAACACAGTTCGGATGGCACTTCAAACTTTCAAATGATTTCTTACGAAGCGGGACTTGAGGCTGTGGTCAACGCTTTCGGCAACGACGCAGATGTAGACGATGAAGCAGGTGAGGCTGACCGAACTCAACAGGTTGTTAGCGTCAACAAAAGCGGCGTAGGTAGCGCGGAGTTGAAGGTGCGCGGCATACTGCGAATCCGTCCTGTTATCGGGAAGTTGGCGAGAACCAAAACAAGCGCAACAAACACAGGCTCGGACATCCACGCTGGCATGCTTTTGGCTCACCGCAACAGCGGATATGGTTCGGGTCGGTCAGCACTTGGCTTCGGTATCACGAAGCGCATCAGCGGCACACACTCGGCGGGGGCTATCACAGTCGCCAGCACCGACGGTTTTGACTCAAGCGGCCACCTCATCATCGCTGACCAATCGCTCGTATCGTATAGCGGCAAAACAGCCACCACTTTCACAGGCGTAAGTTTGGTAAGCGGAGCCGCAATACCCGGTTCAGCGGCGGAGGTGCGTATGCTCCGACCGCGCGCACACGAAATGCGAACCACGAAGGGACGACGAATACGGAGGAAGATTTGATGCCAATGCTCAACGCTGTCAAGAGACGCTTGGTGGAACACCTTGCGACGCTTGTCAACGAGTTGCATGTCGGTAGCGACGGAACCATCGCCACATCCGAAGACGGCGGTGCGCGCACGCTGGCACGCATCGTGCCTCGTGTGCAAATCATTGACGACACCAGCATTCTCGTAGAAGGTGTGCTAAACGCGTCGCATGTGTTTGCCAAACCTATCCAAGAGGTTTACCTGCAATACAAAGACGCGTCTACGGGAGAGTTCGTTCCTGTGTATCGCGCTGACATTCATTCGCTCACAAAGAGCGCGGAGAACGAAGTGCGCTTCTCATTCATATTGGAGGTATCGTGATGGCAACAGATAACATAGCAGGGCATACAGCCGCGCAGAACACACTTGGCGAAGACGGACTGCGAGACGGCGATTCGTTGTCGCCCACGACGCTGACAAACATGATGCAGGGTGTGCATGGCAACGGCATTCTTCGGTATCAAGACGGAGCCTTCGGCTCTACGCGCAACGAAACGAACAGCGGCAACCAGCCCGGTTCAATGGTGCGTGCAACCAAAAGCACACTCACCGTGAGCGGTGGTTTTGCTGTGCTTGATGGCGCGCTCTACGAGTTTGGAAGCGGCGTTGGCAACACCATCACGCTTGACCTCAACAGCGGTTCACACGGAACAGGCGCACTTTCATTGTCGGCCAACGAAGAAGCCATTTACACCATCTACATTGCGCCGAGCGGCGGCAACAACAAAGTCCACTACGAAGGAGGAAGCCCTGCGGATACAACAACGGGACTTTACCCATCCGCGTCCAATCAATACCTCATCAACTACAAGACGCTTTCATCGGGTGATAACTCCAAAGTCATCGTGCTTGCGCATGTCCGTGTGGAATACGCCGCCAGCGGTGGTGGAACAAACAACCTCAACATTGTTGAAATCAACGACAAGCGCGTGTTCTTGGAAAGCACAGCCGATTACCGTGTGCCTCTTTCTGTCGGAACAATCACCAGCGGCGGCGAGATTGCAGACGGTGGTGCGGAAGGTATCAACAACATCGCACACCTCAACGCTATCCACAACGATAACGGCGAACTCGCTATCACCGATACCGTGAATGTGCATTGGGTAAGCCATCCGCGCTACGGTGCATTTGCTCAAACTCCACCATCGGCCAGCGACGCTGGCTACGGGCAAGGTCCATCACGCGGCGCAGACCGTGGCGGTAGCCACGCGGCTGACTCGTTTTACTTCGCAGGGCGCAACAACGAACAGACGGGACACTACTCGGTGCGGTTGCAGGGGCGAGGCGTTGATGCAACCAGCACCGCGCTAACCACAAACGGCACTTGGGTGTTGACGGCGGAAGGTGATTCGTTCCTCATGCTCTCGCCAAACAGCGGCGTGACCATCACGCTCAACCCCGAACGAGACGGAAGCGCGAACTACAAGTTCCCCGAAGGCCACATCATTGAGGTGTGCAACGATGGTGTGGGGGACATTGTGTTTGACAACCAAACTACACCGAGCGGACTGAATGCTACACTCTCATCGGGACACCGCGCTACATTCATCTACGAAGGAACGGTGTGGGTTCGGTGTGATTATCAGTCAGCCATCATCGCTAATGCCCCTGCAATTGAAATCAGCGGCGGTGCGCCAGCCTTTGCGACAGGTATCACGCAAGGAGAAATGCTCACCCTTCTTGGTGTTGAGGCGGGTGCGACGGCTGACCAAACCGATGCTGAAATCCGCGCGGCGGTTGAAGCGGCTACCGATTCCAATGTGTTCACCGATGCTGACCACACCAAGTTGAACGGTATTGCTACGGGTGCTGAAGTCAATGTCAACGCTGATTGGAATGCGGTAAGTGGTGACGCGCAAATCCTCAACAAGCCGAGCGACATTACTGACCTTTCAACTCACAGCGTGACTGAACTCAATGATGTGACCAATGCGGGTAGTGGAGCCATCATCACATCGGCTGAACGGACAAAGTTGGGGGGTATTGAAACTGCGGCGACCGCTGACCAAGACGCTGACGAAGTTCCTGTGGCCGCTACGCCGAGCAACTACACCGCCGCTACCGCTGATGTTGAGGCTCACCTTGCTGGAATTGACACCGCGCTTGCTTCTGCTGGCGGCGGTGGGACACCATCGGGTGTTGCTGGTGCAGTTCAGTTCAGCGACGGGGCGGCGTTCGCCAGCGACGATGCAAACTTACATTGGGACGACACCAACAACCGTCTTGGTATCGGCACGAATGCCCCCGATGCAGACCTCCATGTTGAGTCTGCGGCTACGGGGAACATTTTCGTGCTTGAATGCACCGATGCTGGAACAAATAGTGGCCCCGACATCAGCATGATTCGGGATTCGTCAACCCCCGCAAGCGGAGATTTTTTGGGCCGTCTTGTGTTTAAGGGTCGTAGCGGCGCAAACCTGTTGGAATACGGGAACATCAAGGCTCAACTTGGCGACCCAACAAGCGGAGCGGAAGACTTCAACATGTTCTTTCAAGGATTGGTCGCAGGAAACAACCGTTCCTTCCTCGGTCTTCGTGGGTATGGTGGAATCGCAGGGACAGGGCAAGCCGAAGTGTGTGTCAATGAAAACTCAATTGACATGGACTTCCGCGTTGAGTCGGACAACAAAACCTCGGCGTTGTTTGTCCGAGGAAGCGATGGTAATGTCGGTATTGGCACTACCGCTCCCGCTCAAGAACTTCATGTCGCAGGTGGCATCCGACAAACGGATGTCACTTCGGCAGTCCTCGTCGCTAACGCAAACGGCGACCTCGTTGCCGCGAGCAACCTTAGCGACCAAGCATACTCAACAACAGATACGACAGACGCGGCGGCAGATGCTTATTCCCCTGCCGTTGGTGGTCATTGGAGCGGTCCTGTTCCAGCAACAACGGCTGACGCGCTGGACAGGTTAGCCGCTTGGATTGATTCTTATGTGATAACTTACGGTCCAACTTTGACCCCGCCTCTCACCACAAGACCTTGATGTGATACGATGGATAAATGGCTTGACGAATATGTGCGCGATGTAATGGAGCAACAAGTTGTGACGAACAGCATTTTCAAACGGTGGTGGAAGTTTTGGGAAAACTAAAGGCGCGCTTAAGTCAATCGTGTCCCGGTTGTCACGAGACGATTCTCGCGCAACGCCTTGAAGGGCGATATGTTAATGACCGTGATACGCGTGTCCTCATTTGGGAGTGTCCACTTTGCTCGCGACTTTGGCGCGAGTCAAGATTGACAAAACCCAAGTTCAAACAGCATGGAGTTGAATAAAATGGCGAAAGGTGAGAACCTTGAGAAACCCAAGAAAGGCGGTATGGTCATCGTCATTGGTGTAGGGAAACCAACAAAACCCAAGAAAGGCGACCTCAAAAAGAGTGGACCGCGGCGACGCGGTGGCGGTGCGGCCAGCAATCGTTCTCGCAAAGTGCAAATGAAAGAGCGCATGGATGAAGACCCGGACTATCTCCAACGACAATTTGAACGCTTCAATGTGAATGAAGACTTCATGAACAAATACTTTGAACACCATCATGGCAAATCGCTTGATGAAGCCATTGGTGACGAAAGCATTAACATCATTGAAAGCATGAAAAGGGCGCGCAAAATGAAAGCCGCAAACGAAGGACATGACCCGCAAAACGCAGGGTTGCAACGCTTGTTGCGGAACCGAGGGGTTTCTTTCAGTCAACTCCGTCAATCGCTTGATGAAGACCCTTTCATGGAGTGGTCGGACCGCATTGACAGCCTCACCGATAACGACCGTGTTGAAGAGCAACGCAACAGAAGGAGAGGTGAAGGTCGCGGTTTTACACCCACACGAGAAGAACGACCGTCTTCACGCGGTGGCGGTGGTGGTGGAGACAGGCGCGCACAACTGCGCGCTATGGGTTTGGGGGAACGCCAAATTGAAGAGCAATTGGAACACGACCGGTTGTATGAGGAAGACGAAGCGTTCAAAGAAAGAAATAGAGGGATGCGTGCGCCTAAGCGCGAACCCGACGATATGGATTTGGAAAGAATTGCGCGCTTGTTATCTGCGCGCTTTTCTCCCGAAGTTGCTGAACAAATGGCGGCGCGTTATTTGACTGACAGTTATCACTTTAGCCCATCGGACCATGAGTTCAATGTTAGTATGCGAAACCAAGACGACGACGAAGACCCGAATGTGGGTTTTTCTGCGGCAAGCATTGGTGCTGAAACGCCAAAATCGCAGACTGCCAACCCGCGCGACCTCGGACCGCTTATGAGTCCGCGCGAAGGTCAAGGTGAAGGGATGATAGTTCGTCCGTTCCAAATGCAGACTTCGTTTGACAATCCATTGAATGTCATGGACGCGGCGTGGGCTTTGTTGAAGGGCAACCGAAGCATGCGTGACGCAGAAGGGCGCGCTATCAATCACCCTGCGGCTATGGTTTACGATGACCTTGCCGCGCAAATCCACTTGAACGAGCAGAACCCATTTGATGAGCGTCTTGGAAATGAAGACGACGAGAGCGCGGCTGACAGGATGGAGGAAATGCGAAACCCCACACATCAAAGAAAGGTGATGAGAAGAATAAAGGAAGGAAAACCTGCCTCTTTCCTTGACGCGAAAATGGCTATGCGCAACGACCAAGCCGAGCAAAACCGATTGAGACAATACCGAGAGGAAGCAAGGGAGCAGACGCGCAACACAATGGACTTCGGCAATGAAGACGACTCGCCGTCGCCCAACTACGGCATGCAAAGACAACGCGAAGCAGACACGGATGTGCGAATGAAAGAAGGCAACATCATGGACTATGTGTGAGGTGCGCGCATGTCGGACCTTTGGTGGCGCATCACGAAAATGAAGAAGGAGGCCAAGTCTCCCGCCGCCATTGCGCACAAGCGCAAATACGAAACGCAATACGAATCTACGCCCGCGCGTAAGAAATACCGACGGGAGTTGGAGAGGGAGCGTCGCAAGCGCGGGGTCGCTGGAAAGGGCGGCAAAGACATGAGCCACACGAAAGAAGGAAAAATTGTGCCGGAGGAAACGCACACGAACAGGGCGCGCTCTCATCCGTCCGTAGGCTCCACGCTGAAAATGGTCATCGTCAAGGCTCCACAAATGAACCTCTACGGTCAGTCCGCTGAATGCGAAATGTGCAACGCACCGATGAGTGGACAGGAGGCGGCTGTATCAAATCAGCAAATGGGCGCGTCAGTATGCTCCGCTTGTCTCATTCAAGCACAAGAGCAATTCAATCAAGAGAACGATATGATGTTCCACAGCGAGCCGATGGATGTTGTTGCGCGCTTGTTGAAAGCACCGCTACATGATGTAAACACAGGTGAGCAAGTCGCTGGCGCACCTCAACCCATGACTGATTTTCAAGCACGCAACCCAAATCGCAACCGATTCTTGCCCGACCCTTTTGAGCATGACTTTAAGTTTCTCACAGACCACATAAAAGCACCCACCCAATACCAATACGAATCCCCCGACAGGTCAACACGCGGGGTGGTGAATGTCAAAGACAACAAAGCCAACATCTTAGGGTTCGTAACGCACCGTGATAAGCGTGGTGAAGGAAGGGGGACTCGCGCTTTGAGAAATCTCACCGAAGAATTGCGAGAAGTCCACCCCAACCTTCGTGAAATCAACACAGAAGGTGGGGCGGGACAGGATGCGTTTTGGGAGAAAATGAAACAAGAAGGAGTCATCAAGGCCCCATTTCCCGCAAAATACGGGGGCAACTGCATAGAGTGCGGTCAATACATCCAAGAAGGTCAGCCAGCCAACTTTGTCAACAACCCACAGCGTAGAGGGCTTAAATGTCCTTACAACTGCGGACGCGCTTATGTGGTTTGATTCATTCCTCTTCCTTTGAGTTCGGGATAGGGATGTTGCTTGCCGCGCGGTAAATCATGTCAAGCATGACGAAGCCAAGTTCAATGCCTATCAGCACCAAGAAGGCAATCAGTAAGACTTCAATCATTAACCACGCCTCGCGATAATGTCATCAATACGAAGGATGGAGCAAGCAACCTCGGTAGCCGACTTGATGATTTGTTCAACAAGCGCGGCAGGTTCCCACACATTATGCTTGACCATATCACCGATTGAGCCTTCCCCTGCAAAGTCAATGTAAAGCCCGTAGTTGTTCGTCACCGAACGCAACTCCATCACCACATCAAGCGCGTCCATACCAGCGTTGCTGGCAATAGCGGCAGGGATGATTTCAAGGGAATCTGCAAAGGCTTCCATGCACATACGCTCACGAGCAGAAGACTGTCGTTCATGTGTAGCATGACTACGCACAGTCATCGCCAAGTTAGAAAGAACAGCACCACCACCGGGGTAGAGTCGCTTGTCATTCAAGTAGAGACAAGCCACACCAAGAGCGTCGTCAAACGCACGCTCGTATTCATCCAGCGTTTGTCGGGTTGCGCCCCGAACAATCATGGTGATGGTGTCGCTTTCCTTCGCTTCAACCGACACATAGTCAAGGTCGCCAATGCGAATGGATTTGATTGAACCTTCAATACGCGCTTCGTAGTCATCAGCAACTTCGGTGATTCGGTGGTGGACGGGGATACCTGTGATGCGAGCGATGCTGTCCATGTCGCTTTGCTGGACACGACTGACAACACCGATGTTCTGTGCGTCAAGGTATTTGGCAACGGCCTCGTGAACACCATCTCGGACAATCACAATGTCAGCCATCTCGGAAAGAGCGTGGGACACGCTACTCAAAATCTGCATCTCTTGTTTTCGGATTGCATCAAGTTGGGCTGGGTCGCTGATTTGCATTTGGACATCCTCGTAATTGAAGCCGTCAATTCCTCCATCAAGGAGAAGAATGCGCGGATTTTCTTTCCCGGTAAAGTCGGGATTCACGAAGGTCTTGTTGAGAACAAGACCGCTGTGGATGTAAGAATCACTCATGTCGCCACCCGCTTGAGTGAGTGTGCGAACACGGTCAAGGTTGCCATTAACAGTCAACGCGGCGTTTTCAACGAGTTGAGCGGCGAATCCAAGAGCAGACTCGGACGCTTTGCCGCGCAAAGCAGTTGCGGCCACCACATCAACAGCGATGTTTGTTTCGGGAAGCGGCATGTTTTCAAGGGCGATTTTGGATGCTTTGTTGTATGCGCGCACAATTGTTTGCGGGTGAATGCCTCGCATGAGCAATCCCTCGCTCAAGGCCAGCATTTGTCCAGCCAGCACAACCACGCTGGTCGTTCCGTCTTTGCACACTTCTTCTTGCGTTTGACTCGCTTGAACCATCATCTGCGCACCGGGATGTGCGGTGTCAAGTTCTCGGAGAATCGTGATACCGTCGTTGGTCACGATGCTTTCTCCGCGTTCGTCTACGAGCATTTTGTCCATACCCGCAGGGCCAAGCGTTGACCTCACGGTTTCGGCCACTTGCACAGCGGCACGAATGTTGCTCATTTGGGCTTCTCTTCCTGTTTTCCTTTCTTCTGTCATGGGGGTTCACCATCCTATGTGGTATTCCTCAACGATGCCTGTTTCCTCGTTCCGCCCTTTGACGAAACCTTCGTTTCTACCGTGTAGAAACAGGTCATAGTTGAGTTTGCAATCTGCGATGCAGTATTTGATGACTTCCGCGTGTCGGCCTTCTTTCCAAGCCACAGGCGCGTCTGCTGAATCCATGATTTCTTTTCCTTTACCCAGCGTGTGCTTACACAGCGAGTCAAGGTGGTGGCTCTTTCCACATGCTTCACGCAGGGACCACGAGGTGTCAAGGATGTTCTCTTTCTTGTTGAGCAACACGCCAGCATAGTGCATGTCCAGCGCATCTCGGAGAACGGGGAGGTCAAACCCTCGGATGTTGTGTCCAACGATGATACCGCCGGAGTCAACATGCTTCTTGAGGTGTTCACCAAGGTCGCGTGGGTGAAGAGGATGCATGTGCGCGTCTGCTACAATTGCATCGTCGGCTTTGGTGAACACATGTGCTTCTTCGCCGTCCCATGTGGCAACGACGGTCGGCTCAAACATGTGGGTATTGCCCCATCCTCCGACCTCGTGAGAGTAGTTGGCCGTCTCAATGTCAATAGCCATCACTTTGCTCATTGGGATTCCTCCTTCATTTGAATGTAGACTGCGCTACCGACACGCTGGGTGCGGAACATCTTTTCCACATCCTTGAATCGCCGATAAACGCTTGGCATGCTCAAGCCCATTTTGTTTGCATAGCGTTGGAACATGTCGTTCTTGAGAACCCAGCCTTCGCCTTTGTTTTCAATCTCCACGGACTTGAGACTCTTCATTGCATCCAACCATTCCTCTTTACGCGCAACTTTTTCAGCGGCCTTTGCTCCGACTTCAACCTCGGACTCAAGCCAAAGGACAAGTTGCTCGTATATATCGTAGAGGATTTCAGTCGCCATCTCAACATCATCACCACTTACAATCCATTCCGCGTCTTGTGAAAGACCATCACGCTCAACGCGCATCAAAGCGAGGTGGGTAGCGAAAATCACCGTGTAGTTGAGGACATTCGGAATGAACGAACAAACGACATCGGACAGGTGTTTGTCCATCCCTCGGACAAGCGTGTAGTATTCCTCAACCGAAGCCATCAGTTGTGGATGAACCGAGGGTTCAATGGTGAACATCTCATGCATGCAACCACGCGCAACTTCTTCTTTGCTGGATGGTGCGAGGGCTTCCCATTCTTGATGGGTCATGTTGGCGATGCTCAACAAACGAGCCTCGGTCTTCTCACGAATGCGGATGAAATGTTGGGCGATGTCTTCAAGGGATTGCACTTCGGTCAACTTGTTCTTGAACACACCTTCCATGCGTCGCTCCGAAACGAGTTGACGCATGTCATCGCTCCACGGTCGGTAGAGCAACAAGACACGCTGAAACAATCCTTTGGTCAGCACATATTCCTTGACACCGCTGGGCGGAAACGAGGTAATCCAAAACGATACGCGGGATTCTGTTTCCACTTTACCGTTCTTCATGTGCTTGGTCAAGGTGTTGCTGTGGCTTCCGACAGGATTCATCGCTTGTTGCAGGTAAAGGATAACTTCGGAGAAGAATTGCTTGGGGTTGGATTGAAGAAGGATTGACCCTTCATCAAAGTTCAAACATTTCTTTCCTCCGAGCAGTCCTTCATTCTGCACGATTTCGTATCCACCTTCGCCATCACTCACCGAGTCAATTGACCCGATAAGCGCGCTGTCTGTTCCGCTGGTGAACATGTCAATGTTCAACCCTGCCAAGTCTGCGACTTCGCCTGTAAACTCCCATGCGATTGACTTTCCGGACCGCGTTGCTTGAATCCAAAATACATGGATTCGCGGGTCAAGGGCCGAAGCCCAAACGGGTATTCGCACATAGTCTACAAGGGCTTGACCTTGCAGGTAGAAGAAGGAAATGAGTCCGGGGATTTCGTTGAAAAACGAAGTCGTCCGGAAACGCTCAAGGTATTCCTTCATCATCGGGTATTCTTTCACGGCTGTGTATTGGTTCCATTGTCTTTGGGGCATTCTTACTCTCTCCATTGGGGGGCGGATGACTCTTGGGGTATGGTGGTCAGCCTATAACCATTTCTCGTTTTCTTGTTTCTCGCTATCTTCTTATAAAGATAATTTGCGACTGTGTATAAAATATCAAACATGCGCGCTCACCTTTCAAAGCGAACTTCTTCTTCGCTGGTCAATACTTCAACAACACGATTGCGCAACACCTTCCCCATGCGGGGAACATCACGCAAGCAATCACCACATGCGGCTTCTTCAATTGAGCCGCACGCGTCAATGATTGCCTCCACCATTTCCGGACCGATACCGGGAATCGTAAGGAGCATGTCTTTGCGAACATCGTTTGTGGATACGCGCCGAACGGCTTGCGCACCATGACGGCTCGCTTTCTTGTAGGTTTTCTCGTGCAGGGCGACCATGAACGCCGCCGCTTCACTTGCGTTAGGTGCGCGGTAGATGAGGCAACCAAAGTCGGCTACAACTCTACCGAGGAATCCTGTCATTTGTTTGAGGGCTTGGCTGGCGGTGATGGTGGAACCACGCTCACGCGCTCGGTGAATGTAGCCACCAATCTCACCCCAAATCACCAACCCGTAGTTGCCATCGTTTGCATCCATGTTGTCAAGTTGTCGCATAAGGTGTCCGCTTCTCATGGATGTGAAGAGGTCGTCAATGCTCTTGGCTTCAATCAACCAATCTCCACACTTGTAGTCGCCGTTGACAAGGTTCTGCCGCAAGACATCAATTCGGGGAGAGCGTGATTTTGCGCGTCGCTCAAGTGCTGACACGAGTGAACCGCGTTCATTGGTGTCAATGATGAGAGGTGGCTTCATTGCTTCCACCTCTTAGCGCGAACTACACTTTTGTATGCTTTCTCACAATTGAGCGACACTCTTCGTTCATCATCATCATCATCAAGAATAATGTTCCAACCGTTGGTGTCAAAAATAATTGCGCCACACAAACAGGTGTCGCGTTCTTCGGTGTTCCGTTGAAGAATGTGATAAATTGATTTGCGGCTTCTGTTTATTTTCCTACCAACCTTCATGTATTGGTCGCTGATTTTCATTGCATCACCTTCAAAGCAGAATAAATTGTTGCAATTTCCTTCATGTCTCTTTCGTTCTTCAACCAAATGTTGTCGCAACTTGTTTTGATAGGCGCGCCTTTTGCTTTGATTTCGTAAGCGTTATTCCATCCTTTGAGATTGACATTGCAATCCGTGTGGTCGTAAGAATCAACAGTAGCCCAAACAACAATTGCTTTGTTGGCTACATATTTGTTGAGTTGACGAGGGGGTATCATTCTTCCTAACTTGTCCCATTGCTCTTCAGTCACGGTTTTGACCTCAATCGGCAATCCGTTGATTTGTAAATCGCCTTTGCCTTTTTGCACATCAAAGAATCGCGATAGATAAAAACTAACGGCGGCTTCTGCTTTTAACCCAATAAATGTTGAAGACACATTGTTATGAGAGTATTCTCCTACGCGCTCACTATGTTTTTCAACTTCTCGTTTCGCTAAAGCATAGGTTTCATTGACTTCTTGAGGTGTGAGTTGAATTGTTTCCGTAGTGTCTTGGTGTTCTCCGGTTTTATCCCACAGTTGACAACGCCCGATGCAAAGCCCCTTCCCGATGAGGCTTTCGCATCGTTCCGTGTAGCCACCATCAACGATGGAGCGCAGTTGATACTCGGTTGTGCTGGGGTCGTAGTCAGCCCATTGAAGGGTCTTGATGAAATCGTGGAGTGTGAGGATATGCGCTTCGCGCATTTGGACAGTCGTTCGTTGAACGGGTAGGAAGTTTCGCAAGCGCGATGCAAGGTAGATAGCCAAACTCGCGCGGCTGATATGCGGCGGATTGCTTCCCACTTGACATGCCGCTTCAATGAGGCATGGGAGGATTTTGATGCTACCCATTTTGACAGTATCAAAGTTGACGGGTTCACCCGACACCTTGAATTGGCTTTCTCGCACTTGCTTGACAGGAAGGTAGACTCCTTTCTCACCGTAGAAGTAAGCGGTGTTGCGTGGCTTTTGAGCCAACTCACAAATCTCATCCCATGACAAAGTAAGCAACTCATTACTTTCAAGTGGGATGCTCCAACGAAGCACATGTTGCTTGGCGTTGTAGGAGTTAGGGACACGAATCATACGCGCAGTATCAAATGGCACAGTCGGGTCCATGCAGTAGAGTTCCATGTCCTTCTTCCATTGATTGATGACCTTCTTTCCAGCCGCCTTGATGTGCGACACCTGCGTTCCGCTGGATGGGAGGTGCGTCTTCTCAAGTGAAATCCAAATGTGAAATCCATTGCCGCTGAACCAAACGCCGTGGTTGATGTTCTCGTCAAGGAGATACCGTTGGAGGCGGCGGACCTGTTCAACAACCTCGTCGCCCTCAACCTCAACCATGTTGCTTCCTTTGCGATACTTCTTGTCAAAGTCCAGCACGAAGTGCTTCATGATAGCGGTGTTGTATTCCGCGCGGCGACCATTTGGCTTTACGGCTCGGAAACCGTAGACTGACATGTAGGCGCATTGTGAGTTTTGTAGCGATGACCAATACCGTTCAAACTCCGCGTTATCGTGAATGATTTTTCGGAACAGGCCAACTTCTTTCGGAAAATCAAAGTGAAGTGGATTCATTTTCAAACCTCATTTCAGCAGTAATGGCAAACTCAAGCACTTTGTCAATGCACGATGAGCATGCGGTATATCTCGTATGACGAAGACCGCCGCTTTTCTTTCCACACAACTCACACGCCTTCATTTTTTTCAACCTCCAAATCGTATTCGTAGTCTCTCGTATCAACATACGCTGACATAACCTGTTCTTGCAAATCGCTATCCCATTGTTTGAACGGGATGCCGAGTATTCTCATGTCGTCTAACCGTTTGATGGTGTGCATCAAACTCATCATCAATTCATATTCACTCATTCGCTCACCTGTATTGCATATTTTGGACACAACTCAATCATTGAGCAGTAGGAACACTTGAAGTCATCCTTCGTTGGAGGGAAGTGATTGTCAAGATACATTTTGATGAGGTCCTTAACGCGCTTCATCATGGAGCGTTCGCTGATGGACTTGACTTTCTCGCTGTGCCAATAGTCAGCGGCGGAGTATCGCCACCCCCAATGGGTGACAGGGCGATTGATTCCGCGCTCTTTCAAATAGTCGGCGTCTGCATTGTCAATCAAAAACTTGTAGTAAGCCATTTCTTTTCTCATCTCCGTGGTCTTTGCGTCTTTCCATTTACCGGTCTTCAACTCAAAGAGCAGAAGGCCACCGTCGGTTGCCTCAAACACTCGGTCAATGATACCGACGAATTGGACAGGGATTGTGCCGTAGCCTTCAATATCCATGTCTCTACGAACTTCAAGACGAACCTCATTCGCCAAAGGTAATGGGGTTTTAGAAAGCCGCATTCGCGCGTTTTCATATTCCATCAACCAATTCATGTTGTAGTAGTAATCGTCGTGATAGAACGGGAAGTCTTTGTTTTCCGCGCGGCGATTTTCAACGATAGTCTTCTCGGAGGGGATGTGCTTCTTGAGGTAGGATGTCATGTTAGCCCCCTTGTCAATCATCTGTTGAATCAAACCATCGCTTTGAATGGATTGATAAAACAAATCAAGACCGTTGTGAACATCATCACCAACAACGAGGTGCTTGACCAATTCCTGTGGGCGCGGATAGTTTTGCTCAAGCCACATCTGCTGAACACACCAACCAATTGAACCAGCAGTTGATTTGCTGATGCGGATAACGATGCCGTCCTCGCCCATTTCGGGCGTCCACGCATACGAAGAGCCGTCATCGTAAATGCGACTCATTGAAATGCGCCTCCGGGTGTGTTGTCTCGGTCCATGTCAATGTGCATCCTCTTCAAAGCATGAGCCTTTGAACGCTTCATTGAATCAATGTCAATGGTGTAGAGGTCCTCATCCAACTCGCAGGTTTGAATCTCAATGATGGTGGCTGATGGGACAAGAATGTAGTCGTTGCCGGGTCGCTTCACTCCGATGTATTCGGACAAAAGCGCATCACCGAACAGCAATTCACCTTCTGCTTCGCGCACTTTTTTTGTGCCGGTTTCAAAGTAGACGATTTTGGCAATCATTCCCACTCCCCCGTCTCAATGTTGAATTGCTTTACATTGCGTGAAGAAAGAGAACGAAGGAGAGCGTCACGAGGATGGGGGATATGCGTGCGCTCCTTCCATTCTTTGTCGGTCAAGAGGTAATCGCTTTCGGGTCGCTTTGGTCGTTTAACATGTATGCGGTCATCGGGGAAGCGGTCGTTCCACGCGGCGATGATTTCATCAATCATATACACCTTACTCAGCACCACATCAAGGTCGTCAGCCAACCCGTTAATGATGTTCTCCTTGTCAGCAAGGTCCTCTTTCAGCAGTCTTAGTTCGTCTTTCAGTTTTTCGTTTTCGTTTTTGTCGGTCATTTTTCTCACCAATATGTTGCGGGTCGGGGGGTTCCGATTGCGGCTTCAAGGTCCCAACCCAAGACCTCAAAAATGCCGGAGATTTTCTTCTCAATTGATTTGTTCAAAATGGTTTTGGCATCCAATTCAAAGTCCTCAAGTTCAGCAGGTTCACGGTATGCAACTACTTTGGTTGCTGGCAAACCATTCGGAACGGCTGAAACATAGGTCCATTGAACGGAGTCGCCCGATACAAACGGGTCGCCATCCGCCATGTGTTGGTTGTAGTAGTGCGCGGCTTTTGAAGCACCGGAGAGTGTTTTGTAGTCTTCCGGATTCGCGCTGATTCTTGTTGATTGCGTCACGGTCTTCAAGTCCATTTCACCTCGTCGCACAGGGAGAGCCATGTCAAGAACGGCGGCTCGCACATCGGCTTCGGACGCACCGTCGCACACGAGGTCAAGCACCGTCCCTTCGGCTTGTTTGCTGATGGGTGCAAGACTGCTACCTTTCATGAAGTTCGCCGTCTTCATTTTGCCAGCATCCTCGGTGGGATAAGTGACCTTTCCCGCGTAGCGGTTCTTGCCAGCCAGCAACCAATACGGCATGTAAGCCTCAAGTTCAGCAATCAACTTCTCGTTGCCCGTCGTAGACTGCACGACATCTGTGATACGCGCGGCCAATGCTTCGGCTTCCTCAAGCGGCACTTGGATGAAAGCGGAGTCGGTGAAACCGTAGAGAACATTGTAGCCCATGTTGGTCGCCACCGTGTCAAGCAAAGCAATGCATCGTCGTCCTTCGGAGAGGATGGTTTCGGCGATGTCAAGGTCGGCCCAGCCGAACCCGACGCTCGCGGTTGCCCCGTAGAGACTCGCCATGACGCGCTTGACTGCGGCCTGTGTGGTGTTCCAAGCGGCACGAATCTCTTTGGTTTCTGCTTCGCGCATGCGTTGTTTGCACAATGCTCGGTATTCAAACAGGTCGTCAACAACTTGGGGGAGGATGCCTTTGGATTCTTGGTCCCAAAAGGTTCCGTTCTCCATCTCAAGAATGCCGGGGCCGGGGCCATCTCGCTTCGTTGTCCAGCACAAGTTGAAGCCGGTCATGAGTGAGGGATACAGTCCCTTGTAGTCAACAACAGCAACACCTTCGTAGAGGCCGTTGTCTTTGATGATGAACTCCGCTCCTTGAATGTCGGGCTTCTGCACATTGATGCGAGAAGGTGCAATCAAGTGGGTCTTGCGTCCAAGCAAACCGCGCATGAAGTTTGACACATTGGTTGATGATTGAATGGAGACGCCACAAAGACGCACCATTTCAACAAAGAAGTCCGTGACATTTCGCGCTTCATCAATCCCACGAAGGAGAACGGTGTCAAGCAAACAGTAGTCAACGAACTCCGACCAATACTCATACCACCCATTGTGGACATCCATGCCCTCAATCTCTTCGGTGAGTTTGGAGCCGAGGCCCAGCGTTTCAGCGATAGTATTCAACTTACGGTTGGGTAGTTGTCCACCACCGCTGTCTTTCCATACGCGCTCAAATCCTGTGCCGGATTGCGCAGGGGCCGCGGTATCAAATTGCCAACGGCCAGCGATGGGTTGGTCGTCAAAGCGGTATCGCTCACCCTTCTTGGGGTAGCGAATGATGCCGAGTGGACTCAACCTGTGTGAACCACCATGACCGTAGATGTGGTCAAGGCGTTCAATCATGTGAGGTATGTCAAAGAAAGTTCCCGCGTGAGCAATCATCATGTCGGGGTTGCGATGGTGAAGAAAATGAATGAACTCATCATATATTGCTTTCTCCGAATCAAAAAGACGCAACCTGTATTCTTCATCACGAACCTTGCGTCGCCAAGTGACGCTTTCGGGTGGAGTCTCGTAAGCACAATTGGTTCGCTCATCAGCCCATGCGAAAACAACGGGAAGGTCCATGTCGGAATCAATGACGGCGATGACGGTCGTGAAATTGTCGTCGCCGGTGTTGCACTCAATGTCATACCACCATTTGCGCGGCTTCCATTTCGGCATCTCGGTGATGTTCTCAACCAAGTATTGGTCAACGAAGCGCATGTCTCCTTCGTAGGAACGGCTGAACATGTTTCGCATGGCGGCGATGTCGTAGGGGTTGTCCGTTTCAACACGCCAAAGCGTAGCACCGTCAAGCCCCTCGTAGGTCTTGTCCTTCAACAATTCAGCGGTAGGGAATGAGCGAAGCATTTGGTTGATGCGAAACTCCGGTGTTGATGTAGGGATGAACATGTGAGGTTTGTAGTCGTCAACGCGGTTTTCAATCAGCGCGCCCTTATCATCACGGTATCGGGTGTAGAGTGTTGGTGGTCGGTCATCGTGGTAGATAGCGTCAGCAATCATTGGTCCAACTCCTTCGGCCATGTCACCATTTCGTAGCACTCTTTGCACAACAGGTGATAGTCGTCTCTTGAATCGCAGTCTTCACCGTTGCACATCAAACATTCTTCTTCGCTCATTGGTCTACCCCCTCTTGGTGTTTGAGAACAAGCGTGCATGCAAGTTCAGCGTGAACAATAACAAGCGCGCTTTTGTTTCCCATGTGAAAGATGGCGGGTCCGGATGGCATGAGGTTCAACAACTTCGGGAAGTGAGGTCCGAAGACTGTTTCACATGTCCCGTTGTATTCGGTGTCAACATCGCATTGTCGTGTCATACGCGCGCCACGGTTTGTTCCAGCGGCAATGGTCATCTCGCCATCAGCCACACGAACCTTGACGGGTGCATCCTTTCCGATGACTTTGGTGAGTGCGGTCATTCCGCGAGTCGCACCAACGGTCAGCGTCCCATGACATTCCAAATCCGCGCGGCCAAGTTTAGCCCACTTGTTCTGTGCGGCATAACTGATGGCAGTCTCGGCTCGGTCCACGGTGGTGTGCGACATGATGTAGTCGGAGGTCGGTGTGCTGAACTCGTTGTTGCCGTTCTTCAATGTCAGCGTGTTGCCAACATGTCGGATGGTGGTGTAGTCTTCATCGCACGCTTTGAGAAACGCGCCGACCTTGTGGACATCGGGGATGTAGATAACACCTGCTCGGTAGTCGTCTTCCACTCCGTGAATGCCGATGGTCTTGGTGAAGAAATGCGTCGCCGTATCCACGGATGCTTTGAGTCGCAGGTCAGCGAGGGTGCAACGAAGGTCGTTGACGCCCTCTCCGAATCCTGTCATGAAAGCCCAAAGTGAATCATTGTTGAAAGTTGCTTGAGCAAGGCTCATTGAATCATCTCCCCCGTCAATGTGAAGTGGATGGTTTGACAAGCGTGGCAAACCGGCAACTCCGTGTTCGTGCCAACGGGTTCGTAGTTTCCTTTGGAACCGCAAAGTCGCGCGCTCTTTTTTCCTTTGATGTGTCTTACTTCATTTTCGTTCATTCGGTCATCTCCTTGACAAATCGTAGACAGATGCAGTCGTGGAACATGATGTATTCCTCCTTCGTTGTAGGATGAAGGAGTCGTTCTTGAACTGCGCCTGTGCCGTTGCATTGATTGCACTTCGGTTCGGGTTTCGCAACCCACTTTTGAAAGACGCAATCGCATGGGTGATTGTAAAACTCAACATCAACGCATTCACCTTCGTGGTTGCGGAGAGGTCGTTCCGTCACCACCTCACCCGACCCAGCACAAACAGGGCAGGTCGGGTTTGGCAGGTATGGTTGGTCTTCTTCGCTACGCGCGGTGGCGTTGTTGTGTGCGGGAGTCCCGGTGCGTTTCCATTCCATCAAATGCCGCCCTCCCGAAGTTCCGGAAGACCGAACCATTCGGGGGACGCGTTCTGCTTCGTGACCATGATGGTTCGTCGCTGGTCAAGAAGTTCGGGGTTCGTCTTACACTTGACGAACTCAACTTCGTATCGCGTTTCTCCCGTAGGTGAGCCGTCTTCACCGCGCACCTTTTTCTTGTGGAAGTGAATGATTTGGTTGAGGTAGTTGGCGGTGTGCTTTTCCCAAGAAGGCTTCTTCCCGGTGATGACGCCAGCCTTGTCCATGAGGTCGGTGAAGTGAGTCTCAAGGTAGACGCGGACTCCAAGCGACATCAAGGTGCGAGCGATGGTGGTGAGTTGGTGGAACCGCGTTGAGCGAATCTGCCAATTGAACCGCATGCCAACCTGCTCATGAGGCTTGACTTTGGCTCCAATGCCATCGGGTGCTGTTCCCAAGTCTTCAATGAACATGCAGTTCTTTGCGACTTCATCCCACAGGTCAACTGCGGAGAAGAGAACGGAGTGGAGGCGTGGTTTGTCACCGGGGTTTGCGGCCCAATCAACAAGCGTCTGTCCAATTTTCATAACCCGACGATGGGTCGCTGGGTAGTCCTTCGCTTCACGAGTCTCCCCGTCTTCGTCAAAGGTTTGGAACATGACATTCGGGTTGAGACACCGGATGTTGTTGGCGAACTCACGGTGATGGGTCACGCGTGTCGTCTGTCCGCCACCGTCAAAGTCAAGCACAAAGATGACATCTCCGCGCTTCTTTTCTTCGTCGGTCATGCTGTCCAAGACAATGCCCGTCTTGCCAACACCTTCCGGTCCGACAAGTCCACACAAAATCATGCTGTTGGGGACGGTTTCACCTGCGCTGACAATCTCATCCCACACGGATGCGGCGATGGGTCTGCTTTGCGCGGGCTGTTCTTCAACCAGCGGAACCGAAACGGTTTCACCGGTGGTTGGGTCAAAGGTTTTCGTGGCTTCTGTTTTCAAATCGTTGAGGTTTGGCATGTTTTTCACTCTCCATATTGCGTTGTTGATGTGTCGCCGCCTTCACCAGCAGGGATGGCGAGGCGTGGGACTGCGAAGACGCCGAGGGTCTTGATGGCAGGTAGTGGTCCATCATCGGTTGCGCGCACGCTCAATCGTCCAAACACAATGACGGTGGACTTGACAGCGTAGGGCTTCCAACCTTCGGCGGTGGCGTAGTCAAACGGATGGCCGTCATCGCCGAGCAATCCGTGGATGTAACAAGGCAGGTTTTGACGCATTCCGCCGTTGAAGGTGCGCATGAGGTCAAAGGATGAAACGCTCATGGAGTAGTCATGACCCGTCGGGTCCCACTCGGTTTCGCGTGCTTCCTTTCGCATGTCGCTCACCTTCGCTCGGATGAAGACGAGAGGACCAACAGGGTTGTATCCGGGGATGACTTCTTGACGCGTCTCAAAGACTTCTGCGAGTGTTGACAAGTCCTTGATGTAGGACTTCTCAAGAGCAGGGATGAGGCGTTCGGGTGCAATGGCGGAGCGCAAATGCTCTTCCACGAAGTCGTTACCATAAGCAACTGCGCCGGGGAGGGCAAACGCGTTGTAGGTGTCAGCCCACTCCGGCTTGACATTGGCCGATTGCGCTCGCACCTTCAAGGTGCATTCAGCGAACAGTTGTGGGACAAACCAACCACCGGAGCCAAGCGTCACGGTGATGCGGAGCAATCGTTGGTCATCCAAGAAGTGGTCCTTCTCGTTGCCGAGGAAGTGGTAGGTGCGTTGCCATCGGTAGGGCGTGATGGGTTCACCGTAGCGGGACCAATCGGGGTTGTTCTGCAAAATGGCGATGGAGAGGTTGTTCTCTTCAAAGAGGAACCACGGTTTCGCGTCTGCTGATTCTTCGGTAGCAACCACACCGTCTTTCTTCTCAAGCATCCACACGCCGTCTTGGGTGAAGGCTCGTGCAACAAGCCCCTGTTGGATGGCGTCGTCAAGGTCGTTGATGGCGGCTGAAACAGCGGGAGCGCGCTTGCGTTCCACACCGTCTCGCATCTTCGGGTCAACGCCGACAAAGTATCCGACGAGTTCGGTTGCGTTTGCTTGGGATGTTCCCGACATGACGCGTCGCTCAACCACGAAGGTTTCTGCGGCATCAATCATGAAGTCGGCTTCTTCGGCATCGGGGTTGTCCACTCCGAGTTCCGTCTTGAGGTAGGTGTAGAAATCACCGGTCGCATCATCAAGCGACTTGTTGTGTTTCTCGGCCCACCACTTTAGGCGTTCCTCCACATCGGGGTGCAACCCGTTGTTCTGTTCGTTGTTTTTGGCTTCGTTTCCGGTTAGGTTTGGCATTTTTATTCCTCCTTTTGGTTTGTGTCTTCGCGGTGCAGGGTCGCTACAAAGTAGTCCACAAAGGACTCCGATGACAGCGGCCATGCGTGCATTCGTAACACGAAATTACCCCACACAGCGAAGAAGGCATATAATTGTTCGGTTTCTAAACCGATGGTTTTCACATGGTCTTGGATTTTGCGCATCACCATGTGAAGAGACGCGCCGTTGCGAACCATTTCAAGCATGGCTCGGTGTGTTGACTCCCAATCGCCAGCGGCGATGTCAAGGGTGAGGGAGTCAAAGTCTGTTTGAGAATTGTCAAGTTTCGCCCCACTCATGATGTGATTTCCAATCGCGCGAAGGTCGCCACCGAAGTATGAATGGAGTGCGTCGGGGCTATCGGTTGAAATCACACCATGCGTGGAAATCAAGAGTTGCGTATACGCGCGCACTTGTTCTGCGGTGTAGGGTTTGAATTGGAATTGCACGCAACGGGACTTGAGTGCAGGGATGACGGCTGATGGGTCGTTGCAGGTGAGAATCCACCAGCAATTGCTCTTCTCCATCATGCGCTTGAGTGCTTCCTGTGCTGGCTTGGTCATTCCTTCACACTCATCCAAGAGGATGAGGCGCGCTGTCCAAAGCGAACTGCTGAAAGCCATCTCTTTGATTTTGGTTCGCACCGCATCAATGCCTCGCTCGTCGCTGGCGTTCAGTTCAACGAGGTCAAGGTTCAACTGCTGGGCTATGAGATACGCGGCGGTTGTTTTTCCAAGTCCGGGCTGTCCGTAGAACAGAAGGCATTGGGGGCTATCACTTTCCCACTCGTCAAGGTAGAAGAGAGGGTTGGCTGGGTCGTTGGCTCCGATGTATTCGGAAAGGTTTCGGGGTTTGTGTTCGGGCATGTGTTTCGTCCTCGCCCCTCAAGAAAGGGTTGGCGACTCCCTTATAAGGGGTTGAAAAAAAACGGGGCAAACCGCAGGGTTTTGTTGATATTATTGTATTATTGTTATAATAAAAATAGTATATTATTATTCTAATAAGAATGTAAAATTATTGAGAATAAGAACAGCCACGCCTCAATCCGCGGTTCCGTCTATCATCCGAATGATGTCCTCTATCTGTTCGTGTGTGGGCGCACGCCCCTTGTAGTCCATCAAGCGTATCATTTTGAGCATGTTATCAATATCCGCCACATGCTCTTTGACAGGGGTGAGTAAGCGGATGAGTTGTCGGATGAGGTCGGGGTCTTTGAGGATGCGTGCGTTGATGCCTTTCGTGGATAGCCACATGTTGAGGGCGGGTTCATCCTTTCGTGAAACCAAGACGCGGCGTGCCACACGGTATCCAATTCGTGTGTTTGGTGCGAAGTGAACGCTCAACTGAAAGCGGCAGTCTCGTGCCAGCCATCCGAGGAAGAATGCGTCTTCGTCCATGCTCACCTCTCCATCAAATCTCCAATCTGCATAGCGTCGCTTTGTCCGAGAGTCGTGTCAATTCGTGTCAAGTAAGGTGCGCGTAGCGTTTTCGTTTCGTGTTCGTATCCGAGCGTGTGGAAAATACCCACCAGCCCTTCGTCTATGTCCATCATCCCCTGCGCATCATAGAGTCGTGCGAGTCGGTCGGGGATGTCATCTGTTTTGACAAACGCATACCCGACAGGGAATGGGTCAAAGCCATCAAGCGCGGCTATTTTGATTCGTATACCTTCCCCATCACGGAAGCCACCAAGTATCAGCAACGGTATGTCAAATGTTCTGCGCGGCACGATAAATCCTCCAACTGCTCCACTATGGAAATACGCACGCTCGCCATCCATGAGACGCAACACTTCACCTTCATCCAGCGATTGAACGATAGCACGAAAGTGCGCTCGGTCTTTCACCACCTGTGGTTTGAGTGCGCGCACATTGCGCTTTTCTCTCCATAGATTCGGTTCGTCTTCACGGTGCAACCACTCAATGATGTTCCCGTCTTCGTCAACTTCGCACACACAGTCGTCGTGATACGGAAGTGTGGGGGACAGACGCACGCGCGCGCCCGTCGTGTCAAAACAAAAAACGGAGCCTCCCCGTCTGTGCGCGTAGTAGCGTCTTCCACGCACCACATCGTAGTGCGTCTCTTTGAAGGGGAGCGACCACTTGTTCCAACGGGAATAGTGCGGTGCTTTGAACGGGTAGGAAGGTTGGATGGTGAACTCATCGGGGAGTGTTTCGTTTAGCGCACGCTCAATGACATCACCTGCTGGCATGATGGAGCGCATGCGTTGGAGGTGATTCGTGTCATACTTTGTGATAGACGCAACCGCTTGCATGATTCGTCTAAATCCGAGAGCGTTTCGTCCGAAGGCATATCCCCAAAACAGCATCGCACTCAATTGCGACAAGGAGTTGAATAGAATGTCAGCGTTCAGTTCGCCGCGCAGTATCATTTCTTTGAACTCAATTGCTTGGCGAAGCGTGATAGATTCGTCTACTTCTTGGGGAGATTCGCTCGCAAGAAGCAGGGGCATTTCGTGTTCTTCCATCAATTCGTCATATTCTTCGGGGAACAGACCGTAAGACTGCGCTAACATTTTGATGACATGGTGAGGTTTGACGGATGAGCGCGGATTCGCACAGCAAATCGTGATGATGTCGTGTGCGCTATCTGCGTGTCTCTTGAAGAGGACGGTGAGGTGGCTGGCGTTCTTGGGTTCAGTCTGCGCGGTCGCAACCACGCTCGCTAAATCCTCAAACTTCATTCTTCCTCATCTCGGTGTTTGTAGAAAATGAGGCCGCGCAAATGTGGAGGGACGAGACGCTTATTCCAAGTTGTCGGCATGATGATGAGGAAACCCGCACCGAGATTCGCCATCAGCGTGTCGTTGTCAGCCATCTCAATGATTTCCTCTCGCTCAAGGACGCGCATCCCATCCCATGTGAAGAAGAGTTCATCACCCGCAACGAGGTTGTAGTCCATTGGACTCAAGGCGACTTCGTGAGGTTTGTCGGGGTCGTCCGATTCGTGTCGCACAATCACCCGCCACGATTCCGCATCGGGGTCAATGCACATCCACTCCGCGTTCTCCAAATCGTAGTTGACGACAGGGATACCTTCGTGTTCCCATTCTTGGGCGGCTTGTTGCGCGGCGGCTTGAGGGTCGTGAATGATTTCGGCCCCCTCGGTGATGAGTTTGTATCCAATCTGCGCACACACCTTTCCGATTCGTTGGAGAGGCATGATGGATGCAGGGCTGGCTTGGACCACGGTGAGAACATTGTCAATGTCTTTGCGCAACACAGAATCAGCGACACCCCATGTGTCGCCCACCTGCATTCGTTCAAGTTGTCCACGCGTCCATTCAATGTCGTCTTCGGTTGGTTCCCATTCGTCTTCAATCATTCCGCATCACCCCGAAACCAGCGAAACTTGTTGCAACAGCGCGCTGGGACGAGAATGTAATCACGCTTCTTTGTGAAGAGTGCGATGTGGTGCGGGTCAATCTGTTCACCACAGGCGCACATCACAACATCACCGAGAAGGTGGCTGACATAATCAAAGCCTTCAAGGAATTGAGACTCACCATCACCCGTATCAATACGGATGCCTTTGATAACCGCGTCTTGACCGTTTGGTTTCAACAACCTTCCATCATCGGTAAAATCAGCCACGCTAATGTCAAATGAAATCGGCACATTCACCCCGAAGAGGCGCAACCTATTTATTCTTGCGGCATGAAAAGGAACGACGCGTCCCATACTCCGTTGCCTTCAACACAATGCACTTCGGCTTTGGCGAAGACACCGTAAGGGACGGTGCGGTAGATGAAGAGTTCCGAGGGTTGCGCGTGTTTGCGGCATGGACAGGGCGCGTAGGGAATGATGATGACATCAAGCGGTTCTTGGGCTGGCATCATTCTTCTTCACCTTCCTTGAAACGCGCGCGGTATTCTTCCTGTTTCTTCTTGAGGTCTTCCATCGCTTGAGTGAGTTCGGGTGTGAGTAGAACGGGTTCTTGTAAACCATCACGGCTTCCCAATCAATGTCCGTCATCGGTATGTTCTCCGATGAAACAAAAGACGCGCCCTCGTCGCTGACACCGAGAATGTTTGTCATCATCGGTGAGTGGTCAACACCGATGGACATGCGCTCATCTCCTTCGGGTCGGTCAAACGGCAACACGACAATTTCCTCCGCCTCTCGCCGAGTGAAGCAAATCCAACGGACTGCTGTTTCTTCGCTGGTTGAACAGTAGACACCATCAAAGCGACTGACGATGCCCTGCTCCATGATTGGGTAGAGGTTGTTCTTCGGTGTGGCGTGGTAGTATCGGGTCATTCCTCTTCCTCCTTGGCGGTGTTGAACGCTCGTTCGGGGTAGGACTCGTTGAATCGGTGAACGGCGATGAGCGATTGATGCGTCAACATTTGAAAAATGTTGAAGTCCTTTGAGAGCGTGAAGTTTTCAAGAGCGTTGGCGTATCCGCGCGCTTCCATCTCACTCTTGATGGCGGCGATGTCAAAAATCATCCTCCGCAGTTTGCGCATGTTGCTCATCATCTTGTTCTTCAACATCTTGTCCGACGCGTCGGTAATGTAGATTCTCCTTCCCGTTCTGTCAGTCAAACTGAACGGTGCGCTTGGTGGTTGGTTTGTTTCTTCTTCGGTCATCATATCATGCTTCCTTTTCCTGTTTTCAATTTCTTGAGAAGTGCTTTGCCGATTGCATCACGCGTCGTTCCCGACTGACCATCCAGCGTGCGCTGAACGAGGTCGGCTTTCTCCGCAACCACTTGGTCAAAGAGTGCGTCAATGGTGTCGTTGGCTGAAAGCACCACCTTGTGGCAAGTGGATGCCTCCTGTGTCATACGACGAACACGCGCGGCGGCTTGTTGCTCCCATGCTGGAACCCACTCACGCTCAACGAAGAGCGTGGTGTTGGCGTGGTCAAGGTTGACCCCTTCTCGCATGGCGTTGGTGGAACAGATGAGATAGCGCAACCCTCCATTTTGGAATTGTTCAATGAATGATTGACGGTCTGCTTCACTTGTTTCACCGTTGATTAGTTTGATTTCATTTTCAACATGGAGTTTCAAGTAAAGTGATTCAAGAACATCTCTATGGTGCGCAAAAACGACGAGGGGCTTTCCGTTGTTTTGGAAGTAAGTATTCGCCCACTTAACTGCCGCGTCTACTTTGAGACGACCAGCGATGTGTCGGAGTTGTGTCATCATGTTGAGTGTAAAGCCCGCGTCTGTTGAACCAAAGTTGGCCTGTTGCTTCTGCCATTCTTCCATCCATGAGTTGTATTCAAGTTTGTATTGCTTGAGTGCTTCGTCGGGAAGGTCAAGTTTGATGATGGTTTCAACCAAGTCGGGCATCTCACCAGCAATGCGCGGGTCGTCCATTGAACGACGCAACATGAAGTCGCGCAGAATGTGATTGAGTGGTGTGGTAATACCGTCTCGGCTCGTGTCAATGTTGGATGCACCACTCATATCCCAGCCGAAGTCAGTCTTGCGTGCGTTGCAGTATTTCTTGGCGAAGGTGAAGTAGTTGGCGAAGGTTGCTGGCATCATCATGTTCAGCGATGTGAAAAACTCAATCGGCCTGTTGGTGATGGGTGTTCCCGACAATGCGATGATGCCCTGTCTGCCTTGAGCCAATTTCAGCGCGGCTTTGGTTGTCTTACTCTTTGGGTTCTTGATTCTGTGAACCTCATCAAAAATAATGCAGTCATAGTCAATCGCCATCAAGTGGTCAAGACGCTTCTCCAAAATATCATAGTTGATAATGTTAAAGCGCGTCTCTTCAATATCTCCTTGCCAACCATTGATGATGAAAGATGATGTCTGCAACCATTTGGTTATCTCGTTAGCCCAATTGTGTTTAACAATAGCAGGGCATACAATCAAGACGCGTTGATGTTCAGCAAAGTGAGAACAAGCAAGAGCCTGTAATGATTTGCCAAGACCCATTTCATCAGCGATGAGAATACGGTTGCGACCACCTGTGCGATACATGATAGGTGCTACGCATTGATAGGGTCGCATCATATTATAGATAGGCATGTCGGGAAGTTCAAGTTTGGTTTCAACCGCGCTTGACAGTTCCACCCGTTGCAGGGTAGCGGCGTGAGCGAGTTGAACCTGCTCGTTGTTCTCAATGGCATCAGCCAACGGCTCAAAGTGAGGGCGAACAGCGTTGGCGACAGCCATTGCCGTAGCGACAGGAATCATCCATGTCTTCGTGTTCCCTTGCCACTTGGCGTTGCCAGCCGCCGCGTCTTTCATGGCGGCGTTGATGTCCTTCCAATTGGGCTGAAAGTCCCACTTGAGAACGAGTTGGTCGGGGGCCGTGTAAGTCGCAGTTGCGCTTGACGAGATGTCAATAGCGGACTCATCGTATTCCAACCCTTCCACCGTGATGTCGTGGTCAGCGAGGAAAGCGACGGCCTTCTCAATGACATCCGCGCGGTCTTGAATTGTCCAAAGACCCTTCGCGCCGTTCCATGAGAATTGAGGCCAGCCCATGTGGGCTTTCATGTCGTCCTTCAAGTCAAAGGGGATTTTGTTGAGTGCGATGCGCGCACCGTAGTCGTCTGTGTATCGTTCGTATGTTATATTCATTGTATCACCTTCCGACATTCAATGCATTGCCCGAATGTTTCCATACAAACGCTACAAACGCGATGATGGATGCAGGTTGAATGGTTGCTTTCAGTTGGCTTATCACAATGCTCGCACTTCATTCTTCTTCGCCTCCTTCAAAGCGTTCTCCGTATCCACCGTAGACTGATGGTTTGTCATCACCCCAAGATAGATGTTGTCGTGTGCGTTCGTAGAACGCGCGGTTTGATTCAATGGATTGGTGAGTCATCTGCCCGTCGTTCTTTCCATCAATGTAGAAGTTCCCGAACAGCGTCAATGGCTGACCAACAGGGAGCGTGGTGTCAATTCGCGAAGCGATTTTGTTGAGTTGTTCCATCATCGCTTTGTAGTCCTTCATTTTGTGTTCAGCACCCCACTTGATGGTTGCCGCTTGTGTGTAGCGGAACAACCAACGCGCGTTTTCAGCGGACACAATCGCCCAGCGAACGAGCGGGTGGTCTTTGGATTGAGGGAGAAAGTCTTCACTCACTTCACCACCGTGATGCTGGAAGGCCGAGACAATGATGCGCGCACCCTCAAAGGCGGCACTCTCACAGTCAAGCCAGCACAGTCGGTTGGCGGAGCGGACAGGGTTTGCGTCAAGCACGATGAATGTCATTCTTCTTCCTCCTTGTTGTCAAGGAAGGCTTCAACGCTGACATTCTTCCCTTCGTGTTCAATGAAGAGCGGACTGATTTCAGCGTTCGTCCCGTTGGTTCGCGCGACTGTGAAGAACGCGCCGCAATGATTGCACGACATTCTCGCATAGTCGGGTCGCCAAGGAACAAGAGCAGTAATGTGGTCAGCACTCCATTCATGGTCGTTCTTTGTGCAGTAGGCAATCTCTTGCAGTCTACGAACGCGCTCAATCATTTTGGCGGCTTCTTCCGCCATCTCCTTTTCTTTTTGCGCCATTTGTTCCAATGCTTCTTCGGGACTCATTGTTCAACCCCCCAACAAAGCCACCAGCCCATACCGCCATGATTGGGATAGTAGGGCTGATAGTCTCTCATCATGGTGTATGTGCCGTTCACAACAAAGCGATGCTCTATGTGTTTAAGCACCGTGTAGTTGGGGTTGCCGATGTAAGTTCGCAACTCACCCTTCTCTTTCTTCTTCGCGATGCTTGCTTCAATTGATTTCAGTTCGTTTTCTATGTTCATTGTTCATCACCTCGTTGTCGCAGTTCGTCCATCACACGCAACACCTTCGCGTAAACGGGGATGGTGTGCTTGGTGGAAACGGTATTGTCAACACTCACCATTTCTTTCAACCAAGCGCGTAGGAAAACCCAATGGGTTTCAAATTGCTCAAGACGGTCTTCCAATTTTTGTTGATTGCTAAGACTCATTCTTCTTCACCTCGTGGTATGAGAAGAATGCTGTCCATCACTCTTAGCACATCGCCGCCGCTGATGTGTCCATCAGCGACCTCGTTGAGCCAAGCGCGTAGGGTTTCCCACTTGCTTTTCAACCTCTCGTTTTCTTCTTTCAGTCGGGCCTCGTTCATGTTTGTTTGTCGGTTCATTGTTTCACCTCATTGTTTACCCACCATGAAGGCGCGGGTGTGCCTTTGTTCCACTCGGCGAAGTATGCCTTGTCAAGAGAATAGTAAGCGCGGTATGCTTCTACCGCGGAGTAAGTGTCCTCATCGTAGAGGAACGGGTATGTTTCTTTGTTGAAAGCGCGCGCAAATGGTGTCATGCCACCTGCTGGAATCATGTTGAAAAGTTCACCCATATCGTAGATGGGTGCTTGACACGCGTGCTGTCGGTTGAAACGCTTCATGTATTCAGCCGAGAGCGCGAGTCCATGATGAAGGAGCCAAAGGAAGTTGTTGCGAGTGTCGCCAGCCCAAACGGTGCAGGGGTGATTGTGATAGCCCCCTTTGTAGGGGCGGCCAGCCTTCGTAAGCGGCATGACATCATCGGTAGCACCATGTCGTCGCAACGCGCTCGCCATCATTTGTGCAGTCTCTACCGCCATCTTCGGGATGTGTTTGTCGCACATCATCAACGCGGATGTGATAGGGCATTCGTCCAATACGAAAATGTTCATTCTATTCGCCTCCAATGTGCTTTCTGTTCTGCCTTTTCAAAGTGCGCGGAGCGACTAAGAATCCATCCAATGACTGTCGTCGTCGGCATCTCCTTGTGATGAAAGGCTCGCGCTTGTCTCCCTGCGTATTCGTTCGGGTCAAACTCAAACAGTCTTTGTTGCAGTTCATTTGCGGTTGTGATTTCACCCACTTCAACAATCGCGAGGATGTATCCGTGGTATCGTTCTTGTGTGTTCTTCTTCTTTGTCATTCAATTCGCCTCCATTCGTATTGGTTAATGTTGATTTCAATTTTTCTCATGCTCTTTTCTCCGCGCATGATTTGTCCAAGTTGGTTCACGCTCAAGGGAAGAGAGTGATGACCGTTCGGGTGAGCATCACAAAGACGCTGATAGATTTGAAACGCCCTAACTTGTTCACCGACATCAACGACCTCGTGAACAATCGCCATCATGTTGCGCCGTCTTCGTTGCTTCTTGCTTTCTCCTTGAAGTCTGTTGATGGTTCGTTGTTTCATCATTCCCACGCTCCTGTTGCTGGGTTGAATGTCTTGGGTTTGGTTTCGTCTTCCTCAACGATGTGCGGTGCGATGAAGCAACCCCAATCACCGTCGGGACAGATGATGTGCATGATGGTCTTGTTGAACCAAATGGTGAGTTTGTCCGTCTTGCGCATGTAAGGTTTGATGAATGTCTTGAGCAACTTCGGCTCAAAGAACGCGTCGTAGTATCGGAACAACTCGTCGTCCAAGGCCTTGAGAGTATCGCGAAGGTTCTCAACATACATAGTCGCAGGGTTCGCAACGACTTGGTTCATCAGTTCCTCATTCTTCTCCGCGTTGTGAGGCTGACCATGCTTGGTCATCATGTCAATGCGCGCTTCTTTGGAGAGGGGAACAATCATCATGGACGCGGTATCGTTGATAATGCCCGAAAACTTGTGGTTGCGTCCTGTAAACTTGAATGGGTTTCTCTTTCCTTCCAGCCAATCTTCTGTCGTCTGTCGCATCAGTATTCCTCTCCTTCGTCTTCATCCCCATGACAGTCAGCGCAAATGTGATTTGCTTCCGCGTCGTGCCAAATGTTTCTGTCCTCAACCCATTCACCACAGGCTTCACAAGCGGAGTGTCCGCTGGTGTCAACACCTGTCATCATGTCAATGGTGTAGGTCATTCGGGGGAAGGTGTTCTTGTCAAACTCAAAAACAGGTCGGTTGCGCGCCCAAACAATGGCGTAGCGTCCAGCCGAAGTGTCAAAGTCCTTGATGGATTCCTCACAGAAAAGCGGAGCAGGGAGAATGGCGAAGCGGTTGCCAAGTTCAATGCGATGTTCTTCACCGTCGTGGCGAATCACAACGGGGGTGTTCCCCATGTTCTCGGTGTCGTGAACCCAAACGCGCTGGTTCCACTTCCACATGAAAGTGATTCCTGTGCCGTCGTCGTTGGAGAGTAGAGGGTCAGCATGAGACAAGAAGTCAAACCATTCCTTCTTGTCGTGTTCATCACACGCGTAGATTGGATTGCCGATGAACCACTTCTGTCGTGGGTCGTGGATGGTCTTGGCGAATGCTTTGCGCAACTCTCCGAGTGTGCATCCCAGCGTGTCTTTGTAGTAGTCGCGACCTGCTTGAAGTTCAGCCCACTCACCATCGCTTGACAACTTGACTCCGCGCACACAACGATACAATGCCATGTAGCATGCAACGATGATGTGGTCGTAGTCGCGTCGGTTGGTCTTGGTGAAGGTGAAGTGTTGTGTGCCGCCGGGAACAGAACGAGGGATGTGAAACGATTCACAATCACCGCGCACTTGAATCAACTCGTCGTTGATGGTGATGTGTTCAAGTCGCGCTAAGTTGAGAGCCGTGATTTCAATACGGAGGTCATTCCATTCGTCATCGGAGATGGTGCGAGACTCAAGGTAAGCGTAGTGTGTGTATCCCATCATTCCCACGCTCCTGTCGTTGGGTCAAACGCTGGCGCACACTTGGTGAACATGTAAGCGGGGCCGCTGATTTTGCGATGAGCGTGGTCGGGCTGAATGACGATACGCGTCCTGTTGATTTTGGTGATGACACCTGTGCGGTGTCCCCTGTCCTCGTAGGAAACCTTGTCGCCAACGCTGAAGTTTTGAATCGCCTCGTGAGAAGCGGAAGCGCGCTTGTGCTTGATGATGTCGCACAGTTCGCTGTTGAGTTGACGCAACTCTTCCTTGGTGAAGTTGGGAAGAGCCATGCGGATGTCAGCGAGTGTGATGCTCATTCTTCATCACCCCATTTTGCTTTGCGCTCCGCAAGAATGGCTCTTGGGTTCCATTGTTTGCCCGTAGCAGGGTCAATGCCCCACCACAGTTCGGTGCATGTGTCGCCGTAGCCATCAGCCCATCCGTTTATTTTGTCAAGGAAACATGACAGGCATCCTTGCACATCACACGCCAAGCATGAACCATACGAGAAATCAATGTAGGCTTCGCGCGAAACAATGCTCACGCCCTGCTTGTCTTGTTCGCGTTCTCCTGTTTCGGGGTCTTCGTAGTTGCTGATGTAAAACATTTCAATTGTGTCGTTGCTCATTCGTCCACCACCCAATCACCAGCGTGATACCCTTTGTTGTTTTCCGCGCTCGCCACATTTGCGTTCATGAAGTTAGCCAAGTCTGCTTTGTTCGCGTCTCCCCAATGCGCACGCTCGTAGCGATACCATTCGTCGGGGTTCATGCCGAGAGGGACAGGTCGGAGGAACTTCCCCGTCGCTGGGTCAAACTCGGTGGCTGGCATGGACTCGCAGGGTTGGGACTTGAGACTACCTCGGTGTCCCACCATGTCAAGGTCGCGTGCAACCCACGAAACACCCCATGCGGCGCGGCACTTCTCTCCTTTGCAGGGGCAGTCGCCAAGCATGATGGGTCGTCCGTCAACGAATGCAATGCCTTGCACACGCTGGATTGGTTCTTCGCCGTAGAGCGTAGCCAATGCAGTCAGCGCATCAGCACCCATGTGTTCAGCGAGAACAGCATCGCGGTCTGTGTTGTCAACATCAATGACTTGCTGAACTGCGCGTGTCAGTTCTTCGCCATCGGATGTGGTTTCTTTGTTCTGTGCGTTGAGCATCCACTCAACACCTTTGGTTCCAATTGTTTTGTCAGTCATCATTCATCATCTCCTTCTTCTTGGAGTGCGATTGCTTGGTCAGTCTCAAGTAGCGCGCCGTAGGTAAAGTCCGTCTCGCATTGAAGACACATGTAGCAGTCATGGGTTCCGTCGCCAGCCCACTCTTTCGTGAACTCTCCGCCGTTGTGGTCAATGTCTCCACCGTCAGCGGTGTAGGCAATAGGATAGCGTTGCCACACCTGTTGGTGTTGCACCATGAATCCTGTTTCATTGCAGTTCGGGCAGACAATCTCAACGGTATCGTTGGGGCTGTCAAAGGGGGTTTCTTCTTTTCTGTTTTCGTTTTGGTCGGTCATTGTTTTCACCGTTCTTGGATAGCGCGTCATCATTCCATGAGGCAACCATCTGTCAAGGGGAGGGTGGGGGGAGCGCATCAGTCAAAATGAACAAGGAAGACTGTGCGGGGTGGGATGCAATGCATGCGCTCCCCCCTTGAGAAAGACGCGGTTTTGTTTTCCCTGACCGCGAACAGGGTAGATAGTTGGGGTGGCCGTGTTATTCAATCAGCACGCTTGGCTCAAGCCTTGTTGACCGTGACGGTCTTGACCTTGTAGTTCCAAGTGTCCATGAACGCGGGGATTTCGGTGATGGGGGTCATCACTTTCTTTCCGTTCTTCGTCTTGGAGTAAGGAACCTTGAATTGGTCGGGGTTGTCAGCGACCCATTGGCCCATCGCCGAGAGGTCATCCACAGGCTGGCCTGTGTGTGCGGCGTAGGCATCAACAGCACCGAAGGCAATCTCTTCAAGGAGGTTCACGGCGGTGTCGGACTTCTTCATCAGCAACTCAATGCCCTGCTTCTGTCCGTGAAGAACGCGCTTGCCATCGGAGAAGATTGGGTTGTGCGTGATGGTTCCCGTCAATGCTTGCGCGGCGTGGAACATCGTGCCGACTGACTCGCGGTCAAGTTCGGAGCCGTTCTCACCCATCGCCACATAGTCAAGGTCGGGGTTCATCCAACCCTGCATCATGGCGTTGTAAGCGTGGCCGTGTCCGACCTTGACAGCATCCTTCGTCATCATCGCCGCGTTGACGATGAGGTTGCCCTTCTCGTCTCGTGGGATTTGGTCAACATCGCCAGCCTCAATGGTGAGGGATGGTTGTGCAACCAAGCGGTGGGAAGCAAAGGAAGTCATCACCTTGTCAAACACATTGGCTTCAATGGGGAGGTGGCGCAGAATGTGCATCGCAACCATGTTCTTGTGCGACTCAAGCATGGCCGCACCGAGTTGGCTCGCGAACTGTTCGGGGTCAAACTCCGAGACAACACCTTCCATGTGGCGAATCTTCGTGCGGTCGCCAGCCATGAGCAGGGCTTGAACACCACCGCGTGCGGCGAGGTTGCCACAGTAGGTGCGAAGCACAGACATGAAGGCTTGAAGCGCGGACTTACCGTCGTGGGAGTTGATGATGGAGACACCAACACGGTGTCCACCCTGTTCCTCAACAAGCGCGTCGCTGATTCGGTTCGCGGACAGGTTGACATACCCGAAGGCAGACAGTCCCTTTGCCGATTCCTTGCGAGTCTTGGTTGAGTAGCCCGTCAAGTCAAGGTTAATCATGGCACGCGCACCCTTGTTGAAAGAGAACGCGTCCCAAGTGATGAGTTCTTGACCCGACACAAGCGAAGCAACCTTGTCGCCCTCCTTGAGTTCGTAGACACAGCCGTTGGATTCGTTGATTCCGCGCACCGTTTGAATGATGGGGACGAAGACATCGGGGTGTTCAACAGGGACGAAGTTGGGACCGATGGCTCGGTTCAAACAATGACCAAGTGGGTTGTCCTGTGTCGCCAGCGTTGGGTTGAAGATGGCACGAACGCGAGTGTCGCCCTTCTCGGATGAGACTTCGTGGTAGGAAGTCTCACCTGTGATGGGGTCGGTTGAGCGCGCAACCATGTCGTAGGTCTTGGTGCGGAAGTTCCAAGGACCGAAGTCTTCGTGTCGCTTTCCGTCAGCCATCGCCTTGCTGATGTCGGAGTTGAGGTTGTCCTTGATTTTGGCGGACTCGGCGAACCGTTCTTCGCGAGCCTTCTTCGCCTTCTCCATCGCGGACAACTTCTTCTTGGCCTTCTTTACAGCGGCCTCTTCCGTCGTCTCGTTCTCGGCCAACACATGGTCGGCGAGTTCAATGTTCAGCGCGTCTCCAAAGTTGGGTGTGCTGTCGTCTCCACCGATGTCAATGGTCCCGATGTCAAGGTCAAGGTCAAGGCTGACCTCACCGATGTCAAGGGATGGTGGTGCAGTTGGTAGCGTCTCGCCGAACTCAACCCACATGTCAACCGCGTCTTGAAGGGCGCGGTTGCCTTGCGTGTCGTAGTTGGTGTATTGCGGGAAGGTGGCAACTTCAACAAGTGTGCCGTGTGATTCCGCGTTCTGTAAACAGAACACGGTCATCTCTCCGCAGTCTACCTTCGCGGCGACGCATGGTGCAGGGATGGCGAGTGGTGCTTCTTGGTGCGTTGCTTGCACCCACACCACCGACTCCGTCGTTTTGTTTTCTACCAAACTACCGATGATGGCAGTCCGTGTGCTGGCTCCGTTGGGGGTTTCATTTTCCATTTTTAGGCCTCCTTTGTTTTGTGTCCGTTGGACTGTGATGTGCGAGACTTCAAGTTCTCGCAATATATCTCAATGACTTTCTTGAAGTCATTGAGTTGTTGTTGTTGTTCTTTTTCTTCGTCGTGAACGATGTGAATGTAAAAGAACGCGTCGTCTTTTGAATTGGTTGCTGTTTCAAAGCGACGCATCATTCCTCACCTCCGATGGTGATGTCTCCGATGTCAAGAACATCGGTGTTCACGATGGTGGGTTCGTCTTGCGCGGAGTCAACTCCGCCCAAGTCAATTGTGATGTCGCCAACATCAATTGTGATGTCGCCGATGTCAAGTGTGAATGTTTCTGTGGCGCGCGCCATAGTTTCTCCTGTCGTTGAGGGTTTATCAACTTTGATACCGCGCGGACTGAAACGATTGAAGGTGTCATCGCAGATTGAAACACCGCACTTGTTGGCGCAGGTGTAAGTCGTGTAGTCTGCTTTTCCACTCGTGTAGGTTTGCTGAACAGGGAACCAATCATCATGACATCGTGGACAAGCGCGGACATATTCAACAGGAATGTTGGACATGCTTCGGTGCGGATTGATGATGCCCGTCTTCTTCTCGTTGAGAAGGAACGAGTGTGGTCGGATGATTGCATCCATGATGATGTTGCGCTTACCGTTTCCAGCGTCGTTGTTGGTGAACGAGATGACGGTGCGCTTGTCGCTGATGAGCAGGTTGAAGTTGTCTTGGTTGAAGGTCATTCGCTTCCCTCCGTTGGTTCAAAGCCGACGAAGCCGCGACTCATGTCATCCATCATCATGTCAACAACGGTCTTGTTCACCTTGTCCAAGCCCTGCTGTGCGCGTAGTCGTTGTTGATGTGCTTCGTAGGATTCGGGGAATTGCTCTCGCCACACAAGCGTGAGGTTGTGATACCGTAGTGGGGTATCACCACAGAAGTTGTCGGGGTTTGAATGAAAGATTGCAAGCACGCGCTTCGCCACTTCTTCGTAAGAGGTGTAGCCGTAGTTGGCAACCAAGTCCATCATGTAGCGAGCGATGCCGTCGCTGGTCATTCGTGCGCCGCTGTCAATGCGCGTCAGCATATCAACAGCAATGCGTTGCAGGGTATTGTTTCTCCATTGTTCTTCTTCGGGGGTCATTGTTCATCACCTTGTTTTTCTGTGTCGTCGTCCATGCTCATGATGAAAGCATCATGCTCAAGGAGAATGGGAATGACATAACTCATGCGTGCGGCAAGCGCACCGAGTTCTGTCGCGGGACCGATGTATTGTCCACCGTCGTGAGTGTTGATGAACACGATGCGGTCTTGAACAAGCGTGCCGTGAGGCATCTTGAGAACCACTTCGCGTCCGATGTCAGCGTCAGTCCAGCCGTCTTCGGGGATTGGTGTTGGCTTCATTGCTTCACCACCAAGTTTCCGTTGATGAAAGCCCAAGACATGTGTTCAGTCTTGCGCGGTAGTGGTTCAAGAAGCGAGCCGAGTCCATCATAGACAGGCTTGCCGAGTGCTTCGTAGACTGCGACAAGAACATCATCATGGAGGTTGGGGTTCAATGCGTTGAGTGTGTCAAGCAACTGTTCCGCTGTGAAGTGGTGTTGGATGGTAGAAGAGAGTCCAGCGAGACGCGCCTCTTCTGCCTCATCGTTTTCTTTCTTCCGCCTTTCCATGTAGTCCACAAAGTCTTCCTTCGGTTCGTCTTCGTTGAAGGAGAACGCATCCAAAGTGGGGGGAGTGTCGGAGACAGTTGGGCCATCGGCAGGGAGTCCAGCGATGACCTGCTCGGCAACCTTGACAGCATCGGGCTTGCTGTTGACTGCCGCTTCTGCCTGTTCGTAGTCATCAAAGGTAGAGAGGTCGTCGTCGTCGTCAAAGGTGAACACATCGTTGTCGTTGGTGGTGTCCCGCGTGTAGAGAGGAACAGGAATGTCAAGACCCATCGGCTTCATGTTGATTGGGTGGAACACAACAACAGTCTTCGTGGGAGTCTCTTGGATTCGCGTCTTGTCAAGTCGGCCACTACGAACGGCGGCGGAGAGTGCCGCACCGAATCGTGTTTGGGTGAGTCCGATGTCTTTGGCGTCGCGCTTGTTGGTCAATGACCACGCTTCCTTGACGGACAGGTGTTTGTTCTCGGTGTTGACGATGCGCGAAACGAAAGCGAGTCGGTTGACTTTTCCGTTGCTGTGCAGGTCTTCGGGCTGGTTGGGTCGGTATTTCTTTTGGTATGGTTTCTTCATTCGGATTCCTCCTTGTTCCATTGGGTTTTGATTGACGACTCGTTGGCCTCGTTGAAAGGCCAGCCGAGCCAATGAGAATCAACACCGATGACGGAGGCATGGTCGCCACCGCGTAGTCGGCGTGATGAGAGTGCGCTCTTGAGTGTGCCGTAGCGAATGCTGACGCGCCTCATCTCGGTGCGTCGGTTCTCCGCATGATAAGCCACTTGTTCAGCGAGGCTGGTGGTGGGGCATGCGACAACAAGGAATGAGCGAGAAGGGGCATGTCCGAAACCGCTGAGAAACTTGTCGTGCATGACGACAAAGATGCGCGCTTCCATTTCATGAGGTTCGCGTCGGTCTGCAATCATTCTTCTTCACCTCGTGAGTCGTATGAGTCGGGGTTGGACTTGCGGTTCTCCAAGTCCCAAACACGCCAATCTTCTTTGGTCATGCAACCATCACAGACCATGCCGACTTCGTGAACGAGGTTGTTCTCACCCATGTGTCCACAGCGCGTGCAGTTGTAGTGCGACTTGCATCCGTAGCCTTCTTTGCATTTCCAATCATCCACATTCGCAGGGGTGCTGTCAATGTGGTGGTGGTCAAGGCATGACTTGTAGCCGCACGATTCACAACCGACAAACGCGTCGTCGTTGTAGTCAATGCAACCGCAATCAAGGCGCGGCATCTTGGCTTCTGCTTCGCGCATCAGTCGTGCCTTGCGGAACGAGACGCGGCGGTGCTTCGGGTTGTGGGGCTTCTTGGTCTTGGGTTTCGGGGTCATTGTTTTTCCTCCTTGTTTTTCTTGGTGTCCTGTGGACTGTGAATGCGCATCATCTTGCGCGCTTTTTGTGCCTGTCTCCACGCTTTGTGAAAGTCGCGTGGAAGAACGGCTTGGGTTGAGACATCTCCAAACTCTTCGTAGATGCACTCATCGGTGATGACGGTGATGTTTGGCTTGTCGCTCATTGGTCATCACCCTCAACTTCATCAATGACAATGAGGTTTGATTCCTCAACGAGCCAATCAGCGTAGCGCGTTTCTTCAGCGAACATGGATTGCATGGCGAGTTTGAGCGAGGCTTTCCGTCGGAGGTTGAGAACATGTTCCATCTCGCGGTAGTCAGCACCCGCAGGGATGTAGAATGCACAACCCCCAGCGAGGTAGAGTCTTTCGCTGGTGGGAACGGTGATGGTGGTGGTGTAGTCTGCACCTTCATGTCGGAAGCAGACTTTGAAGAAGCGCATCACTTGGAGGCCATTGTCAATGTCGTGTTGACGAGCAATGACTTTCGCTCTCTCGCCGGTAAGCGCGAAGCGAACGCCGACACCTGTTGATTCGTTGGTTGCGTTCATGAAGTTGACAACTTCACGATGAGTCATGCGTCGTGGTTCTTCAACACGCGCACCGCTGTGGGTGAGGATGATGGGGTGAACGGTGAAGGAACGAATGTCATCGCTCATTCTTCTTCACCTCGGAGGTGGAGGTTGTTGTTGAGGCGGCGGAAGAGTTGGCTCTTGTTTCCACTCACTTTGAGGCCGAGGAAACGGCACTCTCTTCGGAGTTCAATGACAGTCCAGCCAGCGAAGGGCGAAGACTTCGGCACATCGGTGGTGTGTGTGCGAGGAAGGTTGTAAGTCACCGTAGCGCAAACGCTCGTTCCGACTCGTCGCACATGGACAGCGTGCTTGCTTCGCCATGCTTTCATCTTGTGGCCTTCAGCATTCTCAAAAGTAATGCTTGGTCGCGCTTGGGGGTGAGCGAAACCTCGCTCTTGGCGTGTCTTGTATCGGCGTTGAGCAAGTCGCTCAACTGCTTCGCGTTCTGTCATGCAACCTGCTGGTTGGTATTGTTTTTCTTGGTTCATATTTTTCACCTTGTTTTTTTTGTTTGTCTCATTGGACTATGAAATGGGCTGGGTTCAGCCCGTTGGTGTGCCATGCGATGTTCTCGGCGGGTGTGCCTGTATCGTGAATGAGTTGCGAGAGTGAGCGTTCATCACCGCTTGGTCGCTCGCTGTCTCCGCTGGGATAGACAAACATCACGATGTCTTTGTGGCCTGTGCCTCGGAAAGCACGACCAATGGTTTGAACACGAGAGCGCACTTGATTTGTTCCGCTCATCATTACGAGGACTGATAAATCGGGTGCATTGAAACCCTCCTTCAACGACTTGCATGTGAGAAGCGCGTCGGATGGAGAGCGCATCCATCGTCGCAACTCTTTGTCGGACTCGTCGCCCCATTGGGAGAAGCGTCGGATGAATGATGGGTTGTTGAGTTCGGGGTAAGTGATGAACACATCGGGAGGCAACTCGCTGACTCCGCTGTGGTAGACATGGGGATGGATACCCAACTCCATGCACATACCGTGAAGGCGTTCAATACCGAAGATGGTTTCATGGAAGAGCGCAGACTTGCGCCCAATGGAAAGGTTGAGGATTTGTTGTGCGTAGTCATAGCGAGAGTCCATGTCGTTCATCAGTCGCTTACGCTGATTGCACAGGGCTTGATAGATTGCCAACTCGCGCTTGACATTGGGTGGAAGCGACCAATTGCATCGGTCAAACAGGTTGTGTGGGTTGCCACCGTAGGATTCGCTGACCATCTTGTAGCACTTGTGATATTTTTTGCTGATGCGCTCACTCAAATCGTCGTATTCAATCTGTTCGGCAGGAGTCATGGTGCAATGCACGATGTGGAAGGTAAAGTCCAACGCGTCATCACCGTTGCGTGATTGTTTGATGCCTTCAATGAGGGACAACTCAAAGTGAATACCCGCTTTGCAACTGTCGCCACCACTACAAGGTGCGCCTTCGGGGTGGGTGTTCATCTCGTGCATGACACAAACGCCATCGCTACGGTTTGGTGTTGCGCTAAGGAGAAGACAAGCATTGCCTTGAAACTTCTTGAGTTTCGCGAGTGCTTTCTCTCCACCTGCCCGATGACATTCGTCAAGAACGAGAAGGACATTCGCTTCCTTGATGTGCTTGAGCGAGGACACTTTGTGAAGGGAGTTGTAGGTGGTGATGTAGACATCCTTGTTGGGAGAGGTCTGCTTGTAGCCGCCACCGATGAGGCCGATGCTCAAGTCCCAAGCGAGAAGGGTTTGCTTGGTCTGTATCAGCAGGGACTTGGAGGGAACGACAAACACAACGGTCTGTCGCTTGTTGGGAACAGCATGCGCTTGGTCGGTCAACCAATTGTGAATGATGGTGGTGGCGAGACGAGTCTTACCTGCACCTGTTGCCGCCTTGACACACATGCGCTTCTTGGATAGGCCAAGCCACATGTTGTAGGCTCGCGCTTGCCACTCCCTCGCACCTTCAAGCAACTGCTCACCTGTTCGGTTGGATGGGAGGCTTGCTCGCATTTTCGCTTGAACCTCAATGCTCATCACATCCTCAAAGGTTGAGGTGTTGATGGTCCCGATGTCAAGCAACGGGATGTCGTCGCTGGTGTGGGTGCTGTCAATGGTTATGTTTCCGATGTTCAATGTCATGTCTTTCATTCCTTTCTTGTTATTATTGGATTCTTATTATAGAAATAGATTATATTATTCTTATTAGAAGTGCGTAAGATTCGCGAGAAGAGTCGTGTTGTGATTGTGAATAGACGCGGTGTCAAATGTTGAGGTAGCACGAGGCTACATGAGCGTAGCGGGAGAGGGAAATGCTACGAGGTGAATGTGAAGCGTCGCTTGAACAGCGACAGGTGATATGTCAAGGGCATGAAGAATCGTGCGTGCTTGACGAGAGCATGAGATATTCTCGCTGATGGAGAACATAGGATAGACGCGAGTCTCCAACCATACGGTCGGCGTGAACCTTGTTTTTTATGTCAAGAGAGAGCAACGGCGAAGCGGTAGCACAGCCGTTGTGAGACATAAAAAAAAAGGTGGAAGCCGACCCCGCCGAAGCGGGGACGGCCTCCGGTGGGTGGCCCTGTGTCGCTGGGCCAGCGTGAATGGTTGGGTGTGTCCGTTGGTTGGGCTACTGTGTCGCCTCAAAGGTCGTTGAGGGAGAAGCCACCGGTGGGGGCGGCTTCGGCCTTGGAGCCGTTGCTCTTCCAATTGGCTTCTTCGTAGGGCCACAGCCATGAAGCGGCTTTGCCACCAATGACCTTGGATGAGGCCACCTCGGTGTTGAGGTGAATGGCGGCGTGGATGTCCTCGGCGGCTTCATCGGTGATGTAGTAAGCGAAGCGGTGGTTGTAGAAGTTGGCCCCCGACTCGGTGATGATGAAAGCGGCGATGCGCTTCAAGAAGTTGCGACGGCGAGCGGTTTTGGTGGGGTCCTTGGTGGCAACCAATTCCGAGAAGGCTTGACGGGTCTTGTATCGCTTTCCGGTCTTCGGGTTGAAGTGGTCGGCTCGGTTGACGGAACGCTTCGGAGCAATGCGGAGCATCTCAAAGGCGGCAGACATGAGCCAATAGTCCTCGCCCCAGCCGAGACGGGAGGCGAGTTGGGATGGCTCAATGAAGGTCTTTCCTCCGTTGATGTCCATGTAGACACCCGACCCGTTGGACTGTGCCTTGGTCAGCACAGCAACAGCGGCATC